CAGAAGCATTCAGTAGAATTCATGCACAGTTCACGCTGAGCCATTAAATTGCATTAACCAAATTTTTACACCTTTTAATATTTTTTCGCCTCATAGTCGGCGTTTTAAATGTTAAAAGGTGTAAAAGGTGTAATAAATAAAGATGTCAAATATGTCTTTGTTCTTTACGCTATATGTTTTTTATATTTTATAACAGATTTCAAATGCAATTCAATTTCCTTGCTTGATAATATTTTTGGAGTATTGATTTTTTCCCATTTCATATTATCTTCAATATATCCAAATATAATATTAGGTAATTCAAATTCATCTTTATAGGTCAGATATAAATTGCCTAGTATATGTAAATTGATTTTTATTTCACTAGAATCTATATCATATGATATATATAATACATAATTATCAAATATGACAATATAATATGTATGTACATATCCTTTTGTATATATAAAACCATTATTTTGCACATATTCATATTCATCGTCGTAAATTTTGCCTCGTCTATCCTTCAGATATAAATGACCGCTAAAATATTCTTTAGCTTTATCATATAGATTATCCTTGAGATACTTTTCTATATATGTTTTTAATTCAAATTTACTATCAATATCATATTGTGTTTTTAGAAAGATATTCATAGTATAGTAAAATGGATAACCTTGCTCTTCTGCATATTTTAAATAGTTTTCATAAATACCAAATGATCCATCATATTTTTCATAAGTAAATTTACCTATTTGTAACGTAAATTCTTCATCTTTCAAAGGTGGATAATAATAATTTGAGGCAAGCACATCTAAATCTTTGGCTGATAAAAAGTCTTGTATTATTTGATGATTTTTGCGAAAACTTCTAAGGCTTGCATTATTTATACATGTATTTATACTTGTATTTATTCTTTGCATTTTCTGTATAATAATAGATATATTGTTATTCTAAATCATTTTTTATATTTTTAATAAATAGGTAAATGCAAAGAATATTTACATTGACATATTCATCTATAAACATATCTGGTATGAAATGTAAAGCTGATAAACCTATATCAGCTGCTAAAACAATTGCATCTAAATTGTTTATGTCAAATAATAGCAAAAGTATTAGTTTTACTATCAAGAATAAAACTAAAGAATATCATTATCTAGGTAATAATATAAATGATAAAATTAAGGTTAAAGTAACTAATCATAAATTTCAGATGGGAGGATTTCCATTACTAGAATGGAAAGTAGATTTACCAGATTCTGATAAAACCTTTGATACATATTTACTTGGATTTGCTGTATACAGATTATTTTATGTAAAAGCTATCAATATAGGTCAAAAAAATGATAATTATTGGGTCGAATATTATCAATCTCAACGTAATCTGTTAAATACAATTGCTAATTATGAAAGTCTTAATCAAGATGATTTCAGAGCATTATATGAACAAATAGAAAAATTATATGAAGAAACAAAAGGAATGGGTCTTACTCCTGGTGCTGGCACAGATGAATCAATTAATAAGGATAAACATATTGTAAGTTCATTTTTAACATTTTTTGCTGAACAACAACCTATGATGCGACCATCCGGTCCTGAATAGAAATATACAAGTTGACCAATATATATGGATATGATTATATACTATAATTATAGATGCAATGCAACAAAAGGTGTCACTAATTTTAGCGTGTACATTTGACGGTGGCATTGGTTATAATGGTGAAATTCCTTGGTATATTCCATCTGATTTGAAAAAATTCAGAGCAGTTACTACAAAATGCGTAGATCCTAATAAAATAAATGCAGTAATAATGGGGAGAAAAACATGGCAAAGTTTATCAAAACCATTGCCAAATAGATTAAATATAGTAATCACATCAAATCCATATTATAAAATTGAAAATGAAAATGTCATAGTAGTACATAGTATTATCGGAGCATTATGTTGTGCAAATAGACCATATATTGAAAATATTTTCATTATAGGTGGGGCCAATATTTATAATACATTTTTGCAAAAAGATATGTTTTACGAAATGATAGATAAAATATATTTATCTTTTTTATTTTATGATAATAATATTATAACTGATAAACATATTGATATTGAAAGTATTTTAATAAATTTCAGATTACAAAAGGATGTGCAATATAAGAATGAACACGATAATAGATTATTTGCTTCATATATTGCTACAAAAAGACTTGACACAAAAATGTTTCTAAATAAATAGGTTCTCTGCCTTTTTTAGCTTGTTTTAAATTATATTCAATATTTGATGCATTTTTAATGAGATTCATTTTAGCTTTTTTAGATTTCAATAATCCTTTGATATTGAGCAAATCACATACAATTTCTCTTATTGTAATATTATATTGAAAACACTTGTATGAAAATGTCTTTACATCTGTAATAGTATGGTTTTTTTTCTCTGCAAATTCCAGTAGTGGCGGAAAATTTAATTGACAAAAATCCTGTGTAATTTCTGTACCATTTCGTTCCAATTCTGTTATAAAAATAGCCTTTATGATGTTTCGCCAATGTTTACTATCTATAATGTGATCATTGAGTTTTATTCGCATTATATGAAAGATGTCTATAATTTCTTGATGTGTAAAAAGAGGCATTCTTACTAATGTAAATCTGCTTTTAACAGGAACATCTATTCTATCTATATTATGAGCAGTACATATAAAACAAACATTACTAGAATAGCGCTCTAAAATAATGCGATAGCTACTAAAATCTTCTTTATCTAATAAATCTATATTTTTTATAATGATACAATGTTTTTCGTTGCTGATATTTTTATTTTTAATGATATCTATCAGAAATTTACATATAGATGTCAAATTCTTATTCACTGTTGGATGCATCAAGTTAATTTCAAGAAAGTATGGATTATGATAATATATTATTTCTTTGCCCCAAGTACATTCGGTTTTGTGTAAATGTTGTATGTTATATCTATCTTGTAGAATCTCATTGATAAATAAATCCGTAGGAAAACCTTGTGGTCCATACAAAAGTACATTATGATTGTAATTCTTTAAAAAAGTAAACCATTTACTATAATATTGATGTTGGCTAATGATATCCTTGAAATGTACTTTGAATATGGACCAAATATTCGACATTAGAAAGATATAAGTATTTCTTTTTTATATTATCTAATGTATGAATATGAAATATTGGGATTAAAACCCAATGCTACCAAAGACGAAATTAAGAAGGCATATAAAGAGATTGCTATCACTTGTCATCCTGATAAGTTAATGCATATTACAGATGAAGTAGAAAAAGAAAAGCGTATTGACAAATTTAAAAAGGCTACTATAGCCTATAATAAATTATCAGGGTCATCTGTACAAGGAGATATTGACATAAATGATGACTCATTTTGGGCATCTGATATATTTATGGATGTGGCCAAGATGTTCATAAATAATAATATACACCCAAGGGCTTATTATAATCCAGTAGAAAAACCAATAGAAGAAAGAGTAGTACATAAAGTGAAATTGGAAGTAAGTTATATAGATATTTTGAATAATACCAAAAAAAAGGTCAGACTTATTTTAGTAGATATTCAGGACCCTATATTCATAGATATTTATTGTGGCAAATTTCCACAAGTTACAAAACAATATATAGATGATGATGATGTAGAACATGATATTATAATTGATATGACAATAAAAAAAACAGATGCTGATGGAGATATAGATCATATAATACTCTCGTCAGGAGCTATTGACTTAATAAAAACCATAGATATCACTCTCAAAGAGTACATTTTGGGTTATACTAAGAATATTTCATATATAGATTCTATTGAATTACCTGTTACAGTACCAGCATTTCAAAAAGAATATTATGAAATACCTAACAAGGGTATTTTAGGCGGTTCGTTAATATTAAATGTATGTATTAAATATATTGAAAAAAACGCGTGGCATAATTTTAATGAAAATGACAAGGTTGAAATGCTAAGGCTTTTGGATATATTACAAAAATGATATAAGGATTTGTATTGTATTATTAATCATAAAAAAGAACATCGTATAATGCCCGCCAAGAAAGTAAGTGAGACTACTGTTACTCCTGCGCCAGTTGCGCCAGAAGTTGTGGGTGGAAAGGGAAAAGCTGTTGCTCCTGCACCTGCCAAAAAGAAGGCTGATGTTCCAGCTAAGGTATCGGCTACGCCAGCTACAGCTGCTACTCCCTCTACTGCAAAAGTAGCTGAAGCTAAGACGACAGCTCCTGTTGCACAGGCTCAAGTAGCCCAGACAGTTGATGCAAAGGATGACCCTCAATCGGCTGAAAATTTGCTTACTGATTTGCAAGAAAAGGTGACATCACTAACTGGTCAGCTTAAGACTATTCAATCAGCTTTGAAGCTACTAGCCAAGGAGTTTGACAAGCAAAAGAAGATTATTGATAAGGTTCAGAAGAAGAAGGAAAAGGCCAAGAAGTCTCCATCAGGTTTTGCAAAGCCTTGTAAGATTTCAGATGAGCTCTGTGAATTCATTGGCATTGCAAAGGGTACTGAACAATCCCGTACAGACATTACCAGATTCATCAACTCATATGTAAAGCAACATAATTTGAATAATCCCGAAAATAGAAGAGAGTTCTTCCCAGACAAGAAGCTTAAAGCTATTCTCAATGTAAAGGATGGAGAGAAGGTAACATATTTTGTCCTACAACGTTTGATTGCTCATCATTTCCCTCCTAGTATGAGCAAGCTTGCTGCGGCAGCTGCTGCTAATAAAGCGTAAATCATTACATCAATATCAAATTTTATATTTTTACACATTCTAAATTTATATTCGAATGATTTTGTTAAATAGTCTCATTTTTCGGTTGGTCAACGATTACATTCATTTAATTATTATTGAAAATAACCCTACATTATATCATCCTTGTTTGTGTACAAATCAAAATGCATTACAATTATTATTTGAAAATCAACAAGTTATTAATTGGGAGTTATTATCACAAAATACAGGAATATTTGAACTGGATAGAGACAAAATGACGAACAAACTGCGTACAATATCTCGAAAATCTGGATTACTTGATGATATCAGTATTGTAGCTGATTCTAGAAAATATAGACCAAGATATATAGAAAATTTTGTTGATGAAATTGAGTCTTTAAACACGAAACAATTTGGTGATACACAGCATTTAATGAATAGACAAAACTTTGCAAAAAAAACACAACAAACATATTTGACAAATAAATCACTCAGTAGTGTACGTTCTTTACCTACTTATAGTAAATCAAAATCTTCTTTAAAAAAAAGATCATACAATACGGTCTAAATAAAATTTTGTCTCATTTTTCTTTTCGGTTGGTTTTAATGTTTTTTATTGTGTATATGATTATATTGGATAAGTATAATATGAATGATTACAAAAGTAATTCAAATTTTACAATATTACTATCTGCATGTATAAAAATGTTAAAAGAGAAATTTGACATAACATTAGCAGAAGATAAAATACAAACCTTACTAAGTGATACAATAAAATCGATAGAAACAGAGTATGCAAATGTTGATCTAAAATGTAGTGAATTGAACAATATGACTTTATCTAAAATAAAAAATATGTTTGCAAACAACCCTGTTCCTAAAACAAAAACAAATACAAATAATATATTAGATGATGATACTATAAATATGAAACTTCGCGAATTAGAGGCAAGAAGACAAATAATACCAACATATGAATCTGTACCAAATGAACATATGCAACAATCTCAATCTATACAACCTCTACAAACCGTACAATCAATGCAACCCATGCAACCTATACAACCGATTACATTTAAATTGCCAGAAAATACTTCAATTAAGGATAGAATATATAAGACATTTATCATAAATAGTTTGAATAGAGATTGGATTAAAAACCCTTCGAGAAATAACATCAAATTCAATGTTCCTCTTACTCTAGATAATTATGAATTCTATCCAGATTGTGTATGTTTCCCATCGTTTGTGAAAAATATATCACCATATGTTATTCTAAATGTTTCAGATGGTACCAAAAAAATTTATTACACATTTATTCCTGTGCACTGTATATTTGCTAATGCAAAATGGGATATTTGGAAACCAACTGATAATGTCGAGAATATTGTACTAGGTCATAAACATTGGTCAATAAAATTTTATGATTTCTTAAATCACGAATTAGATTTAGGTTCTGATGATATAAATATTATTGAAGTCACTAAGATTGTTGATACAAAATACAGTACATTTAGCATTAAGCTACAACTATTTGAACATTCCTTTGAAAATAATTTTAATGTTAATGATTGTGTAATTCTAAAATGCAGTAATAAAGTACATTATGTCAGTATCCTGAGTTACGATAACGAAAGCAGAACAATGATTATTGTGGATAAAAAAAATGAATTACAACCAGAAGATTTTATCAATTCAAAGATAATGAATACTGGTAATCAATTTTCATTTATTATTAAATATTTTTGTAAATTATTATGATATTATGACACAATAGTAATAGCAGACACAAGAACAAATATAAAAATAGTCATTAATTCTAATTTATATATAAGGCGCATCTTCTCAATTTCAGTGATTGCAGCCTTTTGATTTTTGACATTTTTATCTATGTTGTATATTATAAAGTACATTAAAACCATAAGGCCAATTACCATAAAAATGTGACCTATGACCCCGGAAGGGTTAATATGCATATTGAAGTAATTGAACATTATTCGCAATTTATAATCATCAAAATTAATGACAATAATAATGATGAGGATAATAAGTGTATAGAAAGCACCATATGCAATGAGAGCATTGTGCAAAATGTTTACATAGCCATTATCAATCATCAATTCAGTGATTGCTAGAGCTATTTGACGGATGATAAAAATGATAATACAGAATAGTATTTTATCATCAGACGACAGTTTAAGAGCATCTTCTGGATCTAGATTTTTATTCCTAAAAGCCTTATAGAATTTGTCTTGAGTTTTCTCCAATAATTTTGAATTGTCCTTCAGATCATCAAGATAATTGTTCCAAATTGAATTATATGCAGATTCAGTTGTCAATTTGTCATCTAGGGAATTTCCATCCAATGCTTTATGCATAGGATTTCTGGATTTCTTTTTTGCTATTTCATAGACTTTCTTTAGAATGTTGTTTATGTCATCAGTGGATTTTTTTAATTCACTATTTAATTTATTATCTATATTATTATATTTAGTATCTATAGTAGTATGGCTATTTTCAAGTTTAGTTAATTTTGACTTTAATTCTGTTAGATTACTTTTGTTATTGGAAAAATTTTTATAATCACTTAGCTTGTCTGATATTGATTTAACAAGTGTATTTATAGCTTTTATTTCAGTTTCATTTATACTATTTTTTATTTCATTAATGCTATTAATATATGTTTCAATATGTTTTAAATATTCTCGTAATTTTTCTTTCAAATCTTGTAATTCATCAGATGTCAATAATGGTATAAAATGTTTTTTTGATTCAATATATGATTTTATGTCTGTATGAATTTTTTTGAACTCGCCTACTTTGTTTAATAGAGTTTCAATATGTTTTGATGATGAGCTTTCTTGAAAATTTGTAATATTATCTGAAATTTCAGTTAATTTAGTATTCAACTCACTATCAGTTACAGCCTTTCTGAAGCTTTCCAACTCTGTAGTAGTAGCTGAACTAGGAACAGCTATATTGTCATATTTGGTAATTTTTGCTTCTAACTCTGTAGGTTTTTTAATAGCTTTATATTTATTAATTAGATTAGTATTAACTTTATTTAATTCAGTTTTTATTTCATCAACACTATCAAGTTTATCTATCCAATTTTCCAAATCTGTTAAAATCTTGTCATAATCTATTTCTTCTTTGTTTGCTAAAGTCTTTTCTTCTCTTTTATCTTTAGGTGCTTCTGTACTGGGTTTTTTCACAGGAATAGGTGGTGGCGCACCTCCAGCATAAGCCAATTCAACACTTGATTGTCGAGTTTGTTTATTATTTAAAAAACTTAATGTTTCTATCATTGATGGAATCATTTTATTTATAGCATCAAAAATTTTTGTTGATTCTATATTACTTTTTTTGGGTAATGATTGAATAATATGAAATATTATAACAATTGATTTTAAGATTTGTCCTAATTTCATTATTGTTTCTGTTTGACTTTTTGATGGTGCTGGTGCTGGTGGTGCTGGTGCTGGTGCTGGTGCTGGTGCTGGTGCTGGTGCTGGTGGTGCTGGTGCTGGTGGTGCTGGTGCTGGTGCTGGTGCTGGTGCTGGTGCTGGTGCTGGTGCTGGTGCTGGTGCTAGTGCTGGTGAAAGTGTTACAGCTACACTATTAGCTATAGGAGCTGAAACATTTGATACTGCAGCAACAACTTGAGAAACTCCTTCTGCTTCAAGATTTTGTGGTGATAAGATTGAGTTAAATTTATTGGCTATGATTGCTGCAAAAATAGTATCAATTATAGTTTTGCTAATCTGTGGTTGAGGATTTAGTAGAGGTGGAGCAGGATTTCTGACAGCTGTTTGTCGAGGAATAATATCAGGTATTTTGGATGCTGTTATTGTTGTCAAAAGAGATTTTCTCATTGCATCAATTGTTGATGCATCCAAATTTATATCGCGCGGAGCCTGACCCACTTGAACAGCTTGATTAGGTAATTTTTGTATAAAATTTGCAAGAAGAGTTACCAATATTGTAGTATTATTCATATTATCAAAAATCTCGACTATGCTATTTTGCCTATTTTGCTTATTTATTTCGTCTGAACTTTTTTGTGCTATAAGTATGCTTATTAAAGTATTTTGCATTGCATCTTGCAAATCTTTTTGTGATTGTAATTGTAATTTTTTTACTTCTTCTTCTTTTAATTGCAGAAGATGCTTATCTGTCTGTTTCACATGACTTTGTACACCATTTACAATATTGAATAAAATGATGGATGAGATTATCATACTTGTCAGATTCTGCATTGATTTATTAAATTCTGCTTTTGTTATTTCGTCTTGTTCTGCAATTTTTACTACAATATCTTGATTTTTTGTCAATTTAGATTTGTATCTTCCATCTTTTTCTATCAAATAAACAGCCTCTTTTTCGATAATATTTTGAACTATTGGTGTTAAGTCGAAATTATACAACGATTCCTTACTTGGATTTTTTGTTTCTTGAAGTAACTGCTCAGTCAATTTTACTAAGGTATCTTTTTTTATCTTGTTGATACTCGATTTCAAATCCACAAAAAATTGTATGGGTATTTTCTTTTCAGTATCATATGTAGAAATCTCAATTTTATCATCAGCACCTCCGATGTATAAACTACCACCACCAGCAATAGGTTCATTGATTAAATCTACAGTATCTCTTCCACTATATAAGTGATCCATTAAACTATTAAGAACATCCTCTGGAAATAATCTGTATTGCTCTTCTGATAGTCTGATTCCATTTCTTATCAAATTGAAGAGGATATTTATTAGTATGGGGGCACCAGCATTTAAAGCATTTCTTGTGTTTTCAGCATCATTAAATTTAGTTTGAGCAGCATTATATTCAGCTAAAGCTTTATTTAGTTCTTGTTGAGCATCATTTAATTCAGCTCGAGCCTTTGTAACTTCATCTTCGGCTGCTGCTAATTCTGCTGCTAATTTAGCTTTACTAACAGCACTTTGATTTGGATTTTGAAAATCAACATTTAATTTAAAAACCCTAACACCTAATTGTTGTACGAATTTGGTGACTTTATCTTTTTTACAATCAAGAAAATTAATTTTTGTCAAGACACTATCTGGGACTCTTTTTGGGTCTGCTAAAATATTCCAAACAACTTCATCAAAATCATTATCTTTTAGCAATATATGTGAAACTTCATCATCTGTTAATGGCCTTGTAGACCGTTCTAGAAAGGATTTGATGGTTGTTACATCAGTAGTGTCTTTGATTTTAAATGCATCACCCTTGTTGAGGTCAGCTGTTTTAAATAGTTTCAAATATTTCTCAGGATTTTTTGCAATAAGTTCTTTCTTTTTATCATCATTCAGCTTTTGTAATATAACCTCATCATCAATTTGCGTTAAAGCATCAATATCGATTTTATTTATTTTAGGACCTAAAGCTTTCAAAGCATCTTTGGACAAATATTTTATACTATCTTTAGTAATTACTTGAGCAATATTATCTTCTTTTAATGTACTAATCTGTTCGGGTGTAAATTTGGTCAATTTTTTAGGTTCACTTGTCAATTTATTTAAAAAATCATCTTCTTGATCACCAAAATTGAAGTTCTTTGGTACGGGAGCAGTCCAATCTGTTAAGAATTTGTGTTTGTCTCCTGCTTTATCATCTCCATATTCATATTCATCAAATAACATTTTGCTTTTCATAGCCTTTATCTTTGATGCAATGTACTCTGTGTACTTCTTGAGTTCTTCATTTTTATTATACTGCCTATTATCTATTAATTCAAGATATTTTGCTATAATGACATTATATTTTGCTAGTTCTTTATCTATCAGGTTTTTGGCCTTTTTATACTGTTCAGTAAAACATTCATAAGCAGATTCGTGGCACTCATTGGCAGTCTTTTCGTCATATCCTGCTATTAACTCAAAAAATGTTTTCAAATCATCATATTGAACTTCTTCAATTGCTGATAATTTAACATTCTTTAATTTTTTTTTAATTTCCTCTAATTTCTTGTGCTCAGGTAGATTTTCTTTAAATTTCTTTTTATCATTCTCATCAACAATTCCATTCTGATCAATCTTTTCTTGAATTTTTTCATCAAGATAGGCTATCTCTGCATTATACTCATCTATAAGTTCTTCGGAATGTTCTTTACGCAATTTGAATTCGAAAAATCTATGCAATTGTTTGAGAATTTCATCTTTAGAATATTTATTGCTTTTCGATAGACTATCTATCATCATTTCTCTGATAAATTCTTTTCTTGCATCTGCGTTAACCATAATATTAGGTACCCTCTAAATTACAACAACAAAAAAGAAAAGTTTACAACTTCATAGCTAGGATAGATGTAAAAATCCATAATACTAAAGTAAAATTATTCAGCTGGCGTTTGATTTGTTTCTTTTCTGCATAATTATAGTTAATCTCATCTTCAGTATATGACCCATTATAACTAATAAACAGAGATATCATTGTCATAAAGAATATCAAACCTAAATGTATTAGTATACGCATTCCACTACCCAACATATTACCAGGAACTAAGTAAAAATAATACAATGAACCAGCCAAAGATGTAAAAAGATTATGTTTATCAATGTACAGTTTGTAAATTGATAGATTATAAGTAAGATTTACGATCACCACAAATAACAAAACAAACACGAAATATAGCCCAATATATAGCATATATGCCTGAAAGAAATTTATAACAAAATTTGTGGTCATAGACCAATCAATAATTGTTAGTATTAACAATCGAATCATAAATGTTATGCCAATAAACACTAGTCGATCCTCTTTGGTTAACTCAAGAGATTTAATAGATGTCATATCATTGTCTTCTATTTCACTGATAATGTCTTGTAACTTCCTAGCTTTTATTTTATCATCGCCAGTTGGTGCATCAAGAACTGTTTTGAGTTTATCTTTGTACTCCCCTAGTAAATTCGTAGTATTGTAATCGTCTTTTAATTTGTCAATTTTGCTATCATAATCCTTTAACTGTATTTCATTATCATTAAGAAGAGCTTCTAATATTTCTTTTTTAGCTTTTAATTCATTTTCTCTTTCACCTACGCCACCTGTCATATCATAACCACCATTTATTTTAATATTAGATGTACTTCCAAACGCTATTTTTATATTTTGTATTATATTATTTGAAGCACCCTCTTTTTTTAATGTTTTATCATCATCTAATATATATTCATCCATAGCATCAGTTAGTCTTTTGACTACTTCTTCTTGTTCTTTTTGAATCTTTGCTTTTTTGTACTCAGCAAATACATCATCATTTGCAAACATATTTTTATCAGTGACAGCAAATAATTGATTCAACCGTTTAACAATTTCCTCTAAAATTTTGTTTTCATCTTCCTTCTTGGCCTTAATTAATTTACTTTCATATATAATCTTTTTCAATGTTGCTGGATCTTTCAATGCTTTCATAAATTCTATGTAAAACATGTAACGTTTTGGATTAAAATCATGGACAATAGTTTCTGTCAAAATGTTATCAAAAAAGTTGAACTTGGTTTTCATATTATCTGGTTTCAAATCAGACAAATATCCAAATTTAAATGCAAGTTCCTCATAAATATCTTTGAACATATGAATTATTATTACTCCTTATGTAATGTAAATAAAAAAAAACACCGATTGACATCATCCTAGATTGAATTATTTGTGACAAATAATGACCATAATGAAGCAATAATAAGTAAAACCAAAATCATACATAGAATAAACATAGTATAATAATCTCTGAGCCATACATTGAAAATTTTGAGTACATAAAAACCTATAATTATCCATAAAATTATTACTACAATGTAAATGTGATTTATTTGATATATATTATATGGTTGGTATGATTCTTCTAGAATTGTTAATAGATCAAATAATGCATCTGTATCTATAGTGTTATTTGCTGCTTTGCTTTGTTGGTCATCATCTTTGGCTTTTGTATAATTTTCTAAAAGAGGTACCAATTTCCTCATTTTTTCAATGGAAACCTCACTATTTTCATAAAAAAATGGGAAATATGACATTGGTAAATTTTTAAGTGGCAATTTCGTAACATCTTTTTTTTCGATATAGTCCTTGTAATCAGCCTTATCTCCTATAAAATATTGGTTGACACTGTTTGCACTGCTAGCGCTGCTCATTATACTCTATTTGTTATATGACAATAATTTTTGTCATCAAAACTGCAAACATATAATTTAGCATAACTATATAAATAAGATGATTTGCCTTAGTTGCATCTGCAGTAATAGTTAATGCATCTGCCTTGTAATTCATAGGTTCTTTGATTATACAGTCATCTGGTTTTTTATATGTTAACATTTCAGTTTCAAGTATGGATTCAAAATCTTCAAAGAGCTTATTTATATCAGTTATGGTATTATCAATAGATTGAGCCTCTACTGATGTCATTCCAACTTTCATTTCGTTCAAAAGTGTGGTAGTTTTAGTTACAATATACCCAATGTTAGTGGAAGGAGGACTAGTATTTTTATTCAATAAATTTTCAGACTCTCCTGTTAATTTAATTGTATTATTCAATGTAATAGCTGGTTGTTTTTGGTTTGTATTATAATTGTCGAAAATAGATTTGACAAAAGGATATTTATTATTATATTCGGGAATATTATTTTCCTTGATTAGAGAGTATAGTTCAAGAACTTTATCATAATCTTTTTGTAATGTATCAAAATATGAAACTAATAATTCTAAAGAATTATCTTTATCTGATTTATCCTTGTCTGTATCTACAGTTTTATCCTTATTTGAAATTATCTCTTGGTAAAAAACATTTTTGGCATAAGGTGTTTCATTAATACTATTATAATTCATAATGATATAACTTGTTAATTTGCCATTTTTCAAACCATAAATAGGTTGAGTCAAATTATCGTTTATTTTATTAAATGCTTTTACAATAATATTACTGATAGCTGTAATATGTGGTTTATATCTATCAGGTTTGTCATATTTTAATATTATTTCAGATACTTGATTATTAGCATTATAATTCTTCTCATAAATCTTACCATAATATTTAAGAAAATCTATTATCATATCAATATAAACTTGAGCTATTCTGTCATAGATGTAATCTCTATAATATAACATTTTTGTAAAATCAACAGTATTTTCAGTAATATTCTTAATTTTATTATTAATGTTATATGATTCTAATAGTTCAGTTGTGCTTATTTTTTTAAGTTTGTCATCCTTTTCTATATCCTCTTTTGTTGGATTTTTGATTAAGTTTATGTCTGTTGTTCCTGTTGTACTTGCTGTGCTTTGATTATAATATACATTGCCTTCTTCAACATTAGTTATAGCTTTTAATATATCATTAGTAATATTAGATTTTAATGTATCCAATTTATCTTTTATATCTTTATAATCAGGGCTATTTATATCAAATTTATCATCAGAATGAAGTTTTTTTTTTACATCTAGTAAAAGAGAATCTATAATTCCATAAATATTTGTAAACAATTCTTTAATAATTGGTACATTTACATTTGAACACTTATCAAAATAATAAAAGATACTTTTCTTGAATTGTTTAGCATTCAAATAATAAGATATATCATATTCTGGATAGGTTTTATAATCATTAAATGCAAAAGACATTACATTATCGCATTCCACATCATAAACAAATTCTGGTGTTATATCTAATAATTTTAATTGAAATGATTGTGCATCATTTATTGGTTTTGTTTCAATATTTTTAAAAAGATACGAATATAAGACATTTATAATGGCATTCCCATAATTTCTGCACATATATTCTTGTTTATATCCTTCTATCTCTTCATATTCAGTGTCTAAGGCAATATTGAACATTTGATTAATATTGCTTATATGCTGATTATAAGATTCAGATGGTTTATCAATAATGTAAGTATTTACTACAGAATTGTATGAAGTAAAATTGGATATTACAAATATAATAATGATGAGTATAATACATATCATCATCATCATTCGCAATAATCCAAAATCTCCATCTGATGCTTTTAATTGAGGAATAAGAAATACCAAATTAATAAAAAGCAATACTATTAAAATGATAAATATCAAGAAAGATGTTCCGGATAATCTTTTGTAATTGTCAATATCTCTATAACCCAACAATCCCGCATAAAATGATGCAAATGAATTTATATCACTCATATTATCATATCTGTATTGGTCTGGTTTATCAATAAGTTCATTATGTAATTTAATCAAATTACCTAAGATATGATATATAAATATATAAAATCCAAATAATACAAAGAAATTCAAAAATGATGCTACTGTAAAATTATTTTCATTAAAATATGGTAAGCCAGTTAGAATTGCTAGTCTCGATATTATGATTATGATGAAAAATGTCAGATATAAACCATAATAACCATTTTTGGTATTAAACGGAGAGATATCTTCCTTGATAGAAAAATATAATGAAAAGTAGAGGGGCAACATTACAATTATAAATATTACAGTAATAAATGCAATAATTACATAAAATATTGCTACCCAATAGCTCCAATGATAATTATAATCTATTAATTTTCTAATCAAAGCAGTAAAGAATTTAAAAAAACTGAAGCCGGTATCTATTCCAAAAGCATCATGTTTAATTAATAATCTATACAAAATCTTCGTGAATTCATATGTGAACAACATCCCCATTATTATAGTTATGATGGCTATAAATATTATGAAACCCTTTTCGTCATATTTGAATTTGATATCATCAATAGCTGATGCTACTTGAAAACGATTTGTTTCATATTCAAAATATTCCTTCTTACAAATACTTTGCAAAGTTTTTCCATAATCAAATGCTATATTATAATTATATACAAATTTTGTCATATCTATAAGATGGTAGAAAGCAATGGCTGTGATGAAAAGAATCATAAAAATATAGACGTATTTAGAATAATTTTCATAATTCATATTTAATTTTTATAAACATAAAAATATCAGGCTATTATATAACCTAGTACAATTCCAATCAAATATATTACAATCAATATATAACTAGATAGAGATGCATCATTTGCTCTTGAATTTACTTCAGCAGAATCAGCACGATAATCTGTATTTGATAATGTTAATTCATTCTTGAAGACATTATTAGACAAATTCCATACTTTAGTGTATTTGTTTATATAGTCTGTTTTTATTTTATTAAATTTGTCAGTATAAGTACCATCTTTCAAAGATTCGCTTAGTGTATCATTTTTAGGATTATATAAATTCATATATTGATCAATATATTCTTTTTTGTAACTGAATAATAATTGTTCAAAATAGTCAGATGACTGTGTATTGACTATAGCGAAAATATTGATATATCTACTATATTCAGCTAATAGTTTATCATATTGAATTGTATCATATGATTGCTTGTTTAAAACGGATACATGTATTTTATCTATAATTTCTTGTATTTTTTCAATATCCTTAAAATAGTCTTTTGTTAAATTATCTACATCTGTTTTATTTGCTTCTGAATATAATGGAAACTGTTTGAATTTTGAAGATTCATGTAAAATATTATAATTGCTTATTATCATTTTTGCAAGTTTATAATTCTTATCATTAGTAATTATTTCTGATGACATAATTGCATTTACTTTAACGAGAAATTCCTTTGTCTTTTTAATAAAAATTGTAATATATTCTCTTTTTAGATTTGAAGTATATGCATTAGTATTATAAGTAACTTCTCGAATTATTTTTTGAGTAATAAAATTGTAATCAGTACCATCTGTTATATCTTCAACACCATTACATTTACATATTGCATTAATGGTTGTTAATGTTTGTGTATACAAGGTCAATAAGTATGCTTTATATATTTCTACAATTGAGTTAACTACTGTATTCAAATGCTTATCTGCTATACTAGCACTATCTTTTACATCCTTCAAACTTAATATATTATTGTTATTTTCATAGTTATTAGAATATTCTAAATCTTTTGTACCATCATATATACGTCCATTTTGTATATTTGTAATAGCATATATTAAGTCATTCCTAAATTTATTTATATTCAGATTATTTACATCAATATTATTATTGGTTGGTGTTGGTATACAATTTATCATTACACTAATAAGAAATTTATTGGAAATAGTATTACATTGTTTATTATCTTCAAAAAATACATTTGTTCTATCATTTATATAATAGTCTAGACTATACTCTGGTATATCGTTATAATTAGTATAATCAGAATCATCACACGTTCTAATATACACCAACTTTGGTATAAACAATTTTTTATCAGCTTCTTTGATAAATGTATCTTTTAGAGTTGAATCATTAGTGATATTTTCTGCTTGTTTAAGTGCCTTATCTTGAGTAAATATAGTTGAATAAATAGCTAAATGTATTGCATTTGCATAATTTTTGCAAACTGATTTGTTTTCAATACTGGATTTATCATTTTCCAGAATCTTATTAAAAATATTGTTGATATTGACCATATTTTGTTTATATATCTTAGCTGGTTGATATAGTACATATTTATTGATATTTGTATTATATTCTTGATTCGCAGTACATACAAATATTATCACCAAAATTACTATCAATGGAATAATCATATAATATAAAATGTCACTATCTTCGTCTTTAAAAACATTAGGTAAAATCTTATGAATTCCGAAATATCTTATAAAATATTTATATACTAACCATATGATAACAAGACCAATAATGATATTCCCTAGAATAAATATGGTATTTTTCTGTGTATACAAAGGTGCAGAGGTTATATCTGATAAACCAACTATATTCTTGAAATAATCACTTATTACACTTTCAACTTCATCATAATATTTCAAATCATTATTATGTTTATCTCGAGAATAATTATCGGTTATACGAATAAAAACATAAGAATATAGACAAAATATTAATATCATCATGAGTTTTGTAAATAATGAAGGTGTTCCATCTGCATAATATTTAATATGCCAAACTATAAGTATAATTACAATAGCTAAGATAGCAATCAAATGTAGTGATATTTGTGCTGCTTCAACTTGAAAGGGTGAAATATCAGCAATATCTGATAATTTTAGAATAAGATATATTGAGGGAATGAAAACTATGTATAATGTTGGTATGGATATAAGTAACAATTTAAATACTTTGTAGGCAATTTCGACAAAACTTGTTCCATACCATATTTCTGTCAGTAATGATATAAATTCTGTATTTGTTCCTTGTAATAATATTAATACCAATACAAATGATGAAAATAATGACAAACATAAAGCCATTATCAAAATAATGACATCATAAATACTGTTTTTGGAAAAGTTATCACTTTGCATTTTGATATTATCCAGATTCATAGCAACTTGGAACCTAGACGTTTCATATTCTGTATAAGATGATAAACAAATATCCTTTAAAGACTTACCATAATCAAAGAAATAGCTATAATTATAGACAAATTTTGTTAATTCATAGAATTGAACAACAATAAATAAGCACAAAATTATAAGTAAAATCATATATAGTATTTTATTCTTTGTATCATTTTTCAAGATATCAATCAACTTATATTGCATAATATGCTCAACTTTATAAATTACATATATAATTTTATTAGATTAAGATATCAGTTTATAATAGATATCCTATATAAAAATGGCACAAGCAAAATCTAAAAAAACAGAAACTACTAAGTGTAAAAAGAAACCATTGATAGTACGTACCATTCTTTTTTATGTCATAACTATCAATTGGATACTGGGAGGAATAGCAATGATTTTAAATATATCTGCAATGAGTGATATTAGATTATTTTTTATAACATTTTTCTTCGGTTTGTATGGACATCTAATGTATGTATTTGATTAGATTATGTATACATAGACCATATAATATCTCTTGGCTTATGTTCAAATTTGGTACAATATTTATTATAAAAATTTGAATCTACACAAAACGGAAATGTTATTTTTATATCATCTGTTGGAATATACTTCATCATATTGATGCATGACAAAATATCATTTATTACTCTTTTAAGGCTTCTTACACCTTCTTCTTTACCATGAATATCAATAATATTTCGTAAAAGACTATCCTCTATTATTACATCTCCTTTTTGCATATTATACTGAGGTAATAGTTCTGGCAAAATGTAATCCTTGCAAATAATAATTTTTTCTTTGGCATTATATCCAGATACTTTTATAGTAATCATTCTATCCTTCAAAATTGGATTGATAGCATTTTCATCATTATATGTAAAGATAATCAGCGATTTAGACAAATCTAAATCAATTTCTTCAAAATATTTGTCAGTAAATCTGTCATTTTGTACTGGATCTGTAATATGTATCAAAGTATTAATAATTTCATCGCCACGTGATGTATTCGATACCTTGTCAAGTTCATCAAATAGAATTACAGGATTCATCACTTGAGCTTTGATGAGACACTCAATAATTTTGCCATGTGTTGCACCTTCATATGTATAATGATGCCCATTTAAATAGGATGCATCACTTATACCTCCTAGTGAAATAAATGAAAATGGATAATTCATTGCTTTGCAAATGCCTTCCTTAATTAGCTTTGTTTTGCCTACACCAGGCGATCCTTGAATTCCAATAACATAACCGTTACTTTGAGGATTGCTAATCCATTGTGCTAATATTCGAACAATCTGTTCCTTCGTTTCATCATGTCCGAAAATATTTGTATCAATAGTTGTTTTGATATTTTGCAAATAATTGGCAATATCATTATCTGTGTTTGTAATAGGCAATGTATGATATCTGCCAATAGGAATTTTTGATAAAATATTCATCCAAGTACTTAATTTGAAATATTCTCCAGAACAAGGTATCATTTTATTCAACTGTTCTAATTTGGATATAATGATATTTTTAACTGTGTTTGAAATATTTAATTTCAAGAATTTAAAACGTAGAGGCTCATTGGTTATATAACTACATTTTTCTAAGTTTTTTTCTAATGCGTAAATATTATCTTTTTCGGAATCCTCAACATTATTGAAATGGTCTCTTTCAAATTTGTTATATTTTTTTATAATATCATTATATCTATGTTTTTTATGATTATTTTCTGAATTCTGTTTTGACGATTTTCTTTTTCTACTCTTGGATTGCTTCTCACTTATGATACTATTGATTATAGGTAATAAGGGGTTATTGTTATTATTTGGACCATTGATAAAAAACATAATATTTTTTGGTTTGCTACGATTTTCTTCGTCTTCTTCTGACGAACAATCGGAAGCATCTTCATCATCTTCTGCAATTTCTTCATCTTCATAGTCATTCTCATCTTCATAGTCATTCTCATCTTCATAGTCATCTTCATCATCACTATCTTCAGATGATTCATCTGGAATATAATCAGGGTCAGATTCATAAAGTTTTGACATAATCTATGTGATGTGATTTATTCATTATATGCATAAATGTTTTATATGGTTTTGCAGACCAACATTTCTGAAAAAAATAATACAAATCTAGCTATATTAGTCTAATTTGAACTTAATAATACTGACTGTGATGGCTTAAACCAATATTTATTACGAGCTCTAGTTCTAACAGGATGTAATATTATAATATAATATATAGCCATATTTATCAATAATAGTATCAGACCAACAATTAAATATACTTGCAGATATTCTGGATTAATTACATAAAGTGTATATATGATTACAATTACAAATACTGATATGGACAATAAATTCATATAACCAGTCTTTTCAATCATTTGATGTTTCATAATATCTATAGATTTGCTATTGATTTCTTCTTTCATTTTAAACTTAGACGCGTGGTCTTCAAATGTTCTTTGTTCATTTTTTAAGGATCCAGATAATTTAAGATAAACATCTATACTATCTAATTTTGTCACGTATATTTTTATTTTTGTACATAATGCAATAAGTAATGCTGAAATAATTTCATTATGATAATTTACTAATGTAAACTTTTCAGATTCCGTATCTACATTAGCGCAATTAGGTGCATTACTACGTTGTGTAGCAGAGATTGCAAATGGTTCTATATAGTCATATTTATAATAATAATTCACAATATTAATAGCAAGTAATGCTAATGCAAATACTAAACTAGCATATAATTTAATAGATTGCTGAGTATCAATCAAAAGTAATATGATTATTAAAACACTTATAATTGCATATATTACATAATATACATATTGTCTAGTATCTAATGCTTTTAATATACTATTTTGTGCATCATATGTTTTAACTTGCGAATTTATTTTATCTTTTGAGTCTTCAATATTCTGATTCAAAATATTTAATTTAGAACCAACATTATATAGATCTTCTTTTAAGTTATCAGCTGTTTTATTCAATATCTTAACATCTAATTCTTGGTTCTGTACTACATTCATTATTTTATATGAAGTATCTGAACAACTTGGTGTCGATATTTTTGCTTTAATGCTTAAATCAGTCACAATATTTGAAGTGGCACTAACATAATTGATTTGCTGTATGTCATGTCGTTCAAAAGGAAAAGTAGTACTACTTACTTCAATTAAATATTTTTCATAATCTCTTGCTACGATTTTATTAGTATGATATTTTTTATTTATAACCTGACCATTCATAATATATATATTACTTGTATCTGGAAATTCGAATTTAACAGGACAAGTAGCTATTACTTTTCCCTTTAAAGTATGACCATAACTATTATCTTGTGATGCGATTGTTATATTTGTATTTAATATTTCTTCTATATTGAGTAATTTGGTTGCATAATGGTTAAGTTTACTAAAATCAAAATAATCACAAGTGGGAACTTGACTTGATCTAGCAATAAATGTTTCTGTATGATCATAATATCTGAAACATTCAAATAATACTTCTATCAAATAATAAAACGTATATAATTGTCTTTTTAAATTTAATTTGCTGAATGATAGCATAAATTGACAATAATTTTTTATTATATCATCTGTTGATGCACTCTGGTTAGTATTAAATTGATAATTACTAGTTTTTTCAAATGGAGTAATTACTACAATAGAAGGATCATTATCCTTAATAGTTAAAATGCCATCAGTAATTTTATATGAAATATATATTTTATTAGATACCACATTATTAACATCATATATAGCTTCATTATTTGCATTATAATTAATTTTAAGTGGAACCCAACTCGGGCTCGAGGTATCCGCAGTTGTTACTATCGTTATACTTTTTATATTTGTATAAGTTATATCATCAGGACTCTTTTTAACAATATCATTTAGTACATTTGCAATAACGCGAATAGTATACAATGTTTCCTTATATTTTGAATATAAAGCTTTTCTAACAAATTGTGTTGATAATTCTCGCATCCAAAAAATATATTCTTGAAAATTAGGAGCAACTACGTATGGTATTTTGAATTGTATTATTTTTTTTGTAGTCATTTCAAAATCAGTACCACTGTTAACATTATAAGCGTTTAAGAGAAGATTGATAAAATCTTTATTATCACTAAAAGAACTAAGTAATGAAGTAAGATTGGTCCTAATATCAAGTATTTGTGTATTCGTAGTTTGCCGAGGAGTTCCACTCATTCAAATCCTTTACTTAATCTATATAAAATAAAATATAATATAACTTATACACAAACACGATAATAATAAGCCAATCCACTGTTTTCATTATAGCGCTCTATTTTTATCACATCACCCTGTTTAAGGCCTAGCCATTTTGCTATAGGGTCGTTATGTAAAATATAGGGTAATTGTATTTTACCTCTAATAAGATATTTGTCCATCATTTCTGTTACCTCTTCATTTGTCATCTTAATATGACGGGGAACAAGTTGATGTTTTGTAGGATTAAATAGCAGATTTTTAATATGAAAATATTGCAATGTCCCGCCTTTTTTCTGTAACATTTTATCATACTTACTTAATTGAACTAAGATAGGTGTAGAGATAGTATCATTATTGAACACTATAATAATGTTTAACTTATCATTATATTTGTTTGTGAAATTTGTTATATCAACACTTGCTAATTCCTTCAATTCTTCCAATATTGATCTCCTTAGCTTTCTTGTTAAAGCAAAGATTATAGTGGTATTTGATGTATGAAATTCAATGATATTTTTATCATTATAGAAATCTTCTCTATCTATATCTACCTCATGTTCATCGAATTCATCAATATTATCACCACGGTCAATAAGCATTTCTTTTAAATTATTGATAATTATGTCTATCTCCATTTTAGACTAATATAGAATGTATCTTCTTATATATTCATTTTTTTTATTTTTTCCTCAACTGCATAAATAATATCGGGATCTACATAGTTTTTTTTACAGACAGCAGCAGTATTATGCAATTTACTAGCTACTAATTCTAATGCTTTTTTAATAGGGTTTTTTTCTCCATTATCAAGGGCATCTTTTGCATAATTTATGAATAAATTATTGGCATTCCAAGTTCGTAAATCCTTAGTAGTAATATCTGCATGAAATTGTTTCAAATATTTGTTAACATCTGATGATGTAATATTGGGAAACACTTGCTGTTCACTATCATTTTGATATTCTTTCATTCTATTATGCAGTATTTTGCTAATAAGTGCATTATTGCATTCACCTATATTGCGAACGCCTTTTTTACCTATAAAATCGAAATAAATACAGCCCTTATTTATTCTCAAATGTTTATAACGAATAGTTGAAACACCATAAGAACCATTTGATTTCTCATAAGATTTATTACCTACCCTAAAACCACAGTGTATTATTATATAAATTATGATGGCTATATCCCTAATATTCTCATCTTTACTTTGTATATCCTTATTTATACGGTTTTTAATTTCAAAAAATATTTGATTTAACTCAATAATTTTTTTATACTTAGCTTGGGATCTTTTAGCAACAAAAATAGGATTATAAATATATTGTTTGCGACCTTTTGTATCATATCCTATTGCAAGTATTTTGCTTTTCTTGTTTTTATTGATTAGAACATTAGTATATGCAGGTGGTATTTTCAGAGTTTTAATCCATAATAAAGTATCTTCGTCAATATTCTTTTGTGTTTTTTTGTCAATATATGTGAAACCTTCTTTATAATTGCCAAGTCTCATAATGACATTATTCATATCTCTGTTATAAAAAAAGAATGTAATTTGACATACTTATATTTTTTGTTTTTTGATATATCTTTTTATAGACTTGCCTGTTTTTTGCGAAACCTTTCTAGTACCACCAGAAGATGTTCGTCTTGGACTAGTATTTGGACTACTAATGGGACTAGTAATTGGACTAAGCGAAGGTGGTCTTGAACGGGTATTCAAAACAGTTGATCGTTCAGGGTAAATATAGTATTCTGCTAGTGCTTTTATAATATTATCTAATTGACTCTTTTCATCTAATGTAAGTGTTTTTTTATGTTTAAATTTATTATATTTTTTTATTAGTGAATTTATATTTTTAGCTCTTTGTATTTCTTCATCCATTAAATTATCGTAGAGTGATGTTTTTGAAGTAATTTTATAATCTATATTAGGTTTAATATATTGCAATAAATCTTTTTCACTACCTCCCGTTTTTATTTTATATTTTGTATTTGGCATTAACTCCTAAACAAATATCACATTAAATTTTTTTATTCGTATAATTATTATCGCCAAGTATGTCCACAATGGTCACATACATATAAATATTTCATATTATGCGGGTGATATTTGATATAAAGGACTTGTTGTTGTTTATTCATATCTTCTACAGTCGGACATTCAGTATTAGGACATTTTATTTGACTGTCATTTATTCTACGTAAAGTAGGATCATATCGAAGATATTTGTTTATATTTTGATTATATAAAAGGTCATCTTCTGTGTACATTGTTTCTGATATCTTCACACTATTCATATCAGAAACAGTTTTTGAAAATTCACAATGCTTACAATATTTTACCAATAGCCTATTTTCATCTGTTTTGACATAAAGCATGTTATTGCATACTTCACAGAATTCCATAGTTTATAAGTACCTAATTATCTTATATATAATCAATCATTTTTTATTTTTTAAGGATATAAACATTAAAGTACATTAGTTTCTAATAAAATGAAAATACTCAATCTATATGTAGTACATTCTATATATCTTGAAAATAGATTGAAATATGTCAATATAACAACTTCTATGATAAAGAAACTTGCAGAAGAACAAGGATTTTCTGTTGAAATAAATGTTGTAAAAGAGCCTACGAAAGACTTCATTGAAACACACATCGAAGACTTTAATAAGAAGGTCAGTTACGATAAAATAGACGATGAACAATTTAATAATGTGATAAATTCCCTTAATGTACAACAAATTTCCAACATAGAAAAGCATAAGGCTATTTATAAAACTATTGCAAGAACGGATGAAGACAATAAAGAACTTCATTTTATTATAGAGGATGATGTATTAGTAGGAGAAGATTATTTGCATAATATTAAAAATCTTTTCTCTGCATTGAAAGAAGAAAAATTGGTAGATTGGGATATCCTTTTTACATGTTTAGCTGATATTGAAAATAATGTACCAATTGCATTAAAAGATAGCAGAAAACAGTATAAATTATTATTAAATAAAAGCTCTTATTTTATCAGACCTTCATTAGCTAACAAATTATATACATATCTTGATGTCTATAAATTTCCATTAAAACATGGAATAGGTTATTATATATGGAAAAATAAGGATATTAAGGCGTGTGTTTTAAATAAACATACATTCTTGGAGGGTTCAAAAATAGGTTTATTTCCGACATCTGTCAATCATGCAAACTTTCTATATCAGAATTCACAATTTATTGCTCTTGCTAAATTAACAACAGCTAGTGAAATTTCGGATGAAATGTTGAAAGAAGCAGATAAATTATTTGAGGTACTTGAAAAATTTGAAAACCCAGATGTCTTGCATACAATGGGAGTGTTATATTATAAACGCAATGATTGGACTAAAGCCAAACAATATATGACACAAGCTTGTGATATGTTACAAAAACATCATGGCTATGTGTCAAAATCCTCAGAGATTTTGAACAACGCTATAAACATCTATCAATATGAACAGGTTTTATTGGAAGAATGTAAAAAAAAGACATCAAAATATAATGCTGATAATCCTACACTCGTATTTTAGTCAGTTGCTAATTTTTGTTCCATATTTTCAATTCGTAAAATAATATGGGGTAGTGTTATAGTCTCAAGATGTACTAACTTATCTGTTAAAGCTTGCAATTCATTAGAAAGTGTATCAACCTTTTGAGGTAACTCTACAGGAAGCATTCTGGATTCTAGTTCTGCAACCTTTTGAGGTAACTCTACAGGAAGCATTCTGGATTCTAGTTCTGCAACCTTTTGAGGTAACTCTACAGGAAGCATTCTGGATTCTAGTTCTGCAACCTTTTGAGGCAACTCGGCTGGTAGCATTCTGGATTCTAGTTCTGCTAATTTATTATTGACATTAGGCATTCCTTCTAAAACACCTAGACGATGATAAACATCATCCAAGTTAACAGATGGTGCAACACCTGACACTGATTGGTTACTGATAGATGCTATTTTTCTTTCTATTTCATCAAACTTACCAAAAATAGCTGATAACGACATTTTATAATACCTATATTTATATGCATAAAATAAAATTCAATTATTTACCAAAATCCGCAATAATAAAAAAATGATTTAAAATATACAAAATATATAGATAATTAAAGCAGAATGATTATTCCAATCCGATGTTTTACGTGTGGCAAAGTAATGGCCGACAAAATTGATTATTATATGCAAGAAGTAGAGAAATTGAAAACAAAACAGAAGAAAGATGATAATGGACTCTATAAAAATTTTGATGAAGTTCAATCAAAAGAATTATTGGATAGTCTTGGGTTAACAAGATATTGTTGTCGCAGAAATTTAATATCTAATGTTGATTTGATGCATATCATATAGAACTACATTAAAAATGTCTAAAAATAGAATATATAATAAAATTAGATGAAGTAATGCAGATAGATATGAATTCAAGTAATATTAGATTATCTGCACAGATTGAAAACTATATTGAAAACAAAATAAATCAACTTCTTGATGTCCTACCCCCTGCTTCGCAAGTTAATATGCCTAAAATGTTGCATGAATATACTATATATGACCTATATTCAGGAACTATTCAAACAGTAATTGATATTATTAATGATTTTACAACATTAAATTCACAAAGAAAGTTTATTGATTCGAAAGTATATAGACAAGGGTTATTAAACATTTTTTTGTTACCAGAACGTAGAATTTATTTAGGAATATTATTAATCTTATTTTCCTTTATATTATATTTTATAGATGCGGCTGATGCTTGATACATTATTTTTATGTAAGCTATCTTTAAGATTGCTTAGCATGTTTGAGTACGTATTTATAGAAACATATATTTTTATCTTTACACTAGCTATTATATTCTATATTTTACAAAACCTAAAAAGTAATAAATTGATAGCTTTAATTATTATTTGTATATTGATTCTTGTAATATACTTATATCTACAAAAAGTAGCAAATGATAAGGCTACAAACTTGAATTATCAAGAAAATACTCTAGATGATGATATTAAGGATAGAGAAAATACGTATGACAAAATTTTTTATTTAGATAAGTTTCCAAAAACCGTAAAATATCTAAAAGAAAACAAAGACCTTATGAAAATAGTGACCAACTTAAGATTTGTGATAAAATTTAATAAAACGAGATATAGTGATATTATACTAAATATGAATAAAATAATGAAAATATATATTTATATATTGTCTGATAGATATGATGCAGTACAATTTATACCAATTTTTACTGATATCAGAGATAATATTATTGAAATAATGTACTCTTTATTTATTATTATACCATCCACATTGAAACATACCTATGGACTAAATCCTTATACAGAAATTTATCGAAGTATCACTGAATTCATGATATTGTCTAGGAATATGTTAACAACTCTAGAGAAATTTGCTATAATTCATAACCAATATGAGTATATTCCAGATAATACATATAGAGCATATAATGCAATGACATCTTCTTTTCCGTAGCCCTAGTTATTATGCTATTGTCATATTGGAAAATGGAGCTCTTGGTATTCTAACTATGGCGTGTGATGTGAAATCTTTATCGCCTATGTTTAATCCAGATGTATTATAAACATTATTCAATGATAAAGGTAAATCACCCAAATAAGCTTGTCCACCACGTAACACTGATTTTTTACCTTGTGTATAATTTTTATAAGCTTTTTTCAATAAATTTTGAGAATTTGAAGTAGGTTTCTTTGTTTTCTTGTCAGACTTTTTATTGTCTTTTCTTTGCATTTCTATCATTATATTATATAAAAATAAAATGCAAAGGTTTAAGGCTAAAATACATGAATATATTTACACAAATGAATACGATATATAATATGGAATATTTATTAGATTTGCAAAAATCAGATACTAAAAACTATGAATTGAATCAAGTTATTAATGCAATAGATAAGGAATGTCAGTCAGAACCAATTAATTATACAAGTGAAACCTTGTTTCATCTTGTTGCAATCTTATATTTTCTATCTATTTTTGGTGGCTTATCTGTGTTTATATATAAGATTGTTCTATAAAATAAGAATATAATGAATAATATTTTACCATCTGGATTACCACGTTTTAATAGTGCAATTATTACAAACAATATTAGTTTCAATAGTCAATCTGTTATTATTGGTGAATATGCTGGTAAAAATTTACCAGTAGGTAATTTGCTGTACAAGAATTTTTTTAATACATATGTAGGTTATAAGGCTGGGCAAAATACTCTTAATGCCAAGGACACTATTTATATAGGTAAAGAAGCAGGATTAAATGTCCGAAATAGTTCTAATACTATTATTATAGGCCGTGGCAATAATGAAATAATTGATGCTACAATTATAGATTCTATTGCTATTGGTTATAATCGTGAAGTAGGAACACAAACTATTACAATTGGATATGCACAATATAACTCTGGTATTAATAACATATCCATAGGTAGAGATAGTTATATTACTGGAAATAATAATATTAATCTAGGTAATAGAAACTTAATACCAAATGTATCTTCATCAGTCTTCGTAGGTAATGATAATGTCTTAAATAATAATAAACATACTAGCAATATTATTGTTATTGGTAATCAATCATTGAAGAACACTGGCACATATTTTTCAAATCTAATTGAATCTGAACCTATTTTGATTGGAAATCATCTTTATGATGATAATAGATTTACTGTTAATATTGGTAATTCTTTTGTTAAATATGATAATTATGATGGTATAAAAGCCATAATATTAGGAAACCAAACTTCACCATTGGTTACTGGTATTGATTTTCATCAAATTGATACATTAGATATAGATAATCTTTTACAAAATAATGCATCATTATATGCGCAAAATGCAATATTTACTGATAAGATGGTAGTTGGAAATATTAATAATACTTCATTGCATACAATAGGTCTAGTATCAAATTCCAATTTAAATCAAAATATCACCTATATATTGCCTTCACCACCAGAAAGTTCACTTATGAATAAAAATGTTGCATTATCATTGTCATCAAATAATGAAATGGTATGGACTAAATTAGTGTTAAATACAGATGATGTTCCAGAGGGAAATAGTAATTTTTATTATAATAATGATAGGCTAAATATATTGATAGATAATCAATTAAAAACTGTCATAAATCAAGAATTAAAGGATTTTGTTGATGCGCGCATTGAAGCAGATTTCTATACCAAATTCACATCATATTTCAATATGAATTTCAATAATAGATTGCCATATGTCACATTGGATCATATTAATAATGGTACAAGCAATCAAATGATAGTAAATGGCTATTATGGTGGTAGATTGATGATAAATCACCTAGTTGTAAATAAAATTGAAGTAGTTGGATATGGTAATAATTATTCAACAACAGAAAATATAGGAAATAATAGCGCTCAAATCGCAGAATTAACAGAAAGCATACATAGTACATCAAATATACTAAGTAGACTGGTAAACAGTTTAACGGCACGTTTAGATACTATAGAGGAAAGGTTAAATAGAAATGGAATCCTTTAATCGAAACGTAAGGTACACATAGCTTTAGTAATATCTTGAATACTATTATGCTGTTTTACTTTTTTTTGTTTTTTATATGAATTGTTATCAATCATATGTTTATATATTTTATCATAGTTTTTCAATGCGTATTGAAGTACATTATTATTAAATGCCCAGCGAAAGAAATTGAGTTGTCCAAGAGTTGTTTCAATACATGAACTTGTATCATTTAGATCCAATAAAAAGGAAATTCTATTGTGTCGCCTGAATGAATCAAAATTTATTTTGGCAAATGATTTTAATTGCGCTCTGTAATCTAGGTAGAGATTTATCTTGCGTATATTCTTAGTATCTGTTATATGTGTAGGATATGTTTCATATACTTCATCTTCATTTTTATGTATCCAATAAAATATATTATTAGCTTTGGAATAATGCGTTACTAACCAATCAATCAATCGAAGTGAAAGATGGTGTTTGCCATCAATAATTGTTTGCAAAGTTTTTGCTTGATGCAAATTATCCTTATAGTAGTTTGTAAGTGATGTTAATAATAATTCTTCACAAGAATCTGTCATTGATATCAAGACAAATAAAAGCTTTAAGTACTGCGTTTATTAGTTGAAAAAATGAAGTTTATATGTATAATATTTTGTATGTATTTGTATTAAGTGCTTGGAGGAGCACCAACATCCATAAGCCCTCTACCTCTTTGATCTGGTTCAATAGTACTTATACTCCAAGGTGATACTGGTATCTGAGGGTTGGGTGGTTCATATCTTAATTGTAAATTAGCATTACGCATAGATTGTCCAACAGTGTTGATTCCAATGTGATATCCAGCTGTTAAATAATTTTGATCTTGTAAATCACCAGCACATTGTGGATTTAATTCGGCCCATTTGCTATTAGCATCTAATGGCAATAAATCCGCAGATGTTAATCTATCCCTTGATATACATGATCCAGCTACTTGTGTTTCCATTAACAAATTTTCATTCTTCTTGTCTGCTGTGCAAAAGGAAGAGTTTCCCATTGGATCAGATGCACTTATGCCATCTTGTGTTCTATCTGACAATGAACGCATTGGGGGTGCAAATTCGGTTAGACCAGAGGGTGCACTACCGCCTCCACCTGGGTTGTATTCTACTCCAAATTCACCACGTTTATTTTCAGCTTGTTCAGCGAGTGTTAACTCATAAAATTTTTCAGAATTATTCATATTGCACTTTGAATTATACGTTAATACTAATAAAAGTATCAATAAAAGAAACATTGCAATTGAAAATGACATAATAACAGTATTGCTTCTTGCCATATCCTCCTATATATTCTCTATCTATTATCATTAAAATATAATATTTTTGGTATTATAGGCATTTTTAAGCTATATTATACATGGTCTTTATTTTTGCATACTGGCGTAACACTAACTCAGAAGTATTGACATCTAGAATTTCGTGTTTAATCTCATAAAACTCTGGACCATTTCGACTTTCTCTATTTACTAACGTACGCAATGGATATATATCCTTGAGTTGCAATCTTACAAAATTATGTGTTCCGTCATTTAATTCAAATACAGCAAAGACAGATGATATTATTTTCTTTTTGTTTGCAACAGTATAATAACTGTTAGGATATGTAAATACTGTATCAATCATACCAGTTGTATCTACTTCATAAACATTTGGACTATTTTCAAATGCAATATCAGCACATGGAAAAGGTAAACCTGTGCCTGAATATGAAGCTGTCCTGTTTATACTATTAGGGGCTATTAAAAGTACATTTTTATATAATAATCTATTATGAACCATACCGGTAATTTTGATATTTCTAAAATTATTTAGAAATTCTATGTTACAAAACATAAATTCATTCTCAAATTCCATTATAATATTCACTCTATTATAACAATAAGCAAAAAAAAGTAGATTAAATTTAATTATTAGTATTGTCTGCCATCACCAATACCAGAAGGGTTGATTTCCTCGCGATAACAAGATGCACTATTGCATTTGACAATATATCTTTCTGGTTGCATTGTATTTATTCCCATCACTTCATTTTGATAAGGAGTACATGCGCAAGCAAGATTTTCAAAGGCACTAGCCTGTGATCTTTGTATAATATTATCAGCATTTTTTTGCAAGTACATTCGTGATTCATAACTAGATGCAATCATATTATTGTTACGTAATTCAGACATTAATTCAGTATTTGTTATGCATTTAGGTCTATAGTCTGTAAAAGCTCTACCATCATTCATCCTAGATGGACATACTTTACCATTAATGGTTGTGCAAGAACTCATCTACTCTATTGATTATAAGAGATTTTTTATTACACACTAGAACCTAATATTCTATCTATAAGTGTATTTTTCGTGCCTTCAACTGAGATATTCATTTCTGCACAAATTTCTTTTAGCTTTTCTAGATTATATTTTGCAAGTTTTTTTCTATTATATACTCCATTAATTCCATTGACATCTGATATAACAGATTCATTATCCTGATTTTTTTCAGTGTCAACTGGCATAACAACTAAGTCTGACAATTCTGATAGTTCATCTTTTTTTGTTACATTATCTTCATTGTCTACAAATTTAATATGAACTTCATCTTCCTTATTACAAGAACGTTGAGTACATTTTTTAACAGGAGGTTTAAATATTTCATTTAACAAAGCATCTGCATCATTGAATGAACAATCTCTTGTATCATTCAACATTCCTTGTAATTCCTTGTTTTCTTTTCGTAAGTTGATAAGTTTCTTTTCTAGAATTAGAGAATAAGCTTCAAGACCATAGATTCTACGCCAAACATATAGCAACAAAAACATAAATGCTAATACCATCAGAAAATATATAAAAATAGATTTAGTTGAAAACATCCTTCGATTTATCTACTAATTCACTACAAATTTTGTTTTTCATATTTATCGCACTTATGATAACTTCTTCCGGAAACTCCTTTGATAATAAAAGTTCAATTGCAATACATTGATAAGAATACCCTCTGCTTATCTTATATGGGAAATAAAATGTTCCATCTGCCTGTTTATGAGCTTCAACTGATAGATTTACAAAATATTGTGGATATTCCTTTTCAAGTAATACTAATTTATGGAAATGAGTAGTGAGTATTACTGTAGCTCCCTTTAATTTACCAATATATTCAGCTACTGCATATGCTGTAGCCATTCCTTCTGTTGGAGGTGTAGAATGCATAGGTTCATCCATTAAAAACAATCCTTTCATATTATTATCTGATAAATACTTAGCTTTTTGCATCATTCGCATACAATATTCTGCTTCAGCCTCAAAATAAGATTTGCTTCCAAGTACATCTGTTATTCTCATAAATGATATAATATTATCATAGAGACAGATATCTGCCTTTAGTGCATTAACAATACCAAATGTCTGTGCTAGGATTATATTACTTAATATAGATTTAACATATGTTGTTTTACCTGCTGCATTTGGACCAGTCATTATAATATTCTTTGATAAGTTGACAGGGTTACTTACTTGTTTGGATGATAGGATTGGGTTTTTCATATTCCATATTTTAGTATTATCTTGAGTATAATTACATATTGACCAATCATACTTATAAAGTTGCTTGCTCATTGCATTTAAGATATCAACAACATAAACATTTGCTAACAAGTTTGATATTTTATCTTTCAATTTATTATCTTTCCAGAGGCGATAGATGCTTGGGAAATTATTACTTATATTTAATGTTTCATTTATACTATTTGTTTTAATAAAATGTTGTATATGAGTTTTAGCTTCTTTTGATAATTGACTAACCTCTTTAATAAATATGTTGAGATTGTGAATTTTCTTGTATAACGTATCTTTAATGGAATAAAGTAAGTAGGAATACTCGAGGGTCTGATATATATTGTAAAAAAATAGAAAACCATAAAATGATATGGATATAATTTTGATCAAAGTTGTTTTTATATTTCCAGTGAATGTGAAAAAATATTTAAATATTTTTGAAACCATAGTAAGATATGTTGAAATGGATATTGAAAAATTCAAATATCTGTTCAAATAATATAAAGGACCAAATAATGATAAAATAGGATATGCTATAACATTGAGGGGTATAAAATATATTTTATACATATGATATAATTCAAGAAGAGGTTCTATATAGTTGACAAATGACACTATATAAGGGGATGGGAAAAGTACATTTATAAGATTATTTGCTTTGATTTCATCATTTAGTTTGTATATCCACAAGATATCATCTTCATATTCCTTGAGAATATTAAAATCTATGTTTTCCTTATTTTTTTGGAAATACTGATATGCTTTCTGACGTTGTGAAAGTACATTTTTGTCATTTATGGGACAACGAACTAAATATTGTATTAGAAGTTTGCTTCCTTCAAGAACTGGTAATGTTGAACACCATTTATCTATACCTGTATCATTATAAACATCTTGAGAAACATCAATAGAATCTAATAATGTTTGTTTGGCAATAAGTGACTGTAATATATGTACTTTTTTTGCCTGTGAAAAATCTAATAATTCAAATAGTTCTTTTCTTTCTTCAGTCATTACTTGTTTTTTAGATTATATAATATTATATACTGCATATTCGCAGGATATATAAAAAATGATTTAATCATATGATATATATATCAACAATGATTGTTTTACAATATCAAGGAAAAATGTACTTAATAGAGCAAGAACCAATTGAAACAATTGAGGATACTTATAAACGCGCTTGGTATATTGTTAAAAACTATGATTCAAATGCTTATGCTAAGTCACTTATAATGCTTAATGAGACAAAAGGTCTTATATATGAATAAAATCTTTACTTCTTACCCCTTCGTTTTTTACCACCAGCTTGTTCGGTAACACTACAGCTATCATTACCTCCTCTTCGTTTTTTCTTACCGCCTTGCAGTGGATTAAGTGATTGTGCCTCTTCCATTACTGATGACATTTCACCTTCTCCACCACCACGGCGTTTTCTGCGTCTTCCTCCTACGACAGTTGCACTAACATCTGGAACTGTAGGTACATTAGGTAACATTTCACCATCTCCACCACGGCGTTTTCTGCGTCTTCCACCTACAACAGTTCCACTGACTTCTGGAACTGTTGGTATATTAGGTACATCAGGTACATTAGGCACCATTTCACCATCTCCACCACGGCGTTTTCTGCGTCTTCCACCTACAACAGTTCCATTGACTTCTGGAACTGTTGGTACATTAGGCACCATTTCACCATCTCCACCACGGCGTTTTCTGCGTCTTCCACCTATGACAGCATCAACATGCCCAGGTACATGATTTCCGCCTTGACGTCTCTTATAAACATGTCTTTTTGATTTTGCACCTCCAGTAGTAAGATCTTGTGTATCGCTTGTAATCATAACTGCATCATCTGGCAAATCATCTGGCAAATCATCTGGCAAATCATCAGGTAAAGCACCATTTGGTTTATAAACTTGATCATCTAATTGTTCAACAGGTTCAAGATCTTGTTGATCACCATCTTTACTAGGACCAGTTGGTTCTTCTCCACCTCGTCGTTTTCTCATTGTCTTGCGTTTTCTAGATCCTTTTCCACCAGAAACAACGGCTGAATAAGTTCCTGTTGACAATTCAGAAGCTGGTCTCAAACTAGATGCTGAAAATTTAGATGTGTCATCACCACCACTCTCATTAAACTTGAAAGGTGATGATTCTCCGAACTTAATGCTTTCTACAAAATGTTCTAGAGAAGGCACTGCATTACCACCTCTTCGCTTACCCCTACGCCCTCTACGTTTACCATCCACAGCTTCATTGGCATATCGTAAACCTAATGCCATTATTGCTGTTAAAAATGGGGTCAAATTTGTACCACCCTTTTTAAGCTTTTTAGAGCTTTGTTTTCCTCTTGGTTTACGACCACCAACCATATTTCCTGTTAATGAAGATGTTGACACTCCATCTGGGACAGTTGGACCAGAACCAAAAACGCCATTTACCATATTATTTAATATGTTTCCGCCAGTTTTTTTACCCATATCTATTATATATGTTATACTTTTTATTTTCGTAAATAAGAAACTAGGAAAACGGCTGCTATGGTTGCCAGAAAATTCAAAAATATGAATATGATAACAAATGGGATAATATAGTATAATAAATACACAAGTATTGGTTTAATAATTTCTGTTCTAATATCTGATTTTAATATTTCGTCTTTGATATAAGCTATTAATAAATTTATAATGCCACTTCTTTCATGCGTTTCCATATATATATCGTATATCTTACTAAATAACAGAAAAAATAGAATATAAAATGAACATAGTATTTGAAAAACCAGTATTCAAAAAAAAATACTATGTTTCGCATCTAAAGGACAGTATGTTTTATGATATGACTGATGTCACTATTAAAAATATAACAAGAATAGGATCTGATAATAGCCATTCTGTTAATATATCTATCAATTCAGATGATGTGACTTTCTTTAAAACTATTGATAATATTTGTATTAATGATTTAAAAGCTTGTAATAAAAAATGGTTTGATAATGGTCTTAGTGAAGATGATATAGTGTCAATGTTCAAGTCTTCTTTTTGTGAGCAAAATGAATGCATAAATGCTATACTACCAGATGATACAGATTCAAAATTACGTATATATTTAAACAATAAAAAATGTACTTTACAAGATTTTTTATATTTATTAAGAGATGTCAAAGTATTAAAACATCATATTATCAATGTACAATTACAGCATATCGGGATGTATATATACACAAGACAGACAATCAATAGATGGGCTATCAGAAAAATAAATATTTACACGGATAATGATATAGACATAGATACACGAGATGATATTGAAGAATTTTGGAAAATGAATATTATAGAATGTGATAATGTACTCAAGAGTCGTATGAAGTTGATAGAAGATAAGAGATTTGAGTTACAGAATATTTATCAAAGTATCTTACAAGAAAGGTCTCCTAAATTATGGGAGAAAAAAATTCACGATTTGTCGAATCTTGTAAAGAATATTTTGTGATTTCTAAATAGATACTTATGCCAAAATCTAAATCAAATGTACATTATATTTTTGTACTATTTTTATTACTAGTTATTGTATTATTTTGGGTGTTCTTTGATCATTCTATACTTGAACAATTTGCCATAGATGATGCATATCAACAAAAACTTACACAAGACTTACCAGAATTCGGAACAAATTCCACGCAGACAACACAAGAATTTACATATTTTTCTAAACCACTTGAACCATTATCTGTCAGAGCAAATGATGGATTGGAGGGTATATATGATGGCGCAGGAATATCATCGTATTGTCCAGCTTTTACAAAAAATCAAAATTTATATTTGAATACTCAATTATATGGTAGATGTGTGCCAAAATCAGATTATGATTCTACTGAACTCATAAAACTAGAATCAAATAGTAATTGGGCTACTCTTTCTTATGATTGCCCTCCTACTATGCAATCGAAATAATATAAAAAATGATTTTATACATAACTAATATATTATTCAAAAATGCAACCTCTCATTATTGTAGAAAGCTACACTAAAACAAAAACTATTGCAAAATATCTTGATAATAAATATACAGTGATTTGTTCCTTAGGACACATTTGTGATTTACCTAAATCTAATTTAGGAATTGATACTAATACATGGGAAGGTACATATCAAGTAACAAAACATAAAATTATTGACAATATAAGAACAAATGTTCGTAAAGCATCTGCTATCTATTTAGCATCTGATCCAGATACTGAAGGGGAAGCAATTGCCCATCATATTTATAACTCAATAAAAGATGTCTTAAAAAACAAACCTTGTCATCGTATTAAATTCCACGAAATTACAAAAAAAGCAGTAACTGAAGCTATTAATACACCACAAGAAATAAATCAAGATATGGTTTGTGCACAAGAAGCACGTCGTTTTATTGATAGATTAGTCGGTTATAAATTATCACCATTATTATGGAGTAAGTTCAATGATAATACTTTGAGTGTAGGGAGAGTACAATCAGTTGCATTAATGATGATAGTAAATATGATGCAAAGTATTCAAGAGTTTTCAGCACACTCTTATTGGAATATTGTTGGCATATATATTCTAAATAAAAGTAACAAAAGTAAACTAGAATTCAAGCTCTGTGATAAGTCTAACCTTGAAATCTTAAAAATATCAGATAAAAATACATTAATTGAGATTTTATCAGCATTAAATTTGAAGGACAAGCCATCTATTACAGTAAATGAGAAACCACATCAAGAAAGCCCCAGTGCACCATATACTACCACGACTTTGCAACAAGATGCATATACAAGGCATAGATTCACATCAAAAAAAACTATGCAACTTGCACAGGAACTATATGAAAATGGTCACATTACATATATGAGAACAGACTCAACGAATATTTCTAATGATTTCAAAAACATTATTATTGCATATGTCAAAGAAACATATGGGCAAGATTCTGCTAAATTTAGAAATTATAAAAATAAAATAGCAAATGCTCAGGAAGCACATGAGGCTATTCGTATTACTAATATTCGCGAGACACATTTGTCAAATCTATCAGATGAGCATAATAAGTTATACAAATTAATATGGAAGCGCACTGTTGCATCACAGATGATAAATGCTGAATATACAAACCTTGAAATACTACTATATTATGATAATTTGAATTATCTATTTAGATACGCAAAATCATTTCTTATATCAAAAGGATATTTAGTTGTATATCAAGATAATGATGATAGTATATCTTTGAACGCATTTAAGGAAAGTTTGACAAACGAAAATCTTAAATGTTTGGAGTATATTGGATTGCCAAATATTGATAATCCACCATCTTTATATAATGAAATTGGTCTTATCAAAGCACTCGAAAAAGAAGGAATAGGTAGACCATCGACATACACTTCTATTATAGATAAGTTATTTCAAAAACATTATGTTATTAAAGGACAAAATCCACAGAAAGAATTTATAGTTCATAAATATGTAAAAAATAATAATGATAATATCGCAGAAATTCAGGACAAAATAACAATTGGCGGAAAATCAAAGGATCTCTTAGTTCCTACAACACTTGCTGTTGATATAATAAACCATCTTAAAACCATTGTGCCATTCTTACTAGATATACATTTTACTTCAAAGATGGAAAGTGATTTGGATGATATCAGTAATAAAATCATAACTAAAAGATTGATACTGGATGAGTTCTATAATAATCATTTATTACCCATATCCATAATAGTAAATACTAATTCGAAGACATCAAGAGATAAATCTACTGGTATAGTTAAAACTAAATATGGATATTGCTATTATAATTCAGAACAAAACAAATATATGAATATTGAATCATATTTAAATTGGAGAGGATTATCTGCTGATAAATTAACTGATCAAGATATCAGATTCTTATCTTCATTACCTAAAACACTTGAAGATGGAACTCAATTGTTACTTGGACAATATGGTCTTTATATCAAAGATCAAAATAAAAATATTAAACTTGAAAAATCAAAATGGATTATGTATCTCAATTCTTGCTAACATATTTCTTAAGACTATGATTCAGTTTAGCTAATTCTTTTGCAATATTTGATAGTGAGATACCAATTGAATTACCATCCTCATCCATCAAGAAATTACCCAATACATTGTATAACCCAACATCTGTTAGCCCATCACCTTCATCTTCATCTTCATCGTCATCTTCATCTTCATCTTCATCTTCATCGTCATCTTCATCTTCATCGTCATCAATTTCGTCATCATCTTCTGGTTTATCATCATTTATAAGTTCTTCTAGAACATTCTCATCTTCATCATCTTTTTTTGATTTCTTCTTTTTAGCTTCAGAAAAAACAACATTTTTGACTACCTTTTCTTCTGATGGCATTTTATATATATTACTATTTTGATAAATCTTTATATATTTTTATATTAGATAGTATAAAATAAATGAAACAATTAGTTTATTCAATATCATTTTTGTTAAGTTTCTTTATAACAATTAGTCTTTATCTACTTAATCACTTGAGGCCAAGAAATATTGAATATTTTACCACATCATCATCAACGTATCAAGATGTTATCCCTGCATATGATGATAATTTTTTATTATTGACTACGTATAATAAAAAGAATAAAATAATACAAGCAGATAAGAAATGGTATGATTTTGATACATCTATTGATGATTCCAATACATTAGCATATTTTACTTATAATCCATCAATGTCTTTTACTACACATAATACGTACGTTGAAAGTGCAATATTAAATGGGATTGAAATGAAGGGACCAATTGCATTAAAATTTGCAAATGATGAATCTTCTTATGAATTGACTGAATTTACAATTTTATTTATGGTCAAATTTAATACTAATGCTATTAAAGGAAATCACACAATGTTTGAATTATTAGGAAATACTTTGTCTACAGGTGACACAAGTAATACATCACCAACATATCAACCAAATCGTGTTTCCTTGGAATTCAAAAAGAAATCTGCTACAGAAGTTGATATATGGATAACGATCGGTAATGATGAAAGACAACTTACTACCCAAAATATAAGCATTTTAGAAAATGGCAAACCAATACTCTTAAGTTTAGTTTTTAATAAAAATGTCTCTAATCAGGTACAATTCAAAATTGATTCACTACCTAAATTCGAATATCCTTTGATTAAAACTGATATAATCACGCTCGGATCCTCTCCAATTATAATAAATAAAGGCGGTGAATTAGATTGTGAATTATTCTCAATGGCCTATTATAAAAAAGCATTAACAGATGCACAAATTAAACAATTTGAAGATTTTAATAATTATTATATACAAGGAATAAATACATTTTTATCACAGACTGATGAGGTTAGATTAAGTTTATCTGAAGCAAAACAATATAATCAAGAAAACAAGAAAAAGATTGACAAGCTTAACAAACAATTACAAAAATGTATTTCATCGAAAACATCATCTGTTGCTACAACAACTAGTTCTAGCTCTTTAGACCCAGTTAATTTACCTAGAATCAGCATTAATCAAATACCTATACCAAGTAAGATTTCTCGTTCTAGATGATATTTCTAGGTCTAAATAATATAAAGATTACTAAATAGCAATTAAATATACATGTCGTCAATAAAAGCTGCAATTTTTATATTGACACAAAATACAGTTGAAAGAAAAGTTTATCTCAAAACTTGTCTATATTTTTTATTCAGGAATTTTAATCAAAAATATAATTATCCTATTATAATATTACATGAAGGTGATTATGATCAAAGATCTCAGGAAGAAATCATCAAAAGTATAAGAGAAAATCAGAGACATCTGGTTACATTTAAAGAGATTGATAAGGAAGATTTCCAGATACCTTCACACATTGATAAAGATAAAGTTCGTAGTTTAATAGCTCTGCAACCTGTTCCTTATTGGCGAAATCTCAAATATAGATTGATGTGTTATTTTTGGGTGAAGAAATTCTTTAAATATACGGAAGGTTATGATTATGTAATGCGTCTAGATGATGATAGTATCATTGAAGAACCTATTAAAGATGATTTGTTTGCACTTGCACTTAATAAGGATTTAGTATATATATCAAACTTAGTACATGTTGATTGTGGTTTATGTAATTATGGTATGAAAGAAATGTTTGAAAAACTTTTACCTGAACACAAAAGTCAGATTGATAGTGGCATGTTTATTCAAGCTAAATTAACATCCGGTAATCCATATTATGACCGCTTCAAGAAAATTCAAAGCATTATAAATAATAAAGAATATACTGAAACTGAATTTATTACTCAAATGCCTCTAATGTACTATAATAATTTCTTTGTAACTGCTACCAAGTTTTGGAAACGAGATGATGTTACTAAGATTTTAAATGAAATAGATATGCATGGTGGTATTTTTTATTATAGATATGGTGATGCTCCAATTCATACTATTCTAGTAACTTTGCTAGAACCACAAAAAATATCAAGAGCACAATTCAAATATTCTAAGAGATTACAACGAGAAGCGTTTAAAGACGAAGATGATGTAATTCATTCTTATATGCCTAAGTCATATGATAAATCATCATGTATAACAGATAACTAATATAGACATGCTAAATACTGCATATTTTCATCATTTTTGTAATGTAATTCACTGATTATTTGTACTATTTCTGAATAACATAAATATTTATATTCTTGCATAATTATTTGACAAAGTGCTTCATAATCAGTTTTGACAATTGATGCCTTGTTTGATTTTTGCAATTTAGAAACAGTATCACAAATATTTTTTTGTCCAGCATATGGAAATGTACTTTGAAGTGTTTGATAAATATCTGAATTCATTTGGGTAAACATATGTAAATATTTTTTATATATACATAATAAGTATGGAGTGTTGTTACATAGGAACTATATTGATGTTTGCAGGCAATTATGCTCCAAAAGATTTTGCTGTATGTGATGGACATACACTCAAAGTTGTTGATTACCCCACTTTATATTATGTTCTAGGCAATAAATATGGTGGTGATAATCAAGTTTTTAATTTACCAAATATATCATCGCCAATAGAAGGATTTGTATATATTATTTGCGTAAATGGTCTTTTCCCAGATCGTTCTGACATATAAGCATTATGTCAATATTTTTATCTAAAATGTTATGTTATTTGTTTGCCGCAGTAATTTTTTTGACAACATCTTACTATCTTGATCGATTTGTAGTTCGCAAATATATTGAATATGAATTTAATAAAATGTTCTAATTATTTTTACATGGTCCAAATGTTTTTCTATGAAATTTTGTTATACCATATTGTTTAATAGCTGCTAGATGTTTTGCAGTTCCATATCCCTGATTTTTTCTCAAATCATATTTTTCAAGTTCAGGATTATCATCAATCAATTTCAAGAATTTTGTATCATGATAATGTTTAGCTAATATAGATGCAGCGGCTATGTTGAGATATTTCGAGTCGCCCTTTATTATATTTTGATGTGGTATTGGTTCAGCATCTAGCCCAGGTGGAATATATCCTGTAAAATGTGGACCATCTATTTGCAATTTATTGAATGGATGTTTTTTATAAGCTTCATTTATTGCTCTATGCATGGCTTTCATTGTTGCTGTCAAAATATTGGTTGCATCAATTTCTTCATTAGATGCTGAACCAACACCATAAGTTATAGCTATTTTTTCTATATAGCTAGCTAGTTCTTCACGTTTTTTACGAGACAATTTTTTCGAATCCTTGATTTCTTTATATTTTTCATCAGGAAATTCATTTGGTAATACTACACACGCTGCAAATACATCGAAGATAAGTCCGCCTCTGTTAGATTCGTCTACACCTGCTTCTAGCATCTCTCCAGATGCCAAAATGTACTCTGTCATCTCTTATTCCATAGTTGTAAAACTATTGTGTCATTTTTTACGATTAGCAGTGTAAAAATATATATAAGCATATATTAGCTATAGTATGATGAATATGATAACACATTTTAGTTTATTCAAAATATTTTTACTTTGTAATTTTATAATAAATACAATATGTTTAAGCGCTCCATTGCCAATGAATACTTCTAAAATGATTATCATAGCAGATGTGCACGCGGATATATATAGATTCAAGGATATTCTTCAGAATGCTAAAATAATCAATGACAATGATCAATGGATAGCAGAGCCAAATACAATTGTTGTACAATTAGGTGACCAAATTGATCCAAAAACTATTGATAACAAAGATATAGATGATAAACATCATTTTAAGTTAATTTATTATACTGATAAATTGAAACATCTAGCACAACAAAATAATTGTGATTTTATTTCAGTAATTGGCAATCACGAATTATTGAATATGAATAAAATCAAAAGGAAACCTCATTTGAGAGACATTATTGCGTCTAGACCGGTTTTATTACATTTGAAAGATTATTTATTTTGTCATGGAGGCTTTAAGAAGCGTCATTGGTATATGCTTGATATATATAATAAAACAATTAATGATTTAAATTTGATTTGGTATAAATATGTAAATGACTTCCCGATGACATTAAATGAAGAAATTATTTTAAATAATCTGATTCTTGATAATGAAAATGGTATTCTTTTTACTCGTACACAAGATTGTAAACAAGATATTGATAAATTATTTAATATATTAAATATTGAATATATGTTTGTAGGACATACTATTACTGAATATATTACTTTAAAAAATAAAATATGGTTTCTTGACCTGATGTTAAAAGAAGCATTTGATGACAAAAAATACAATTATATCGTTATTGATGATGGAAATATAATTGTGAAGGAACTCAATAATTATTCAAATTCATTTCTTAGTTTGGACTAATCAATTATTTTATAATTTTTTTTATCAGTTTGTATAATATTGCTAACGAACTTTTGTTGTAATTCGACAATATCTCTATTCAATGTTGATGCTGTATATTTTCCTTTAAATGCATCTGCCAATACCATGTTAAATTTATATAATGCTAGAATTATTATATTAAACAGTTTTGATATAGGAGTCCATAATGAAGATACAATTATATATATAACACTTCCGAAAACAATCATCAATAATATGAAAATAAATGTGATTATTAGATTTTTGAATGTAAAAATACTTTTGGGTTTCTTTGAATTATCAACAGGTTTTTCAAGATCATATTTATTAATATTCAAATCAGGGTTTGTTAGTTCAATTTTATCTTCATTTATTTTTGCAAGTTGTCGCCTATTATTATTGATAATTTGTGTTTGTTTTTTTATTGTTTTACTATCAGCTGATATTGCATTCTCTGCTGAATTTTTTGAAATGGCTGCTATTTTATCTTCTTCAGATATTTTAAAAAAAATAGGGGGTTTCACATCCTTATCACTCGCACCTTCATTCAACATATAAAGAATATATTCTTCACTATACATTTTATCATTACTGTCTGTAAGATTGTTTCCACCAAATGCTATATTACATGCGGCTTTCAAAGTTAATAGTTGTTTGTAAAATTTAGTATCCTGCATTTTGTAACCATTTATGTCTAGTAATTGCTGTTTCCATTTATTATAATTTGTTGGATCTTTTGCTGTGCTTAATTCATAAAATGTTTGTGCTATATTATAGGCTTCTAATATTCTTGATTTAGTGATAGGGTTAACAGGTATTCTATCTGCTTTAAAGAATGGTGCTACAATATTTTTTTCATCAAAAGGTAATTGCATAAGATTATTGATATTATATCTTAAATCTGTTTTGATATCTGTATAAATATTATTTAGTGCTTTTGCATCACTTGTAATATAGGAGTGTAAGATATTATCAATATAGATATCCTTGTTTTTTTCTAAGTTCGATGTCTGCATTAAATCTTTGTATTTAGATAATAATGTCTGGGATGTACTTCCTAATAATACAATTAATGCTATAGGCAAATAATTGAATGTATTAGCAAAATACCCATCATCATAATCACTTTTAATAACACATTTATCAGGATTTTCAACAGACGGGACAAATCCTATTTGACAAGGTTGTAAACATTTTTGTAAATTACTACTTAATGAAAATTTATTACCTAAATGATAATCGGGAATAGAAAACCAATCATACCATTTTTCTTGACAATAATCACGCTTTGATTTCCATATTGCTATCTTCATTGGTTTGTCTATAATTGTCGACTCATCTTTGTTATAATTTAGAACAGATGGTAAAGTTATATTAAATGGAAGCATACATTTTTCATTGGATGTATTAAAATCTACATGCAAGGTTTTCCAAGGATTCTGTGTACTGAGCACACAATTTTTGAATGCAGTATCATTAGTATTTTTATTCGTTTTTATACTACATAGTGCATATTTTGAATTAGGATTTGCCATATTATTAGTTAAAATATCGATACTTTCTGCATCAGATTGTGACAAAAATGTATTGAAATATGTACTCTCTCCAAAAATACCATATTGTTTTGCAGTTTCTATAGTACATATTTCTCCACTGGTTACAGTTATAATTTTATTATCCTCTGTTGACTCACTTACACATTTAGTTGGTATTGCAGTATCAAATGTGGTAGCAGATGCAGTGGACATAATATCCTTTACTTTTATTATATATAAATATTAGAAAATGCACTAAGTCACATACGTGCTTAAATTTGTTGTATCAGAATATCGTTTTTTATCATCTACAAACTTTTCTGCTGTACTTATATTATCAAATGTACAAGTATTAGATAATGGATTATCTATAAGTATTTGTGCTTTTTGTGTTGGATCATTTTTGAAATATGCATCACTGCATGATAATGTATAGAAATTATTTGTTTTTATCCAAGGGAAAATAATGGTTTTTTTATCATTTATTTTAATATTATTTTTATCTTTTGATTCATCCAAAAGTTTTTCAGGTATTTTAGTATAATCAGATTCATAATAATCTTCAACTGGCATTTCCCATTCAATATTTTTTGGTCTGGCTATATTAACAACACTATTATGAGATGGTATTCCTTTATCTGTTAATTTTGATTTATCTGCAAATATACTCGAATCAATATTTATAATATTGTCACTTCTGCCTGAAGGATATTCTCTTCTAAATGTGGCCACTTGATTATTTCCACCTGATAAACTGTCAACACTTCGCTTAGAATATCTTAAAGTTGATTTAACTCCATTTAGTGTTCTCTTAACTGCAGGATTATTCTTTATTATATTAAAAAATCCAAAAGGATTTGTAAATATATTATAAAATGTGAATTCAGGAGTATCCTGTCTTTCAAATGTTGGTTTATATTTCGCAATTATAGGTTTAGGTATATTAAGATTCATATCAATTTTATCAGAATTTGATAATTGTCCTAGACCATATATGTTAATATCCAATGTATCATCAAATACAGTTGAACATTGTTTAATACCTTCAATAGGATCTCCTTCAATATTAGTATTATTTGGACGTTTTACTACAGATGAAACGCCAAATATTAATATTAATATAATAACTGCTACAAATAAAAATGCAAATATAAGTGCAAAGAAATGTTTGAAGAATGGATAAATAATATTATTAAACAATAATTCTAAAAATTTAATGACAATTTTTACTAATATGAGATATAACAACCATAATACAATATCTACTATAATAAATTTAATCAAGAAAAAAAGTCCTTTGACACCTATAATTAATTTATCTATGAACCATCCTCCTGTTCTTATGCCCTTTTCTGTTACAACACCTGCTGTGCTAACAACAGAACCAACAGTATTTACTGCCGAAGCAGTAATTGCAGCTGCTGCATGTGCAGTATCTTTGGCATGTTTTTCAGCTATATTCTCATCATGTAATTGTTTTTTGAATTCTTGATCTGACAATTGTGCTTTTTCATTTTTTTTTGCTTGTCGTTCGTTATCTAATCTGCTTTGTTCTAGTTCAGTTTCTTTACTATATCTATTAAATTTTTCCTTCAATTCTTTTTCAATTCTTTCTTTATCAGCAATATGACTTAAAATATCTTTTTTCTTCATGTAACGATGATTTTCTGTATCAAAGGGACCTTCTAATAATTTTTCTGTCTCTGTTTTCCCACCGAATCTTCTTTTGGATTTCTTGTATTTTTTCATCCTTCTTAATCAATATATCATATTATATTCGTCAATATATACCGTGTAATAATATGTATATCTATTATGAAGATATTACTACTTGCTATAATATTATGCATATTAATTGCATATATGTATTGTTATTTTGTATTTCCAGATGATATTTGCATATTACAATCTTCGATAAATGCATTTGAATTCAATTTACTTCATAGAAGACAGCCACTTGTTATTCAAGATTGTATTATTGATATAGATACTTTACTTAATTTATGGTTCACTCCAAATATAATACAAGATGTTATACCAGATGTAAATAAAACTTGGAATCAAAATTGTCATAAGTATTGTTATGCATATGCCAAAAATGATACTGAGATATTATTATATTCGGCAAATGCAAAAGTAGTAAACGATATAGCTGATAATGATGAACCAGTGCTTGCAATACAACTGCGACCTTCACAAGGTGTCATAATACCATATAGGTGGTATTACAATATAAAAAATATTGAGGATATTAAATTCTATGGTATACATGATTACATAACTTATTTAATAGATTTACTTATTTAGTCTTTTTGACTGCGCGTTTTTTAGGTTTGCTTTCTGTCACAATACCATTTTTGTCATTATCATAATCTCTTTCAATGGTATCTTTATGGTTTATCCAAGCTTCTTGTAATTCCTCTAGTTCTTTTTTCCATATCTGTTCAATAGATGTTTTCTTGAGCTCATCCAGTTTTTTTGCAAGTTCAGCCACTTCCTTTTCTAAAATTATCTTACGGTCATATGTAAGTTGTGAAATTGGCATTTTCAATAAATAATTATAGCCACTTACATCTGATGTATCATCTGAATCAATCTCACCATCACTATCTTTTTGAATTTTAGGATATTTAAGTTCCACTAATCGAACAGATATTTCGGATATCTTCTTGTTCATTATAATTATGCGTCCATCAATCACGTCAATAATGAACCGAATCTTTGTTGATAAAATATTATAATCTTTTTCTAAGATATTGATTTGATATTCTTTACGTGCCTTATATTTATCGATACGTGTCTTTGACCATTCTTTCAATATATATGATGTACTCTCATATTTTTTAATGGCTCCTTCATTACTATACAGATGCATATTATTGATGCTTAGATTCTTTGATGATATCAATTTGAATTCTGTTTCAAATTTCTCACCTAATTTTGTTCGAATGTCTCCATTGAAATATAGAATGAATCTAACATTTTTAGACGTGTAATGATTTTCAAATGATTTCAGATAGTTACTATTGTTTGTAACCATATTCTCCAATAATTCTTTATAATCTTCTGTCCACATTCCGACAGGCAATTCAGTTATTTCCAGTGTATTTTCATCAATCCATCTATACACGCCTTTGCTTTGATATGTACCTTTAGCCCCTTTTTCAATATTTCCAGTAAATCCAAGATACCAAGGTATAAATTCAGCAATTTCAATTCTATCTATAAGTGCGTGTGTATCATCATTAGGTGATACAGCAATAGAATTGCAAATATGTATACAAGCTGTTATAATATCACTTGGATTAAACTGAGGTATATTTGTTGAAAAACCCGTACCAATACCGACCCCACCATTAACCAATATCATTGGAATAATAGGAATATAATATTCTGGTTCAATTGTTTGCCCATCTTCTTCCAAATATTCTAGAATAGCATTGTCTTCTTCTTTAAAGATTAATTTAGTAAGTTGTGAAAGTAATGTGAAAATATATCTAGGCGATGATGCATCTGAACCACCTACCAACCTAGATCCGAACTGACCATTTGGTATAAGAATATTAATATTATTTGTACCTACAAATATTTGAGCCATACCAATAATTGCTTGTTGCAAAGATTGTTCACCATGATGGTATGCAGTTACCTCACTAACATTACCTGCTAGTTGGGCAACCTTGATTTCATTTGTATATAATTTGCGCTTTAGACAAGCATATAAAATCTTTCGTGTACTTTCTTTAAGCCCGTCACAAATATGATTAATGGATCTTTCCAAATCTCTGTTACTAAAATGGATGAGATCTTGGTTGACGAAATCCTCATAATTAACTTCAGGTTTTGAATAATCTAATACATTATTTTTATTATAATGCATTAGCCATTCTTTTCTATCATCTGCTCTTTTTTTATTGAATGCAAGGTCAATATGTTCATCAGAATCAGGTGTATATATATAATTAATTTTTTTCATATTTTTGAAGTATTCTTTAGCTTCATCATCCTTTGATGTACCAAGTCCTTTGTAATATTTAATTTTCCAATGTCCATTTTTTCCATCAGTAATTGTCCATTTTTCATAATCAGACATATTATAGAATGAAATTTGGTTACCAGAACTTGTTTGTGTTGCTTTAATAATAGGTGTTAACATAGATGTTAGAAATCCGTTAATTTTGAATAATGATGGCCAAAGTGATTGAAACACATTAAATAAGAGACCTTTAATGTGACTTCCATCGTGGTCTTGATCTGTCAAAATCATAATTTTACCATACCTAAGACTGCTTACATCATTGTATTTTTTATTCTGTTCTAATCCAAGTATTTTCTTTAAAGCTGTAATTTCTGCATTGTCAGATATTTTTTGAATAGCAGCATCTTTTACATTTAAGACTTTTCCTCGAAGTGGAAATACCCCATATCTGTCTCTTCCAATTACACTGAGACCAGCTATAGCCATTGTTTTTGCCGAATCTCCTTCCGTCAATATAAGAGTGCAATCTTCACTATCCTTAGTGCCTGCTAAGTTAGCATCATCTAATTTGGGCACAATTATACGTGATGTTTTCTTACCATCAGTTTTAGTAAGCTTCTTTTGGTTCTGAAAATCAGTGAAAGATAAAGCTTTTTCAACAATGTTTGTTTTATAAAGTTTGTCTATGAATTTATCAGATATTTCACATTTAGAACCAAACTTGGCCACTGGTGTAGTAAGAGTCTCCTTTGACTGACTATCAAATGCTGGGTTAACAATTGTGCTTTTGATGAAAACAAACAGATTATCCTTCAATGTTTGAGCTTTAATAACCTTCTTCTTCTTAGCTTCTATTACATCAGACAATTTCTTAATGATAGCATTGGTAACATAATTTACATGTGTACCACCTCTGATAGTATTGATACCATTTACAAATGATATTTGTTCATATGTGCCATTTCTGGATAGACTTACAGCAACTTCCCATCTATCATTGCAAGCTTCATATATTAACGGGTCTTCGCCTTTATCAATGAAAAGCTCAGCATATTTTTCGAAATCTTTAACTGGTAGTTTTTCATCATTAAAATATATTGAAACATTTTTGCTAGTGCACGCTGCAGCATCAATAGTTCGGCGTCTGAACAATGCAAATATATCATCTGTCATACCCCTCAAACCAAATCGCTCATAATCTGGTGTGAATGTAATACGAGTGTATGGCAATTTAGGTGTTGCACGGATACTAGGTTTATCTTTTTCCAACATATTATTTTTATAATGTTGTATAAAGACTCTTTGCCTATAATGATCAACTGTTTCGACACTAAATTCCTTAGAGAATATATTAGTCAATTTCAGACCATATCCACCTTTGCCACCTATAATCTTTTCTTCTTGGTGATTATAATTAGTACTTGTTAACAAAGTACCAGTGATAAGTTCTGGAATATAAACTTGAAGAGTTTCGTGCATTACTACATCAATGCCATTACCATCATTGTAAATACTAATTTGTCCAGATACTTTATCAACATTTACCTTGATTGTTTTGACATGTTTTACATTTTCTTTTCCTTTTTCTTCCTCTAACATTAGTCTTACAGAATGATCTATAGCATTAACAATTACTTCATCAAAGATTTTTAGCAGACCCGGAACATAATTGATTTCTTTTGATTGCATTTTTTTGCTTTCTTCATCGAAAAGATAAAGTTCCAATGTAGTATTATTTACAGAACCAATATAGGTATCTGGAATATTGTAAATATGTTCTCTTAGTTCATACTTTTTATATTTGTCCTCAATCTTTTGATTTGTTACAGCCATTGCTAGTGCTTCCTGATTAAATATAATTTAAAAAATGTTTATATACACTCAGTTTTTTATTTTTTGGCTATAGATATAGATATAGATATAAAAATATATTATATATATAAATTAAAAATGCAGATATTTGTGAAGACACTCACTGGCAAAACAATCGCTTTAGAAGTAGAATCATCTGACACTATTGATATGGTAAAATCAAAAATTCAAGATAAAGAAGGTATCCCTCCCGACCAGCAAAGACTTATCTTTGCAGGAAAACAATTAGAAGATGGTAGAACCTTGGCAGATTATAACATACAAAAAGAATCAACATTGCATTTAGTCCTGAGATTGCGAGGAGGGACATTTAAGAAGAGTATTTTGTGAATTGTAAATATTGTAGCATTTCACTAGCTATATCTGCTACATTCTTATCATCTATTTCGATAACTATGATATTCATATTATTTTTAAGGGCTTTTTCATAAGTTTCTTCGTGATGCTTATGCAATTGTTGCAAATATTCTAATGTTATATTTTTTTCAGATTGTCTGTTTCGTTTTTTAATCCGTTTAAAACAATTTTCAGGTGTAGATCGCAAATATACATATGTATTACAAGACCAAAGTGAATCTGTCTTTGCATGTAAATCATTAAGTATAGTATTCTCAACATCAGTTATCATAGCATTTTCATATGCAGTGACTATAAATGTATTTCGTATAAAATAAGGACTACGTTCCATAAGTATTAATGCTTTATCTGTTTTTTCTTGAATCCAACAACGGTCTAACCAGATGCGAACTTGAAACTTGAAAACATCATTTTTATCGTCATATAATTTTGTTAAATATGTGTTCCAACTTTCTACTGGCTCTAAGTCTATTGATATCTTGTGATATTTATGTAAATAATTCAGTATACTTGTTTTCCCACAACCTATATTACCATCTACAGTAATAATTGTCATTTTACAATAGATATTAAAATAATCTTAAATGAAAATCAATTTTTTATTTTTGCTTATTTGAAAGGGTGTAGAATATGATTGCTCTTTACAATTTTTTTTAAAGCAGATAATGTGATAATACCTTGGTGATGTTTTAAATTATTTATAAAACATGTTATATGAAATGTAATAATTTTTAGAATCTCTTTTTTTATAGTATTTGACGCTGATATTGAATGATATACCAAAATATCTTTAACGTATTTGTTTAGGATATTATGTAATTCGTCTATATTTGTTGATATGCCACCTCCAATTTGTGGACGTGCTATACCTCCAGCATAATCAACACCGAGAATATCCTCTGTTGGATTATTTATAGAGTACATTGTTTCATTTTTACCCAAAAATGTAGCTGAACCTAATCTACCATCACCACCAACCATAGAATAATTGAAACTACATTTATTTTCAACATATTGTCTACCAGCTTTAATAGTTTTATCAGTTATTTTAGAACCATTATTAAGAATACAAATTAAACAAAAAATTGAAACTATATTGAAAATAACTGCGTCAAGGTATAAAGAAGTTTGTTTTAAAATCTTGAATCTATCCTTGTTTTTTAGTTGTATATTATGTTTGATAAATAATTTATCAGCGTGTTTTTGCAATTTTGTTAATTTATCCATTTTGTATCTAATATTTGCTATGAAAATAATTCTTAGTATAAAATAAAGTATTTATATGGCAAATAATATCTTCAATGGTCGTGTAAATGTATTACAAAAAGATTATTCGGATTATGTAATAGATAATTCCATATCTCAATCAACAGATGGATATGATATTGTATCTAAAAACATGTCACATACTCCTGTTTCTAAACTGTTTTTTTCAAAAACAAACATAGATGCACTACAAAAAGGAATAAGCAATAGAGTATTTAATCAAACAAATGGCACATATAATATAGGTAACCAAAGTGAAACTGAACTTAAAATTATTATGAGATCTATTTATTTTGATTCCTTGCGCGGTGGTATCCCTATGCTTGATGATATCCAAACAATGATTGATCCATCTTGTGATACTGTATTAGAAAAAGTAAAAAAATTAAATAAAAAAGTCCTAGACTGGGCTGTACCACATATTATCACAAATATTCAACAATTTGAAAAATACAAACGAGATATAAGTTTTATGCCGAATCCTATGGACAGACCATCATTTGTTAGTTCTGCTGGTTCTAGAAGCTTGGAATTTCAGTCATTTTTTTAGGCAAATTTTATATGCTTTATTATTATAGAGTTATAATATGTCATCATCTACAACTGAAGTAACAGATTTAAATGAAGATGAAAGAAATATTTATTTATCTGAGAAACTAAAAAAATTTAAAATTACTATTGTTATTTGTACTATATATGCCAGTATTGCTACCGTACTTTTGCTAGTAGCTTATTTGACATCATGGGGCAAAAAATATTTATATGACGAAATGTTGGCATTTGTTGTTACATATATTATTGGCACAGTAATTATAGTTGTTTATTTAGCAAATGAAGTATATAATTATAAACCTGTCAAGGGTCAAGGTTTGAATTATAACAGTGATTTATGTCCTGATTATTGGAAATTACTATATGTTGACAATAATTCAAAAGAATTTAAATTGGATGAGGATGGTAAAAACTATTTTAATCCACAAGTAAATACATTACAATTTAGATACAAATGTGTAATGGATGATACAATATATGATAAAAATAAATTGAATACTCCTCTCATGAAGAAAAATATTGCTGGTCAACTATATGTAGATGAGGCTACTAGTACAAATACTAAATTATCCAATGATAATGATTTAAAAAATTTTAAACAACATTCTGCAACAATGCTTGGATATAAGTATAATGAAAGTACTAATATTTTATCAAAGAATAGTAGTAATGCATTTTTGAATGATGTTCAAACTTCAAGATATTTTTCAGGTTCGCAAGTTCCTATAGCTTGCGATTTTGTTTATCCTATGTATTTATCTTTATCTGATATTGATTATCAAAACAAAAATCCCGGAAAATCTGATAATACTTTTCGATGCGCATATGCTCAAGCTTGTGGAGTCACATGGACTGACGCAGGTTGTGACAAATAAAATATACTCAAAAAATAAGGAATTATGTACGAATATCATTTATTTATGATTAGCATAGTATTGTATTTTTTAACAATTGCTTGGTTAATATTATATGATAAACATCTATGTAATTGTGGGAATAATTGGAAACAATTATTTATGAGAATCTGGATTATATTAATGATAGTATATTTTACTTTAGATGTTTATATTCGAATAAATCCAGTCATTGTATATATTGTTATCCTTGGACAACTTTTATTTATAAGTATAGTTTTTATTTATCTTAATGAGGTAATCAAAGTGAAATGTAATTGTAAAAATAAAGAGGCAATTAATAAAAATGAACTTTGGCTATATTTCGACATTTTAATTGCATTCATAGCATTATTATTTTATGGGTGCTTTGATAGAAGTTGCTGATACATATGATATAAATTGAAAATCTGTATATTTTAATTCTTCAATCCACTTTATTTTTGCATCTATATTGCTTTTCAATGTAGGTGGTGGTTTATTAATAACAAGCGTAGGTCCGTCCAATACATGATTTTGTAATTGTTTATGTACTGATTCTATATGTTCTTCATATATATGACTGTCAGTTGCAGTGATACATATTTTTGATACTGCTAAATGCAATACATATGCTAAAATATGTGTAAATAAGGCGGTACTTGCAATATTAAAAGGTAGTCCTAGAAAGAGATCACTGCTACGCATATTCATCATACATGATAATCCTTTAGAATCTTTATAAAATGTATACATTATATGACAAGGTGGTAAGGCCATTTGATGCAATTGACAAGGATTCCAAGATGAAATAACTGCTCTTCTGCTATTCTCTGGTTTATTAAGTTCATCCAATACATATTTCAATTGATCAAAATCATTAGAATCATTTTCACAAGGATATGATTTGTTGAAATGTCGCCATTGCCATCCATAAATAGGTCCTAGTTCTCCTTCTTTATAATGATTTAAACCAATACTATCTAAAAATTCTCTTGATGAATTTAAGTCCCAAATATGTACACCATTCTCTTGTAATTCTTTTGCATCTGTTTTCCCTTGTAAGAACCAAAGAAGCTCACAAATGATTCCTTTAGTATACATTTTTTTAGTAGTCAATAATGGAAATGTTTTTGATATATCAAATGTAATACTTGTTGCAAATTGCGAGTAAACATTTCCATTACGAGAAGGTCTTTTTTCACCATTTGTCAGGGTATTTTTTAATAATGATAAATATCCTTCTTCATTATAATATAAATTCATTTTGATATATGTGTATATAGACAAATGTTTATGTATGTTGATATATATAAAAAAATGATTAGATAGTTATTAAAATAAACATCTTATCGATAATGCATCTAGGAATCATATCTCTTGCTGATAGAGTTGTTCATAACATTAAATCGGAGCCTATTAAGCAAGAAATTTTAAAAGAATTATATACATTATATAATATAAAAATTATAGAAAAACATGATCATAAACTAGATGCTAATAATCAACAATATGTAAAAGCTAATCCTCATTTAGTTTGCCTACGTAGTAATGGTAATAGGTATATACTATATTTTACCAAATATAATGACATCGAGATCATTTATTTAATAGATGCCAAAATTCATCCGACTTATACAACACCTAGAATGATTATTTTAAAGGGTTTGTTTAATAAAGAACTGTATAATAATACTGTAATTTATTGTGAAATGGTAAAAACAACAACTGGCTGGTTATGTTTATTTAATGATGTAATTGTGTATAAGGGGCGACATCTTGTAAATGTAATATTTCCGGACAGATTGAAAATAATGTATAATTTGTTAGATACAGATTATACTCAGGATAAAATTATGGATATTTGTCAATATAAAATTAAAACATATTTTCAATTATGTGATGAAAGTATTGATGAATTAATGAAATTATCATCAGAATTAAATTATACTTCTCGCGGTATATATTTCTGGCCATATAACTTGAAATATAAACCAAAATTATACAATTTTGATGAAAATAAAATAAAAACTGTTGTTCGCAAAATCAAAGATGATAATAGATTCAAAAGACTTGAATTAGAACCACCTATTGTTGACATTACAGTAAATGAAAATCCCATAATTACTGAACCGCAAGAACACAATATTGTGACGAATACTTCTATTACAGACAATAATACTGTTATACTTTATTTATCAAAAAGCAGTGAACCGGATATATATAATTTATATGAAAATCAAAATATTCTAACATCAAAAAAAATAGGTATAGCATTAATACCTAACTTGACCACAAGCAAAATGATAAGAAATGGCTTTAAAAATACTAATATCACAAGCACAATCAAAGTTAAATGTAATTTTAATGCAAACTTCAACAAATGGTATCCAATTGAAATATTATAATATTATACTATATTAGATAAAATATATGCTAAATATTACATCACAAGCTTATGTTTACACAATTGTAACTATCATAACTTCAATAATTAACTTAATTTTAGCCAGTGCACTTTTTGGTCTTGGTGGATTTTTTGGTTATCTAATTTTATTCATATTATTTCTACCACTTACACTATTAGCTATTTATAATATAGATTGTCTTTCGACTGGTAGTTGTGAAATTTGGGCTTGGATACTAAGCATTTTAAGTATCATATATATGGTACTGACAACATTAATAGTAATTATAAGTGCTACAACAATAACAACTGAAAATAATACACAAACAAAAAAGTAAATAAGAAAAACACGAATTTAATTTAATATGAATACATCTAATCTAAATCTTGAAAATAGATATAATCCTTTACAAAATGTTTTGACATTGCTCGAGCATTCAATTAAAATGCGAAGAAAAAAACAAAAAATAACATCAGAGCTTAAAATGATTTGTGATAAAGAATGTGAAAAAAACTTCCAATTAAATCATATAGATAAAATGGAAAAATTGGAAGAGGAGCTTCATTTTTTAGAAGGATATGTAAATTTTCTTGAAAATCAGGCAGTTGTGATGATTAATGAAAACAAATTAACAAATGTTCCAGCTATTGAAGAATTAGAAAAGGGTATACCTGCACTTGAATATGATGAACTGCCAGAAATATCTAAATGTAAAATCAAAACTTGATGAATCTTTCTTTATGCATAAAATAGTAGGCTATCAACAATGCTCCTAAAATATTTAAATAAGCATTGTATATCATCATTTTATATGATGGTTTATAAACAAGGACATATATATTACTTAAAAATACAATGAAAATACCTATATAATATGATACTAAATGAATATCCATTATCTATATTGTATCATAGATAAAAATTATATATGTGAAAGTCCAAATTAAATTTTATGTAGACTTTTTCGTTGTTGAATGTTTTTTACGTGTATTTGATGAAGATGATTTAGAACGATGTCTTTTATGTGATTTGAGTCTAAGTAGACAGTCTTTCAAATCTGTTACCTTATCCAATATATCATTCATTATTGACATATCCCAGCCAATAAATTCAAATTCATATACAATATAATTTTTATTAATAATATTTACTGTTTTATATTGATATGTCATACCTTGTATAGCTTGTTTATTGATTAATTTTAATTTAGCACCAAAATTTAACAAAATTTCAGATTCATAATTTTGTGTATCTATTATTTTTTCTATATTATAAATATTACTAATATCATCTCCTAAATATGCATATGGAAAATCTTTCAAATATTCAGGATTTATTCTTATAGACCATAAAATATTGTTCTCAATATTTTCTTGTTTTGATACAAAAGTAACTGCGATTTTTTCTAAAACAGATGTTGAAAAAAATGTAGGTGTAATATAAATGTCACCAATATTTAACTTATGAAGGCTATTTATTAGAGTCTGGGAATTGTTATCAATACCTCTGTATAATAAAATATAGTTATTTTGTTGAGGAAAAGTATTTAGTGATTTAATATCATTATGCAATTTAATTATATTTGTAAGCTGAATGATAATTGATTCTATATAACAGTTGTTTTTATTTTGTATGGTACATTTATTATATAAGTCGTTGATTGTGACAAACTTGGTACGGTCTGAAATAAAAGTTTTACAATCACTATCATATTTATCAAGTAATAATAATAATTCAATTATTATTTTATAATTTATTTTATAACCTAGATCATCAAACATGGATATTAAATCATCCATATCTGTTTCATATACCCATTCAGAAACGCTTAAAAGTTTCATTTGATTTAATGATAAAGTTGTGTTTCTTTGAGGTAATTGTCGTTTATAAGTTGTTATAAGTGTTGGCGCTTCCATCTATAATAAGATATTATTTATTTACATTATTAAATATTATTTTTCTAACAATGTTTTAGATAGAAATGTTTATATTATTCAAATCATCTACAAATCCTAAAAAGCTTTCACAGTATAAAACTAATGTAAAAGACCTAGATACTGCTGCAAACATAATAGCTAGTAAATTATTTAAAGATACTAAATTAACAAAAACTATTATATTTTGCATCAAAAACAATAAGAAATTATATTATTATAAAGCGAATAAAACCAGAAATAAAATTAATATTGTGCCTTACATACAATATATAAAAGGTGGTACTATAGGAAGTAAAACTAAATTTTCAGATTTACCAGAAGATATTCTAACATATATACCATTTGATATAAAATCGATGAATAGTATGTCAAAAATCAATAAAACTTTAAATAAATCTGTGAAAAATAGTCATGAAAATCCATTTAGTCTTAATATTCCAGGTTCAAATGATATTATGCTACAATATGGGTTAAAAATGCAAGATATTATAAATAGTTCATTTACAACAGAATTTTTGGATGATTTCATATATACCTTTAATATGCTTTCACAATCTTTACAAGAAAATCATTTATACAAAATGTTTCATCATACTCGTAGAACAAAAAATTTATTACATCAATCTACTGAACAAGATATATTTATATCTGTTGAATCAAGAATATGTACTTCTTGTAATATATTTAAAATAAATGAAAGAACTGATGCAAACAGAGATTTTAGAATTATTCAATTCCTATTGCATTTAAGTGACATACACTTACAAGGCAAGGTGAAAAAAATTATGACTATATCATTAATACATCAAATGTTAAAATGTTTTGAAGAAATATATAAGATACATTTGCATTCTATTATTGGCAGAAACTTTGATAATGATTCTGGATATATAGAAAATAATAATTTGTTATTAGATTATTTATGTAATTATCTACAATATAATAATATAGCACCAGTGCATTTATTAGATATTAATTTATATAATATATATTCAGTATTTGTTACAGCTGGTTGGTGGTCAGGATTGTTTACTGAAGATGAGTATCGCAAAATATATAAACATTTACTATTAAAAATGACAGGTCTTAAATCAATCCATAAAAATACCGAACTACAATTGAAAACAATAGTATTTATAATGGATTTTTGGAGAGATAGATATGATAATAAAAACTTGTACATATTTATATTATTATTTCAATATTTGAATAATCTTATTGAAAATAATTTAACATCATCTGATATTTTCAAACATAAAAACTATATAAATACATGTATAACTAAAATACAAGAGTCATTGGAAACTATAGAAATTGATGATAATAGACCAGTTGAAGAACAAATATTTATTAAAGAAGCAAAAGATTTAGCCAAAAATGTATTGCCAAAAAATTTACCATTTTTTGAGAACCTTAAAGAAAAGCTATAATTGACAAAAACTAGATAGGCGAGAGTTGTTATCGTAGGGGGGTGAATGAAATACCGAAGTATTACACTCGATTTTGAGGAAGTAACGACAACATGAGCGCCTATATAGCTTTGTGATAAAGAAGTATAAAACAATCAATCATTTTTTATTAGAAATTCAAAAAAATAAAGCAATTATATTATTGTTTATTATAGGTTTTAATGTGTATATTTTTTTCTTTGTGTAACTTGTTCTTGAATTTGTGGTATATGACTTTTAGTTCTACTTCTTTTTTTTGGTATGGTTATTCTTGGTCCTATATAATTATCATCTTGTAGTAAATTAGTGTCTCTATCAATAGAATAAATTAATCTATGTTGGCTTATTTGTGTTTTCGTGCTGACTTTATTGGTCTTTCCTCCAATTATATAAGACTTTTTAGTTACTTCATTTTCTACAATTTCATACAATTCCTTAAATGTTATTCGTTCAAAAACATTGGCTTTTTTGCATTTTTTATAGATATAATCTACAAAAATTTTATCAGAATCTGATGTATAATAGATGTTTTTACTTAATTCTAATATAGTATATGATAATGAAAAAACATCTGCTTTTAAAGCAATATCTCTATTGAAAATTTCAGAACATTTTGTGACACCCATATGCTTTATGGTATCAATAAAAGTACGAATTCCATATTCATAATCATATAATAAGGAAATATTATTGAGTAAATATTTTTGTTCAAAATAATATTGTTCTTTCATCTTATCATAAATAGTGTCCACAAATTTATCAAATGCTTGTTTATTACCTTCAAATTGATGTCTATGCGATAGCATTATATAAGCTATATAAAATTCAGGTGGATAAAAACGATAACTTTTGAATGATAATATTCTCAGTGCTGATGATGTGGGTATATATATATCATCAATATTACACGCTAAGCCAAAATCAATTAGACTAATTTGCCTACTATTGAGTAAAACATTACGCGTAGACATGTCACGATGACAGATATTATTATCTTGCAAAACAATCATACCCTTCAAAAACTTAGCAAGTTTTTTAAGAAAATCATAATAGTGCAAAGTATATTCTCGCGATTCAACATTTATCCCGCCGTCTGATAATATTATTTGTTGTAAAACCGTTTGTCTAGCAGTATGTGTTATTGATTTTTCTAAACAATATGTAATAGTTGGATGGAATTTCAAGCATTTTTTTGACATTTCAAGTGCACCTTTGAGTTTTACAGTGAAGTTGGCATTTGGGTCTATTTTATCAATTTTTTTTAGTATTGCTAATTCTTCTTTAAAATCTTTTTCACCTTTAATAAATACTTTACCAACATCTGTATTGTCTCTATTCAAATAAGGAACATACTCTTTTAATACTAAAGAAGACTCTGATATAGGAGGTGACATCACACAACCATAACTTCCAGCCCCTACATATCGTAGCTCTACACAATTAATAGTATCTGGAGCTAATACCCTACCAATTGGACATTTTGATTGTAAATTGTTAGAAACCGTATCATTAATAGTTAATGTAAATATATTTCGTCTTTTTCTACATCCTTTGCCTTTTTCCCATTTACAAGGAAAAGTACATTTTTCCTTATTCAATTGAGAACATCCTACCATATCTAATTATATGATATTAAAAAAAACTATTTTCGTTTATGAATTCTAAAATCTCGTCAATATTTTTTCTTGTAAAAGGATTTAAATCGTAAGTCATATTATGCAATTCATTAAAAATTTGTCTTTGTACCGCATTTTCAAAAATAATGTGTTTTTTGAGAGATTTCAAAATAAATGAACTTGAATATACATCTGATTTAAATATCATATCTTTGGTAAATAATTCATCAAACGTATTGATATTTTGTAATTTAATATGATCTAACATTTGTTGCAAAGCTTGTCGATAACTATATATATTATATGGTTCGCTTTGATTATATTTATAATAATGTTCATAATAAAAAATTTCAAGTTCTTTAGTATAATTTGTCATTGCTTTGAAACTTAAATCTATACTTTCTTCAAATGATTTTCCCTTTTTCATATTTTCATAAAGAAGATAAGCTATATAAAATTCGGGTGGATTATACATATACATATAACCAAGTATATATATATCATCCTTGTTATCTGCGTAGACATTGTTCACATCACAAGATAATCCATAATCTATTATATTTAATTTGTTACATGTATCATCATAAAGTACATTGACTGGTTTAATATCCCTATGAATTATATTTGCATTATGTAGTTTTTGAATGCCTAAATAAAAATTAGATATCATATGCATAAATACAGAGAATGATATATTTAATATTTGTAATTTCGATGTAATACTTGTACCACCATATTGATATACAATTTGATAGAGCTCATCTGTTTTATCTAACGATTTTAAAATATCTGGTTCATCTTTCAATTCTTTGATACTTATTTTAGATGCATTGATTATAGGTACAGTAAAATTTTCATAGTCAATAATTGATATTATTCTTTTCATTATCTGTAATTCTTTTTCAAAATCCTCTCTGTTATCCTTATTGAAAAGTTTACCAATCAATTTCTGAGGAATACATACATTTTTGTTTTCATAAAATGTCTCTGTTACATTATTTACATTTGGTGTAATTACCACACCATAACTGCCTTTTGCTATTATTTCATGATGCATATTCAATTCACAATGAAATTGTTCAATATCTGATATACTACTACTTATAGATGATGAATAATGAATTTTTGTTTATTATAATATAATAATAATAAACTTTATATAGGCTGTAATTTTGTACTATCCCTATGTAGCATATAATTTACATTAATATTTGCTATAGGCAAATCCGTACTGAATTCGCACTTTGGACTATTTAAAGGCATTTTATTATCTATCAATTTATTTTCAAATACAAAATTATCATCAACCCCTGTATTTGGTTTATACATCAATTCATTTACAAATCCTTTATTACTAATGTAATTTCCATCTTTATATAAATTTGCATTTGAATTCAGTTCATCCGGTAAACATCTTATGGTATTTTTTACTATTGGAGTGTTAGATGTACTTTTTTCATCTGTACACTCAGTCTCTTTAAAATAACAGCTCATATCATACATATCATATATAATGAATGAAAACACTACAATTAGAAAAACAGCTACTACATAAATGGTTTTCATTTCTATACAATAATAATATTTTAATCATCTGGGATAAAATCATATTTAACTTTTTTTTCTGTTATTACAGGTTCACCATTGTTAAAATATGTAATATTATATTTGTGAGTGTTATAATAATTTATTCTGGCATATCCCTTCTTTGTAAATATTGAAAATTGGTCCCATATATCAATACAAAGTGGAACATATTTAGGTTGTTTCTCGCGCAAAATTCTACCTATAGACTGCTGTATATCTGAAATAGGGCTTGCAAATATAACAGTATTCAATGCAGGAATATTCATTCCTTCAGCAGCCATTTGATATGTCGCTAGAATAATTTGTTTTTCTGCAGATTTGTCCAATGCATCTTGTGACATTCCTCCTACATAATAACCAACAGTCCAGTCACTTATCTTACTATTGATGTCATTTAATTGCTGTCTACGTTCACTCAAAATTAATATTTTCCTGTCTTTATCTTTTTCCAGAATCTGTTTTAAAATATTCAAAATGTACTCTGTTCTAGGTTCATACTTACATATATTATTTATCATTGCTGCAGCATTCGGCTTTCCATTCCATAATAATTTATTTTCTGAATAATTAATATCTGTTTCAAAATATTTGTGCATTTCTACGTTAACAGTAATTTGCTCCTTTTTAACAAATTTATAAACAGATTTTCCAATATAATATTCAAATACTTTGCGCATACCATCCTTTCTATTTAATGTTGCGCTAAGACCTAACATAATGTTTGTGTTTAGTTTATGAAATGCTCTACAGAATACTTCGGCTCCCATATGATGTACTTCGTCAATGATTACAAGACCAAATTCTTTGAATATATTAATATCATAATCGCGCATCGCCAATGATTGTAACGATGCAATTACAAAGTCCTTATCTTCCACATCAACCTTTGATTGTTTAATTATACCAATTTTAGCATTAGGAACAAATTGTTTGACTGTTTCTATAAATTGTTGATTCAAGAAATCCTTATGAGATACAAACATTGTTTTCTTTTTTAAATGACAAGCTATATATACACTCATTATGGTCTTGCCAAATCCACAAGGTACACTAATGATTCCTCCACGTCTACAAGGGTCTGTAGCCGCTTTAATAAAATTATTCACAGGTTCTAACTGTTGTTCACGCAAAGTTCCGACAAATTCCATATTTTCACGATGTTCTCCTTGTGACAAAGTACATTTATATGGTTGGCCAAATTTTTGTAAGCCATAGAATCTTGGAATATATATTCTTTTATCACTTTCAGTGTAAATCGCAAAAGAACTTGTAGAACCTGATAATGCAAAATTTACATTAGGAGTCATAGTTAATTCATCCTTCAGTTTTGTTATTAATTCAATATTATTGTTTTTTGGAATACCATAGCCATTTATAGACAATATTGAATGTTCCATTTTGATAAATACATATCATATAATATATCATTTTTTTATATATAATAGATAAGAAGTGATAATGTTAAAGGAAGGACTTAGAATTACAGCTGTATTTTTATTGATTCTTATCATTATTATGGATGATTTTCCATTTTATTATAAATTAAAAGATCCAACAATCCAATTATTTCTTGGACTAATTGTGCTTGCTTTGATATTTTATGATACAACATTTGGATTTATAATGGGTCTAGTAATGATGTTAATATATTACGAGATATATAAAAAAATAATATCAGATCATGAAAGAGAACTGGAATTAAAAGAAAAAGAATCTACTACTCCTCCAAAAAATATTTATAAAAGCAATAGAGTTTGCACGACAAAAATGGATTATATATCAGATGCACATCTATTAGCTGCACAAAACAATGTATATGATGTACAAAATTTCAATACAGAGATTGTTGGATTACAAAATGCAATAGGTGCACAGGGACTAGATAAGGGGTATGATAATAGTAATACATATGCTATTTTCTAGATTATCATAATATATCGAAATATGTCAGTGAATAAAATATTCCAAATATAATCACAAAATTGAATATAAATTCTCTTCCTGATATATAAGATGTTGCAACATCAGGCATTTTTGATATTATAAGATGCATTACATTATAATTAAGTAGGAAAAATACAATTAAAGTAATAATAAATGTCTTTTGTAATATATTACTATCTAGCAATTTTTTATGTTGTTTAATTTGATGATTAGGTTGGTAACTGTTTTGGATCATATGTTGTTGATATACTGGATATTGTTGTTGGTATTGTTGCTGTTGAATATTTTGTACATACTGTTGATTTTGCATCATATGTGGTTGCTCTATTTTTTTGGAATTTGCCATTTCATTTTCAAATTCTTGTAAAACATTTTGAATAACTGGGTCATCAATATCTTGTACATTATTATTGGAGTCTGTACGTAAAGGTAAAGTATCAATACGCGTTGCCATTTGTGTAGGTCCAGAATTTTGTGGAGGTGCACTTGCCATATATATATTATATGATAACAAAAATAATATAATTAAAAAGCGCATAGATTAGTTATCCATAATATTGGATTCAATTTTATTTACAGGTTTTTCATTTATATCATATGGTGTTAATGGTGTTTTAGTTTTACTACAATCTACCATATATGCTATATATTGATAGCAAGTATCCTCTAATTTAAATATATTGCCTTCAATTTCGTCTATATAAGGTGCATGATAGACAGTACAATTGTCTTTACAAACACGTTTGAATAGTAAAGCAATCGCTAAACCAAATATTGCACTTATAATAAGTTGTCCAGGTGCAGAATAAAACATTTTGTTTATCAATAATCGGAGATAAGTGGCCATTCTAAAAATGGCTAATATTATATTATTGGTTGTGGTATTGCTTCTGCGTTACATTTGACTTCTTTTACTTTATATTTATAACAATCATCATTGAGACCTTTATAAACATTCTTATTTGTATTATATGGTGTTGGATACTTAATGACAATTCGTTCTTTAGGACTATCTAAATATATGTATATTAAACCTATTATGAAGGCTACTATAAATGATAATATATTGAGTTTAAAAATTTTTGTATCAGACATCTTTTTATTTATGTGGACATATTTTTTACTGTTTTGATGTAAGATAATATATATGGACAAGGTATAGTTTTATTTGTATAGAATACATTATTTTCTTGTGTGCTCAATTTATAAAATGAAATCTTTTCTTTTTTGGGTGGCTTGTACTTAGTTATATCACTATCTGAATATTCAAACCAACTATCAGTTTCTAGTGAAAAATATTCATAATGACCACTACCAAGTGTTTCACCAATATGTACTACAATACCATTTAATTTATAGAAATTATTATCATATTCCCATTCGTTAGGAATCTCAAGTTTCATAAAATTTTTCTTCAAATTGGCATCAAAAATATTCAAAGTTATCTTCATTATATCAGGAAATGTCGTTATTTTATCAATTCTTTTGAATGGAAATTTATCTTCTTTTTGAGGTTTATTAGTTGATGCATCTACAACATTATCACAACTTAAGTATTCGGATTTTTTGGTAACCTCTTCTACAATTCCATTATAAGCCTTTGTTAATTCAGACCCTATATTATAAATCTTTTTTTTATCATCAAATCTCAAAATAATACTTGTATCTATAATGTTTGCCACTGGTTTTTTTTCTTCGCATTTTAGTTCTTTTTTACCTTTGACCATAGTCTTATGAAATTCTTTGGTTGTTTCCAAATTTACTTCAAATAATTCTGTTAATTGTTTTATATTTAATTTTTCTAAAACTTTAATTAGAAATTCTGATGCATCACTTTGTTTTGATGTATCAAACTTATCATTCTCATTTAGTGTATTATTTAAATCTGTTACTAGATCTTGAATAATTGATTTGTCTACATTATCTGCTGTATATGCTTCATATAAGTTTATATAAGAATCTATAATTTGATTACCTGAATTTTTATATTTTAGAATAATGTTATTAAATATAGGTAGATGTATTAGATATTGTAATGCTGAATTAATATAACAAGAGTTTCCTAAGTTATTTAATCCGCATTGTAGCTTTCTTTTAGTCTTAGGTTCTGCCTTAGTCTTAGGTTCTGTCTTAGACTTAGGCTCTGCTTTGGTCTTAGGTTCTGCCTTAGTCTTAGGTTCTGCTTTGGTCTTAGGTTCTGCCTTAGTCTTAGGTTCTGCCTTAGTCTTAGGTTCTGCCTTAGTCTTAGGTTCTGCCTTAGGTATTGTTTCTGGTTGTTTTTTAGGTTTGATATCATTTAGATTCTTATTTGTAGTTATTCGCTTATCAGGTAGTACATATAATTCAGGTATATTATCATAATTTTCAAATTTCATATCAATTAATTTATATAATGTCTCTCTAGATTTATCAGTTAACCATTTTTGATAAATTTCATTTCGTTCAGCTACATAAGTTTCATACAAATGATTTTGTAATTGTCTTTTATTCTCATATTTTTCTTGGTATTCTTGTTCTCTACTTAGTTCATCATTATAATATGTTTTTAATTTATTATCATACTGATTTATCAATGTCTTAATTTTCTCTATTGGAACCTTATGTTGATTATCTATATGACTAAATATTACAGTTGATATATCAGATAAATCACCCATCTATATAAATACAAATAATTTTATTGTATAGTTCTGACCTGAGATTCATCAAACATACCTTGATAAAGAGTTGTAATTCCATCATTACCTGCTAATTGATCTTCATAAAAATTTCGTGGTACATATTTTATTATTGTCTTTGGTTTAGGACATACAACTATATTATTATAATAACCTTGTATTATTAAAATTGTGCCTAAAAATAGCAAGAAAATTGCAATACTTTTCATTACCTTATAATAAAAATTAGAAAAATAATTCAACTTAATTTACAATTTCATTGTTTTCCTCCTCTTGCTTTCTTTCTGTCCAAGGGTCTACGCGCGACATCGAATCTGCAAGTTCAGAAACTTCAACATTTTCATTAGCCGACTTTTTAGATAGATTGATTTGTTCTTGTTTTCTCTTTTCAAACATAATGTCCTTATTTTCCATGTTTTCTTTATATTTTTTCATAAGTGTATTTAATTGTGTCTCTGAATATTCCTGATTTTGAAGGTCATTGGGATTTGGTGACCAAGGACACCAGCATCCAACCTGTCCAATGAAAATATTGAATTTATCATCAATCTTCTTCAAGAACTCCGCTCTATTTTTTGCTTCTTCAAGAGAATCAAATACACCTCGAACTTTCAAACCTCTGATTGAAGTTTGGAAATTATTATCTCTATGATAATCTGATTCAATGTCGGAAGAATTTGCTGACTTGAAGTACTTATATTGTTCATTCATTTCATTTACATCCGAAATATATAAATGATTGTTTTTGACTGTTTCAATTAAATCTTTAGATTCAGGATATTTATTTAAGATACCATTAAATAGTGTATCCATATCCTTACTAAATTGAGTCAGAAAACGCGAGAAATAATATGCTTCCTTATTTACCAATACATCTTCTGGACTAACAAATGACAAGAGAACATAATTTTGTCCTCTAATAGCTTTATCTTCATCCAAATAATCAACTTCCTTTGTAGTAACTAGTTCAGATTTTTCTGTCATTTGTTATCTATCTTTTATAAATAATATTTTTTAATCTTATATACTTTTCACATAACAAAAAAATATTCTTATTAAATAGTAAATAGATAATGGGATATAGTATTGATTTATGGGAAGCAGTTATTAGATTAATTAAATATCTTCTTGAAGGTTTGGCGGTTGCTATAGTGGCCTATATTTTACCAAAGTCACGATTACCGTTTAATGAAATATTATTTATTGCACTCACTGCAGCCGCAGTATTTTCTATACTTGATCTTCTAGCCCCTGCTACTTCTACAGGTGTTAGACAAGGCGTTGGTCTAGGTGCAGGATTTAAACTTATTGGATTTCCATATGGTTTATAAATAGGAACATTTTATTTTTGAGTATTATATACTAATAGACTATAATGATGGAGATGGAATGAATTCATAATTCAATTCTTCGCATATTTTTCTCCATATTTGGTCTTGTACATATAATTTCTCTCTGCTCTTTAACAATGGAAAATATTTCAAATATTCAGTAAGTCCAAGAATTTGAAAAAATTTATAAAGTACATAGCTGTATGATAAGAAATTTTTTCTATCCCTAGGACAATGTTTCAAAAATGGGCCTTGAATATCTCTGAACATGTTGCACAATTTATCCTCCAAATCCGGTGGAAATTGCGGTGTTGGGATGCCATTAATTCGATTTATTATATAATTAATATGCTCGTAATATTTATTTATCCTTAATCTTTTGAGAATTTCTCTCATTTTCGCATATGTTATAGTTCGAGTATCTGTTATTTTCTCTTTCTTTATTTCATTTAATATTTTCTCAAATATCTCATCTGGAATATCAGTACTTTCTTTGCCCTGAACTTGATTACACCATTCTCGAAAGTGATTTATTCTTTTATAACTGAAATGTGATGTATCTTTGATATTATGTTTTAAAATAGGCCTGTTTTGCTCAACAAGGAGTAATTCTTGGTAACCACATTTTTCGCAAATAATTATGGCATCATGTTGTAAACATGTCATTATATTTTTGCATTGTCTACATAGTTCCAAATCATCGCTTTCAAATTTTTTGACATGTGTTTTGCTAGTTTCAAATAAATATTCATCAACAAGTGTACTTTTATCAATCAAAGGGTTTGATTCAATTTCTGTTTTTGTTGAAATAGCAGGGGATATCAATTTATAGTTTAAAGCATCCAATATAGATTTTTGACCACTATTTGATTCATAACTTATGGGTTTTTTTTTATGTATGTACATATTTGATTTGATTCGTGATTGTTTTTCCAGCATATCATAATAATTAAATAAAATTCCACTAGTCTTTTTATAGTATTCTATCTCATCAAATGTTTCTATTTCCTTAATTTTACCTCTAACATTTATTATTTCTTCAGACAAAAATATATTAGATGTCCACAATTCATTATAAATAATCTCCTCTCTATCATTAAGTGCAACTAATTCAATTTGTAATTTTATAAAATGTTGTGTTTTTTCTAAATTATGTAACATTTGTAAATATTGCTCTTTTTCTTGGCATTTTATAGCAAATGATTTTATCATTTTATTATGCATAACATCTAAAGTAGAATTGTCTTTTTCATTATTTGTAACATTTAATCTTTTCTTAGATGTTTTTTCTTTAAACATTACTGTGATATATTTTGTGATATTTATTCGTTCTTAAGTAAGGATATAAAATCCATTGAGTTTGAGATTACATATTTTTTTCTCCTATTATAGTATAAAGAATAAACATAAATGGGTGGTGGTCTTCTTCAGTTAGTCGCTTACGGAGCACAGGATGTCTATTTGACAGGTAATCCTCAGATTACTTTCTTTATGGTTGTCTATCGCCGTCATACTAATTTTGCTATTGAAGCTATTGAGCAAACCTTTAATGGTACTGCATACTTTGGCAATACAGTCACAGCAACAGTATCACGTAATGGTGATTTAATTAATCGCGCATATCTTCAAGTAGATGTTCCTGCATTACCAGATTATTCATTTAATAGATCAACCTTCACCTCTGTAACTAACAGAGACAGATATGTGAACTATTTAGGTCTTCGACTTATTAATAGTGTTACAGTTGAGATTGGCGGACAGCAAATTGATAAACATTATTCAGATTGGCTCTATATTTGGAATGAACTTTCTCTGCCATTAGGTAAGCGTTTTGGATGGGAAACAATGGTTGGTGCTGATAGTGATGTTGTAAGTGGCACTGATAAAGCTACATCTGCGTCAGCTCTCGCAAATAATGACATGACTTCATTATATGTACCTCTTGAATTCTGGTTCTGTCGCAATGTAGGTCTATCACTTCCATTAATTGCACTTCAATATCATGAAGTTAAAATCAAAATTACTTTCGAAACTATGGACAATTGTGTAGTCAAAGGCAATGGAAGTTCATTTGCCACTTCTACTTCAGCTGCATTAAATGCATTGAATGCCAAATTATGGATTGATTATATCTTCTTAGATACTGATGAACGCAAACGTTTTGCACAAAATAGTCAAGAATATTTGATTGAACAATTACAATTTACTGGTTCTGAAGAATTAAAGAATGGCAGTGGCAATAGGCATAGATTAAATTTCAATCATCCTTGTAAGGAATTAATATGGGTTGCTAAATCAAAAACTAATGAATTTTGGTATGATTATACTGCTGGCACTACATACGACTCGCGAGTTATGAGTTTGTATTTATCTACATCTAATGTTGCATATACATCAAATTTAATTAATGGCATTTATCCTTTAGGTGCAAACCCCTTCAAATCTTGCTTATTACAACTTAATGGTAATGATCGCTTTGCAGAACGAGATGGAAGCTATTTCAATTATGTACAACCTTACCAGCATCATAATAATATACCTAAGAATAGAGGTATTAATGTTTATTCATTTGCTCTCAAACCAGAAGAACATCAACCATCTGGCACTTTAAATATGTCACGTATTGATACTGCTGTCTTATCGCTTAATTATATACCATCTATTTCTGCAGGTACTTCTCACTCTGTTAATATATATGCTGTAAATTACAATGTACTTCGTATAATGTCAGGTATGGGTGGATTAGCATATAGTAATTAGTGTATGAAATATTATAACTCATTTTTTTTCTCCTATTATAGTATAAAGAATAAACATAAATGGGTGGTGGTCTTCTTCAGTTAGTCGCTTACGGAGCACAGGATATCTATTTAACAGGAAATCCTCAAATCACTTTTTTTATTGCAGTATATCGCCGTCACACCAATTTTGCAATTGAAGCCATTGAACAAACTTTTAATGGAAATCCTGCATTTGGTAGCAGAGTTACCTGCACAATCGCTCGCAACGGTGATTTAATACATCGTGTATATCTGGCTTTAGATTTATCTACTGTAAGTGTTGAATTATGCAAATTTTTTGGGTTACGTCTAATTAAGGATGTAGAAGTCGAGATTGGTGGACAAAGAATTGATAAGCATTTCTCACATTGGATGTATATATGGAATGAATTATCATTGCCTAGATCTAAGAAACAAGGATATTATGATATGGTTGGTGCTTATGGAGGTACACCAACTGCTTTAGATACTACTCCTATACAAAAAAAATTATATATACCTCTTGAATTTTGGTTCTGTCGCAATGTTGGTCTTGCTTTACCCCTTATTTCATTACAATATCATGAAGTCAAGATTAATCTTAATTTTGAAACAGCTGCTAAATGTAAAGGAAGTAGCACTGATTTAACTTCATCAAATGCTAACTTCGGAGCATCATTATGGGTTGATTATATTTTCTTAGACACTGATGAACGTAAACGATTCGCACAATTATCACACGAATACCTTATAGAACAAGTTCAATACAATGGTCCTGAAGGAATTACAAATTCTCAATCTAAACCTAAATTAACTATGAATCATCCTTGTAAAGAATTATACTGGTTTTGTACTACAGATGATACTGATCAAGCTGTTACTAATAACAATTGGATGAATTATGCTATACAAAATTCTTCAACTAAATTGGTAATAGGCGATACATCATTGAATGCTATTTCTAAAAAACTTAATCCAACACCGAGGGGTTCAAGTACAGCAACTTCAACTACATCAACATCATCAAATCCAATAGTTAAAGCAAAACTTGTACTTAATGGTAATGAACGTTTTGCGGAGCGAAATAGCTCTTATTTTAATCTTGTACAACCTTATCAACATCACGAAAATATTCCAATGAATGCAGGGCTTAATGTTTATTCTTTTGCACTCAAACCCGAAGAACATCAACCATCAGGTACATTGAATATGTCTCGTATAGATAGTGCAGCGCTACATTTAACTGTTGATAATGCATTTGCTACAGCTAATAAAAGCTATCTGCATGTATATGCAGTGAACTATAATGTACTTCGTATTATGTCAGGTATGGGCGGTATTGCTTACAGCAATTAAGATTATTGTGTAATAAAAATAATATAACTCATTTTTTTTCTCCTATTATAGTATAAAGAATAAACATAAATGGGTGGTGGTCTTCTTCAGTTAGTCGCTTACGGAGCACAGGATGTATATTTAACAGGTAATCCTCAAATAACATTTTTCAAGGTAGTTTATCGCCGTCATACTAACTTTGCAATTGAAGCAATAGAACAATCATTTAATGGTAACAATAATTTTGGCTCATCTGTTAGTGTTTTAATTACTCGTAATGGTGATTTAATTCATAAGATCTATTATACAGCTGATATTACTAACGATAATGATAGATTAACATCTGGTGCTGACTATACAGCTGGTAAAACTAATGCAATTGCATTACAACCATACTTTGGACAAAGGTTACTTAAAAATATTGAATTAGAAATTGGTGGACAAAGAATTGATAAGCATTTTAGTGAATGGTTATATATTTGGAATGAACTTACTATGCCTCCTGGTAAGAAGGAAGGTTATCAACTTATGGTTGGTGGAGACTCTAAAAATCGTTCAAAATATCTAAATGCTAAAGAAAGTTATGAAATTTATGTACCACTTGAATTTTGGTTCTGTCGTAATGTAGGGTTAGCACTCCCTCTCATTGCCTTACAATATCATGAAGTAAAAATTAACATTCAATATGCCACTGCTTCTGAATTAGTAGATACTGGAAGTAATAATATATGTGATGTACTTGATGAAGGTTCACTATTTTCCGAAGCCACTAGCAATTTATTCGGAAAAGGCAATGATTACTTAGTCGGAGATTCCAGCAAATTGAAATTAGAAAACGTAGGATTATGGGTTGATTATATTTTCTTGGATACAGATGAACGTAAGAGATTTGCTCAACAAAGCCATGAATATCTTATTGAGCAAGTGCAATTCCCAGGACCTGATACCATATCAGCATCAACTACTCCAGATAATATGAAGAGTGTAAGAATGGTGTTTAATCATCCTTGTAAGGAACTTATTTGGACTGTTAAGCCTAATGCAAGTGGCAATGATAAGGTATTTTGGAACAATTTCTCAGATAATGTAAAGAATCAATATGAACTTTCTCAAAATCCAGTTTTACGTGCTAAGATCCAGCTTAATGGAAATGACCGCTTTAGTGACCGTAATGGTGCATATTTCTCAATTGTGCAACCTTATCAACATCATGAAGTTACACCTTCTATTTATCACTCTGGTATCAATGTATATTCATTTGCACTCAAACCAGAGGAACATCAACCATCTGGAACTTTGAATATGTCTCGTATTGATACAGCTACACTATCAGTATCATCATCAGTAGCTGGTACAATTTCTGTAATAGCAGTCAACTATAATGTACTTCGTATCCTATCTGGTATGGGAGGCTTAGCATATAGTAATTAAATACTATATATAAATTTACTTAACACTATTCTTGCTGACCATTTCATATTATTCCAATGTTTTTTATTTTCTACAAATGCTAACAAATCATTTTTATCATCGTCATTGATATTAACATTATCAATAATAATTGTAAACAAATCTCTTAAAACTATCTCTGATTTATAATTATCTGCTTCACATCCCCTCCATTTTAATGTACCCATCACTTGATACATACCAAGTAAGAACGGTTGCGAATCTGATACATTTTCAAATTCTAAATTTGTGATATATTGAACATTTGATATTGTACTTAAAAAACAATCTACATTATATGCATTAAAATATGTTAATAGTTGATGCTCAATAATATTTTTTATACAATTTATTGGAAATCCATATTGCCACCCACATCCACATGATAATAATGCAACTTTATAAGGTGTGTAATTTAACATATTTTCGTGTTGATATTGACCATAATCTCCGTGATTTATGTAATTTTCATCTAAAAAATTACAGAATTCTATAATTATATTTATAGCATCTAATAGAAATACAGAAGTATCGCCTAAATTATATTTATCAGCAATATAATATATACCATCTTTAACTTCATTTTGACAATATCCTAGATCATAACAAAAAATATTTGCATCATATAGTGATTTTAAATTACACAAATCACTGTGGTCTGCTTGTAAAGGGTTATTAATCAATTCTCTTGTACCATCTGCTTTTGCACCTATTATGATTAAATTTATGAACATAATACATAATTACAAAATAAATATTTATATGCATATAGATGAATAACCTGATAATAAAAGAAATTTACAGGGCATCCTTATTCTGTAAGATGTCATATTATACACCACAACAATTAGATGAAATTTTTTGTGTAGAAAATAGCATTTTTACGGATATCAAAAAAATATTAAAAAATAATAATATTTATTTTTTTGAAGAAGAAAAACTTAAAGTATATATATTTCAGTATAATAATACTATCTTTATCATCTTGAATTCATATCTACAATACAAAGATGGTCAGTATAAGGAGAAATTTAAGGACAATATTTATATACGTAATGATTTATTAAATCAATATAAATTTATAGAGCAAACAATATGTTCATATATTGATATTTTGAATAAAAATAACAACATAAAAAAACTATATATAACTGGTTATTATATGGGCGCTGGTCTTGCAACAATTGCAGCAGCTATTCTTGGTGAAAAATATCAAAATATGTATTTAGTATCTTGTTTTACATTTTCAGCACCAAAGATTGGCGATAAAGCATTTAAAAAATATTATAATCAATTCGTGAATTGCAATTACAGAATTATTATAAATGACAATTTACATCCCGTATTATCATTAGCAACACATAATTGCTATGACTATCATATTTATAAATATAATCAATATCAGTATTTTAAGGATAAGAATTACTGCCATGTTTCTGATGCTTTGCAATTGGATTCACATAGCATAATAGATTTCAAAAAACCCATTCTGACATTTATGGACAAATTAGTTTGTCCATTATATTGTGTAAATAAAGTTGACGAAGAATTTGTTGATATTGATTGTTATATAGAAAGATTTAACAATATTATTGCTAATTATAAAAAAAATATACAGGCGCATAAAAAAACTAAAGAACTTTCGTTACTTGAACCTTATTTGCTTCGGGTCAATTCTACAAACAAAAGTGGTCAATCTAGTACATCATCCGGATCTAAATCTCCAAAAACACCACCTAAAAATATAGATGATTCAACAAATCCAGTATCAGTAAAAGATTACAAATTTAGTGACATGATTCATACATAATAATGATATTCTTATTTTCCTTAGAGTAATACAGTTGTATTTCATTTAATATATATACCATCATTTTATTATATGATTTAAAATCATCATAATAACAAAAATATTTGATTTTAACTTCGTGTTCATTTTCTATATATTCAACTAATTTTGAAATATCAATGTATTGAGATGTCAAAGCATTAGATGTTTGAATATCTAATTGTATATGCTGATTTTTGTATATATATATTTGCCATTTATTGTTTGCTGTATTTGTGATAGTAATCAAATATTTATTACTACTATATAATGTTTCAAATAATTCATTAATATAATCACTCATTTTTATTTTTGACCTTTCTGTAACAAAAGATATTATTAGTCTTATTACTATTAGAAGATGATTTTACAACAAAATCTTCTGATAAATTTTCGCAATAAGATTTTTTCAATTCATTTGTCTTCATAATATTTGACTTAAAATTCTTAGACATTGAACTTCTTTTGGGATTATGTGTATATATATCATTATCTAATATAGAATAAATGTACTCTTTGTTAATGAGACTATTCTTATCATCTATAATATGTTTATAAGTAACTTTGATATGATCGTCATCATCAGATATTATACTATATCCGTATGAATTATGATAATATCCAGAAACTTTGTAATTCAAAAATTCGTAATCAATTATATTTGATTGAGTTTCATTAATAATGTCTGGGAGTGCACCACCTGTTCCAACAACAATTTGCGTTATGTTTGCTATTTTCATTATTTGAAAATTATGTGTATCTGCACATAAATATATTGCATGATATGCACTTAGTGTTTCTATGAATAATTTACAAATTTCTTTATGTTTACATATTGTTGTTATGATAACATTGTTATGTTTTACTGATAAACTGGTTATTGGCAAATGACCAATTACGAAAATATACTTGGTTCTATTCTCTGCAATAATTTCATGTATTTGATTAATATAAGATTCAATTATGGTGATGTCCATTAATTTATTTTTAAATATGTTTGTATTCAAAAATATAAATAACTGACCATCTATTAATTCATATTGTACTTGTTCTTTTGCCTCATATAATTGTATTAGTTTTTTTCTTGATGATATCCTGCTATTTGTTTTATGAGTTTTTAGATATGTTGATAAACGCGATAAAGTTTTTGTATTTACTGTTTGCAATTCTTCTAATGTTGGAACTTGTAAATCTTTTTTATTGTTTATTAGATCTATGTAAAATTTTTCTGTCTTTAACATACAATCTATTTTATAGCCACTTGTGTCTTCTAAATTATCAATATCTTCATCATGATTACCTAATATTATATGTACTGGTTTATATAATTCATATAACTTATACAGCCCAGAATATAATATATTCGTAAAATACATCTTGTATTTTTTACCATTATCTATATATTCATTTGTATACCAATTATCCCCTGATATTATGACTGCTTTATAATCAGATTCATATTGTTTGATATAATCAAGCACAATATCTCTGAAATTATACTTTTCTTCTTTGTCGCAAACAATATTATTCCAGCATCCAAAATGAATAATTTTCATCTCTATATAAAAATAATATAAATTATCAAATATCTACAGGATCTATCTCTATTTCATTCTCATATTTTGAAAGTATTTCATTTACTATACTTTCTGGATTAAAGTCATCACTGTTAATAAAGACCTTCAATAATTGTTCTGAAAATCCAGAAATAATTGCTACATTATCTGTTACTGATTTTACTGGAAATGTTTCATCATGTTGCGAACTTAAATTCCAATAAATAAATTTTGGCGGATTGTATCCTTTTGTTTCATATTTTGTAAGAATAGAATTATGCAATGTATTTTCAGTTACATTATTAGATGCTTCATCATATTGCATATCAGATAAAACAACTACCATATCTGGCATATTTTCTTGGTTAATATTAAACATTTCTGCAGCATTAAGCAGAAGATCAAATACAGCTTCAAAATTAGTATTCAAGCCAGCTGATATCTTAGACAAATTATTTACTTGTTCAAACAACGTTTCTCCTTTAATTGAAAAAATACTGGGTTCTTTGTGAAAAGATACTACTTTCCTGTGTAATGGCCCTGTATTACATTCTGCAATCAAAATGCCTAGAGCTATTGAAACATAAATAGGGGGTACATTAGCAGGTGTACTATACATAGAACCAGACACATCTACAATTGGAAGTATATTGTTAAGGGTTCCTAAATTTTTTGTAGCTTCAACTAAAGTTTTCCACTGTAATTCAATAGTTTCATCAGGAGATGTCACATTATTTTTTAAATAATATCCTACAAGTTCGTGAGGCAATATTCCTGTTATTTTTATTTTTTTCTCACCTCTGGCTACTTTTTGCAAAAAATCATTGTAACCATCTGGATCATGTTTCATAAAAGCATTTCTTAATCTCTTTGATGCTACAGCTGGAACTTTATCATATTGTATTTGTTTCCATCTATTTGATGTCATCAACTGCTCAACAATTTTGATTTGTTTTCTCAATGGCACAATAATTTCTTTTCTATATTTCTCCATTTTTTTGGTGTCATTTGGAAATAATTCATCTGCTACCTTCGAAGCCATACCAAATTCTTTATCATTTTTATCTCTTTCTGAAGGACACCATTTAGCACACAACGATACTTCATTATTTTTACCAGTTTTTAGATTTTGATAATCAAGTCTTAATTGATTTGTGATTAAGTTTAATTCTAAGTGATTATTAATAGGATTTTTTCTAGCTATATATGTAATATCCTTCCAACAGCCGTATTTTGTTACATATTTGTGAATATTTTTTAAATAAGTATTTTGTTTATTTCTTCTTAGCCAAATCATTGCTCTATTACTAATATTCTTCTCCTTTTTTCCTGCTTCTCTATCTCTTGCATTAAAAATAATAGCAACAGTTTTTCGAGGGTCAGTTTTCCAACATTTTTCAAGATAATCACTCATTAGTTCGGTATCAATGCATCTCAAAAACATTGAAAAAAAATCAACAATTACATTGCTTGTTGATTTCAGTGCAACAGCACCATTATCAGTGGTACTTAATGCCATAGTTCATTAATATAATATGAATAAGCTTTATATGTCTATAACTCTATATTGTTTTTACAACCTCTAATACTTGTGACCATTTTATGCTTGCATTATGTTCAGAATATTCATTGTGATTATTTATCCTGTTATAACATATTATCTGCCATTTTCTATGAATTATTTTTTGGATATGCCTGAATGGTATGTGTGGATAATATTTTCTATATAATTGTTTTATTTTGTAATGCAATATGATATACTCAGTACGATGTTTGTCACCTTTTACAGGTATCATTTCGTATTATCTGTTATATTTCGTATATACATATCATTTTTTATTTTTTGCAACCGTGAAATATATATAAGAATAAGACTATATAATAATATGAATAGTGAAAGTAACAAATATGTAATTTGTTCCGGTACCTTGTATAAGGTACATCCAGCAATCTCTTCAAATAAATTGAACCTGTTCCGGTACCTTGTATAAGGTACATCCAGCAATCTCTTCAAATAAATTGAACCAATTTTAAATTGCTTGATATACCTTATACAAGGTGCATTGAGCAATTTAAACCCTTGAAGATTTAAAATGGCACAAATATTTATTTTTTATTGTGTATTATTATGAAACATAAAACACAAGACTACAAAAAAAGCCTTGAAGACACAGAGTAATAAACTGTATAAAATATTTTTTTATAGAACTTTGTGCCATTTTAAATCTTCAAGGGTGTAAAAATTAAATTTATGATAAATGATTTATTTTTATTATTTGTTTATAATAATAAATTGAATATGATAAATAAGCTTACCATACAAAGATTATGAGCATAATATGCATATATATATCTTGATTTTTCTAAAATAAATCCTGTATAATCATGTAAATAAGGATTGCATCGTATTGACATATATTTATTATTACTTTTATCATAAAAATGACGAATGCACCTATATCTAAGATGAATCAATTTTTTCATGTCAAAATTATCAGGTTCATATTCATTATAATATTCTAAATTTATGAAATAATTTGAGAGCAATATTAAAATAATCATAATTATATTTAGGAAATATTTGAATTGCATCATTAGGTATCTAATATCTAGACTAAGTCTATCAGTTTTTTATTTTTATTGTATTATTTGACGCAAACAATATATTGTTATTACCATATATACATATATTCTAAGTAAAATCATTTGAAATTCACTAAGACCAAATGCATATCGGGGTTTATGTAATTTATCTTCTATTTCTTCCATATCTTCACTAAAATCTAATTTATATATTTTTGTTGTATTCTTTTTATTCATAGACATTGATAATGTAGGATATAATTTATAATGTGAATATTTCTGAAATTTGGATAAATGGTATGATGGTATATGTCTCCTAAATCCTATTGTTGTATTTACTAATGATAAAAATAGGAGGAATATACGTGATACCACTATCATTTTACATGTATATATGGAAATATTTTTATATGTATGTAAAATAGTATGTCTTCAAAACTTGTTACTAATAAACATACTTATCTTCTAAAACATAGACAAGAGCGACTGCAAAAAACAAATAATGTACTTTCCAAAATTAAATCCATTCATATAGCTTACACAATCTGTTTATTACGAACAATTATTTCCAAACTTAAAAAATAAACAGCTATTAGATAGAATGGGAGGAGGACTATTTGGAACACCATTGTATTTGAATATTAAGTGTCTAATATTCTCTGTATTTGTTATTCTAGTATATTATTTACCAATTCCATCAAATATTGGTCATAATATTGTAATGATATTTTTGCTCGGTTGTTCTGCATATATACTAATGGCTTGGTATGACGTTCTATACAATTGTAATGATAGATTTGGTCCGACTTATTTAGGATGGATAACAAAACCATTTAAACCACCTGAATATGAAAAACAATATGAACAATTGCCTATTAAATATCAGAAACAAATAAGATTAGTAGATATTCTTATTTTGATAGTCATTGTAATAGCATTCATTTATCCATTTTTAGTGAAACATAGATAATATGTGTATTATATTTATTTTTTCTAATATTCTATATCATTAGATTTGAAATGTACTATATTTGGTCTTTACTAACTAGTACTCTTTTATTTGCAATTATCCAATTCAATGAATATTCAAAGCTAGATGATAAAACAAAATTTAAGTTGTTTACTATTATAAATTTGGCAACATTTCTCATTATGTATTTGTTACTTACGATACTATTTTATATGTTATTTGGTATAGATTATACTTGTATAAATAAAATTGAAAAAAAAAGAGGGGGTAATCAAATTCATGATATTGCTATAGATCCTATTATGTTACGCAAAATATCAGAACCTGTAAATACTGGATTTCATCCATATGATAATAGTGATTTGTAATTTATGTCCAAAATATTTTCATCAGATAAATAGATAATGAAATTAGAATTAAAGAAATTTGATCCTTCAAAAATAGCATCAGATTCTGTAGTTGTCTTTATAGGAAAACGGAATACTGGAAAATCATATTGTATGAAGGATATTCTAAACTATCATAGAGATATTCCCGTAGGAGTTGTTATTAGTCCCACAGAAAGGGCCAATGGTTATTTTGAAAAATTTATTCCAAAGATGTTGATATATGATGAATGTGAAGATAATGTAATCAAAACGTTTTTAGATAGACAAATAAGTATATCAACAGAACGTAAAAAAGAACTCAAAAAGTATGGTAGTTCACAAATTGATAGTAGAGCATTTTTAATTCTTGATGATTGTTTATATGATAAACGATGGGTTAATAATATTAATATTCGTTCTATATTTATGAATGGCAGACATTATAAGATATTTTTCTTAATAACAATGCAACATGCCCTAGGATTACCACCTGTATTACGTAATAATATAGATTATATTTTTATATTTAGAAATAACATATTACGAGAGAGACAAAAAATATTTGATCATTATGCCGGTATGTTTCCATCCTTTGAAGCCTTTAATCAGGTTATGAATCAAACTACTGAAAATTTTGAGTGTCTTGTTATAGACAATAAAATTCAAAGTAACAGATTAGAAGACCAAGTTTTTTGGTATAAAGCAAATGAAACAAATTTCAAAATGTGTGGCGCAGATATATGGGAATTACAAAATCTCGAAGAACAAAGACAGGATATAGGATGTAATGATAATGATGACGATGAACCATTTGATTCAGGAGTCTTCACTAAAAAAAAGAACACCAATATAATTAAAGTTAAGAAGGCTTCACCTAATTCAAGATATTAGATATTACACTAATTCATATGTATTTTCTGATTCATAATCTTGTACAGATTCTTCTTTTTGTTCTGTTAATTCTGCTTTATCATTGTAAGTTTCAATAATAAGACGAATCTCATCATCATTATTATCCTTCTTTAAAGTATCTAATTCTTTTTTCATAAAAGAATTTTGTTTTTGCAAATCCTTGAACATTTTCTTCAATTTTCTATATTCCAATACACATATTTTATATTCATTGTATATACATTGATTATTTGCACATAAAACATTGTAATTAGTAAGCAGATAAGAAAACATTATACTATGTTCTTTTATTATACAAATATATCATTTTTTTATTTATACTCTAAAAAAACGATGAACGTTTAGGCTTTGTTTTAGACTTGATTGGTGGGTCATTAATGTTCACTATTTTGATATCAGTTATGTTATGTTTAATTTCTGTTGTTTCATTATCGCTTGAAATATCTGATGCATCTAAATCACTATTTTCTGACTCAGATTCAATATCTGATTCTGATTCTGATTCTGATTGTATTGGAATATTATTATCTATGACATCTTGAATAATATCCTTGTCATATTCATTTACATCATCTTGAACATTATGTTGTAGATTATCAAGTTCTTTATCTTTGTCATCACATTTTTCATCTTCATCTTCTACATCTTCTTCATCTTCATTTTTTTCATCTTCATCTTTATCTTCTTCATCTTCATCTATTTCATCTTTATCTTCTTCGTCTTCATCTATTTCATCTTTATCTTCTTCGTCTTCTTCATCTTCTATATCTTCATCTTCTTTATATTTTTCATCTTTTTCATTATTTTGTTGTTCAGAACCACAAGTATTTTCATAATATTTTATTTCATCTGTTTTAATAGCATCAAATCCCAATTCTTGATTAATCCTTCTATCTTTAGATATATTTTTAGCTTTCATAAGTTTCTTTTGTTTTTTTTGAATGGATGCTTCCATTATCTCATCTAAGAATTCAATAATCTCTTGTATATTAATGCATTCAGTGATCGTTTTTGCAATCATTTTTCTTATATTAAATTCAATAACATTTAGATTATTTTGTATTTCTACTGTTTTTAAATTTGATTGAACAAATAAATATGGATTTTTCCATGCAAATTCAGAAGCATTAATCAAACATTTATGAATGAAGTCTTGCACTTTAGGAAAAGTTATTTTTAAATATTTTAATTTATTTTTATATTCATAAAACTTTATTTTGATACATACATTGATTGTAACTTTTAATAATTTAGTAATATATGTACATTTTGTTTTTGAAATAATATCATTTATTTCTTGTTCAATAGTATAATTGTTCCATTTAGAAATTTGATTTAATTCATTTTGAAATAATCTTAAGCCTTTTTTTTGTGTATTCAAATATATTCCATATAATTTTTCGGATATAGGTATTGCCAACAAATTTTGTATATGATCAATATATTCTTTTTTTTGATCAATTAATGCTTGTAACATAGATAATTACAAAGTAAAAACTTTATATAACTAAATATACGGATTTTCAAAAAAAATGATTTTATAAAATAAAAATTTATTATACTACATAAAATATGAGTTTCTATGAAGTATTAGATGATGTGTTTGATAAGTTATCTAAAACTTATAGCACAAATAATATTGATTTGGTAAAACATAAACAAAATTTAATTTATATATATGAAAATGAAAATAATTGGCGATGTGCTGAGATAAAAAAACTCATTATACCTAAAAAATGGTATATAGATGAGACAGGACAACTACATTCTGCAGACTGAATTCTTAAATTTGTCTTAACATCTTTCTCATATTTGGTGATTCAATATCGTCTTTAAATTCACCCCCGCCTTTTTGTCCAAATAAACTCATAAATGTCCATGGTTTTTTGACAGGTTGCTGAGGCTGTTGAACAGGCTGTGGTACAGGTTGTGGGACTTGTTGCTGAGGTTGTTGAACAGGCTGTGGTACAGGCTGTGGTACAGGCTGTGGTACAGGTTGTTGGGCTTGCTGAGGTTGTTGAGATTTTAGCAGGTTTTTTATATTTTTGGTTTGAAAAGACACTTTACAAGGTCCTTTAAATATATAATTACCATTATCTACGACAGGTTTTTGTGTACTTGTAAGAAAATTTCCCGAATTCATAATTATATCTTCTTCATCTGTTAAATCAATCTCATCAATATTTCCATATGCTGATAACCAACAATAAGCAGTACCTTCTTTACTTTTAAATAACATATTATCAGCTTCTATAGATATATTGATCGTGCAAGCTAATATATTGTTCTTATTAATATATAAACCATCACTTGAATTAAAAGAATATTCTTTTAAGGTATTCTGATAACTTGCTCCAAAAGTAATAGTACCACTATCTGAATTTTTTAACTCATATTTAGTAGCATTTTGTTTAATTTGTGGCATAGGAACAGATTCAAAACTACCTTTGGTAAAAATAGGATTGCTAAATGCAATAATTTTATTACCTTTTTCTAATTTAAATATTAAATAATCGGATTTAATATCAACTTTAGGTTTTACTAATACTTCATCATTTTCATTATTGCCAACTTCTTCAATCATATCATCCTCTTCCATTATATTGTTTATTATTAGATAGGATTTATTTTTATGCTTAAATCATTTGTTTTCAAACCAGACAAAAGAGATGGATCTAACCTATCTGCAAATGCATTTTCTCTAACAGGTTCTTTCGTAATATTTTCCTCTTTGATTACAGCAGGTATTTGATATACTTTATTTAAATTTCCTGCATCTCTTTCAGAATAATCATCAATAATAAGTCTTTTACTACCCATAACTATATTACTCTTATCTATTGGTATATTCATATTTCCAGCGTTTGGTGTATGCCCTGCTTCTATTAATAATCTTTCTCGTGCACCATTTATTTCTGCATTTTCCTCAGCCTCTCTATTTCTCTGTCTATGTATGTAAACAGATTTGGCAATACCATATTGGTCATTATCAGAAGTAAACTGTTTATGTGTATTGCGAATATCAATCTCCTTCGTTGCATATCCTCCTATCAATTTATTAATAACACCACTAATGAACCCAAGTTCTGCAGAACCCTTGATTGTTGTCTCTTTTACTGTTGTTTTCGCAGCAAGATCTGGATTATATAAATAAACCTTATAAACAGTTACCCCTATATTGCGTTTTGTATCTATTAATGGCAATGTCTCACGCTGTGTCTTTTTAGCATCATCTCCATTTTGCACATACATACAAGTATTATCTGGTTTCACATTTAAAATATCACTATCATGAATTAGAGTTTCTTTTACTGTAGTCTTTGCTTCATCATGTAAAGCCGAATATGTTTCATTAGGTCCAGTTAAATTCAAATTCTCACTATCATGTAGAACTGTTTCTTTGACTGTAGTTTTTGGTGTATCAGATGGATCATATGCTGTTGGTTTATTAGGTATTTGTGCTTGAGGATTACCACCAGCGCGGGCTGATTCTACCAAATATTCTTTAAGTGATAATCTTAATGCATCAATGACTGGTATAAGCATTGCTTTAACATTTGTTGTCAGATTCGCTACAACTGTGCATGATTGTGTTGCTTGTCTTTCATTATCATATACCAACACATTTTGCTTACCATAATCATCATATTCGGCCATACCTTGTATGTTACCATATTTTACACCACCCTGATATTCTTTATGTAAATCTGGTCTACCTGTTGTTTTTATGGCCAATTCGGGTCTTTCTGTATTTTTTAAAATTGCACCAGTTGTTTTGAACCAGTTGTCTTCAGTTTGATTATAAGTTCTTTCAGGTTTATTTTTAGCATATGGGGCAACCACGCCAACTTGAGCTGTTCCTTTAATATGAGCTTTAACAGGTATCTTGAAATAGCTATCACGTTGATTCACTTTAGAACGCAATTGATCAAGTGTTTTTGGTCTTGCATAATCCATTGTATCACTCTGTTGAAAACCACCACTGCCTTCGCTTGTATAACCTTTATTGAGGCCCGGTCCAACATTTATTTTATCCATCGGAGCAATATTATTGTTGAATTTTGATATAGGCATACGATTTTTCAAAAAATCATTTTGATTTTTGTTACCATAAATATTTTCAACTATACTCGATGGTTTAAAAAAACTGGAACGTTCTACCTCCTTTTTTTGAATATAAAATTTATCTATACCAGTATCCATATCTAATTTAGCTGAAAACTTTTCAAAATTTGTATTTTGTGTTACTCCTCCGCGTAAATATGGTTGCATATTATTGTGTTTCATATCATTTACATCAATTATTTCTCCTGTTAATCTAGAAATGTACTCATTATTTTCATTTTGTCTATTATTGTTTTGTTTTAATAATGCATAAGCAGGTTGAGGTATAACCCCAGTTACATTAGGTCGTTTACTTTTTTCATGTAGTTCTTTGCCACGTTTATATTCATTAGTTTTGACAACATCTATATATTTTGAATTGTAAATATTATTCATAGATGGTCTGTCTGCTGGGTTTAATTCCATCATTGTTTCCTCTATTCATTAATAGATAAAAAATGGCAAAAAATATATACTATATAAGTAAAGTTAAATGCCAAAAAAAAGAGGTGGTAATCAAAATTACAAATATATAATTGAAAATGTAGATATTGATGGAGACAATATTCCTGATGGAGTATTAGTCAAACAATATTGGGTCGATAATAATAATCATAAACATTTTACTCATCAAAAGTTTATCCCAAATGATAAATTAGAAACAGAATTAATGCATTATCAGACTAATGCAAATTCTAATAAAAATATCAAAATAGCTAATGATAAAGCCATTGCCAGAATAGAAAATGGTGCAGATATTCCTCAAACTCAAAATGTGGTCATACAAGACAATACATCATTCGCTCAATATGTGAAACAAGGTGCTGGATTAGGATTAGGATTTGCAGTTACTGATTTTTTAACTGGCCTATTCACAGATTAAAGTTTATGTAAACATTGCATACATATACAACAATGGTAGCAAGATGGAAATAATATTTCTACATTATTCTCATAACATATTGAACAAATATCTGTAAGTCCATGTATTTTTCTTGGATTATTTAATAGGTTATCTGTCCTACATACGGGACATTTTACATTATAGCTGACTCGTGCAGACTGCAAGGACTCTGATATCTGTAATGGACAATTTGCTATCGTATGTTTTTCCCTTTTTCCACATTTAGGACAATGGTGTGCATCTTCTGTATGTAATTCTTTATATGCACAATCATCAATTGTACATTGAAGATTATTTAGTACAATATCATTATCGAATTGCCTCAAATTCTGTACCAAATAATCTGTGCGACATTCATAATCACCGTGTCCATATGTACCGCAACGCCCACATTTATGTCCTCTAGTAACATGTGTTCTATTATAACGACAATAAGCTATCTTGCAATGATGGATTGTTAGATACATTGTTAATAATTATTATGAACAACTTGTTATTATCATTTTTTTATTTTTTATATGATAATAAAAATAAAATATATTTTATGAACTACATTTGATATTATAATTTATATACCCATCTGGTTTACCTGGAGCATATAAGTTACGAGAACTGCCTTTTTGCCATTTCTTTAGGAAATCTTCATTATTTATTTTAACATAATTCACTTGATCTGTCATCTCTAGTGGAGTTTCAAAAACAGGTATATGATTATCTTTTGCAACCATTCTATAATTAACAGGTACTCTATCAAATTCTTCTAGTGCCCTATCTTGTGGTTCGAAGCATAGCCATTCCCATCTATTTATTCCAGTCCCTCTCAATGTATTTGCTGGATTTGATAATCTAGTATCTTCTGTGGGTGCAATACATTGTCGTGGATTATTCGCTGGCTTCACCAAACAGCCGTTATTGGGTCCAGTTGGTGTATACTTGTTTGGTGCATACTCTTCTGAATTACATTTTGTAAGTTTATAATTTAGTCCAAGTAACTCACTGCTATCATCTATTGCAGCACCCATAGTACAAGTATTTGGACCATAAGCTTGAAAACGATAATTAGGGTCGTCAGGTAAACTTCCACAAGATTGACAATCATTATATGGAACATTCAATCTATATAATCCGGGTCCAGTAGTCCTACGTAATTTTTCACTGTAACTACAACTATCTTGACTCAAATGTGTATCAGCTGGTTGATTCATTATGTACTTATATCTATTACACTAGCCGAAAAAAAATAATGCCAAAAAAGGCTGTTTTATGTATATGCTGTTTTATGTATATTCATTAAAGAAGCCATCTTTTTGTACTAATTACAATTCCATAATTATTAATTGCAATATAGATATCTATATCTAAATCACCATAGTCGCAATACCATTGTCTATTACCATATGGCGCTTGATACAGTTTAACTGTCTGCTGAATAATATCTTCATCATCAGGTACATTCAACACATTTTTGATGGATTGCTTGTCCAAGTCTACATAAAACTCGCGCACCAAGTATTCAGTCCAGAGATTCTCCATACCAATTATGGTTTCACTATCATTTACGAAATCAGTGCATATATTGATGAGGTCATCCATTGTCAACGTATCAATGGTTTCAATATCTTGGATTTCTGTTTCAGCATCGCTGAGAAGGTCATCGTATTCTGATTGAGCATACAGGGTTAGCATTTTGATGCTGATTATTTATCTCTAAACAATCAGTCATTTTTTATCATATTTTCTGATTTTGCGAACAAATATATTTTACAAAAATAAAAGGCAGTAATAATTTAACAATGATGAATATCCATCTTTGGTGGCAATGGAATAGCTCGGTACATTATTGTTTGACAAGATGGAAGATGTAAAGCTGTTGTCTCTATTGGTGGTGTTTTGTCATTTTTAATAATGCCATCATCTGTAGGTACATACATATTTCCTCCACACTTAGAAATATATCTAGTCTGACCTCGTAATTCACTATCAAGGTCCACCATATTACCCTTAATATGTGATACTGATGTGCCAGCTATCAAACCCAATTGATGTCTGCATTTGTCTTTATGTTCAAAATACATAGGTGCTAATATATAGCTCAATGTACTTACATTTTCTTGTAAATTTTGTTTATAACTACATGTATCATACTTAGTTCTGTTAAAACTCATCCTTCTAAATATGTAGAAGACAAATTTTTTATCAAATATCTCTAGATTTCGCATATCTTACTTTATTTAAATACGATCTAGAACTGTCGCCCCCCCATGTCCATGTAGGAACAATATTATCAGGATTCTGTACTTCCTTGATATAATCTAACATTGGTACAAATTGATATGTCGAAACTTCCATTAATGTTTTATTACTACATAGTGGTGGTTTATTTGTTGTGCCTGTAATTGCTGGAATAGTTCTGGTATCTGAACCAGAAAGCATATCCAATTCTCTATCAATATCCCCTGGTTGTCCTCTTAATCTAGGACCGCCTGCAAAAATACGGGTATATAGTTGAATAGGGCATTTGTCCCTTGTCATCATTCCGTCGTCATTCCTTAATGATGAATATACATCTACTAAGTAATCATCTGTTAGTCCATAACCAGATCTACCTCGTAAATTTATATGGTCAGTCGAAACAGACGGAAAACTCCCTGTTGCAGTTTTTTCCTTTGAAGCATAATTATCATATAAAGCATAGTTTTCTATCGAATGATTATAGTTATCTTTTGCATTCAACCAACAAGAATCTGAATGTAAACTTGCATCAGTATAATATCTCATCTCTATCTATTTATAAACAAATAAATATAAAAATAATAATTTCAAGTTAAAAATTTATCTACTGTATGTGGCAAACATTCATTCAAATATTTGTCAAATTTATGTTTGTCATATGCATCTTTATATTCCTTATTTAAATTGTTATTGTGAAACTCTTGAATAGACCAATCTTTTTTATTCTGACTGCTTCCTACTTGTTCATAAATACCATAATGGCTTTTTAATAGTTTATTGAAACTTTCAATCTGATTATCTTTTTGAATGACATTATTATAAGAGGTGGTTACTAACTTACTATCATCTTGAATACTTGAGACATATTCAATTTTTCTTGTTTCTTCTGAATCATTTTGTTTGCTATGAGAATATGTAATTGAAGTGAAAGTGTTCATATTGTAAAAATAAACTCTTAATACTTATTATTATTAATAAATAAATATTTTTTATATATTTTTGCACTTTACAAGTAAATTTATAACCAATGTGAAGTATAAATATTTTTTAAACAGTGTTCTCCATTCCCTTCTTTACATGATTTGCCAATATTATATAACCAATTTGCAAATTTTGTTTGATCATTGGGTATTGTTGTGACTGGAACAGTGTAAAAATGTCGTTTACCAGTATTTTTATCATATACATCATCTACGTTTCTAAACATAGTATCGTCAAATAATCTTTCTGCTTCTTCAATTGTTTTTCTGTCTGTTATAGGACACGCTTTATATTGATTCAAATTAACTATATTCGGATTCATAAATGGATTATGTATACTAGGTTTAGTACATACTTCGTTATCAACTACTTTAACATCATTTGCTTCAAGAACTTTATATGCATCTCTTGTTGACTGTTTTTGAAACTGATATATAATTATTATTATTATAATTAATATTATCATCAGTAATATAATTCTACTATCTTGAAATACTAAGGCTAAAATTATGCAAATAAATAATACCAATCTTGTAATTGAATTAAATTTTTCTTCTATTGTCATATACTCTGTTGGTATCAATATTGGTTTGAAAAGCTCATTAATGTCTTCTGTCCAAAACATAATATATCTCTATATATTCAATATGATTTTTATTCACTTGATTCAGATGACCTCTCTTGAGTCTCTTTATTGGCAGAAGCAGATGCCTTCTTTTTTTCTGCAAGTTTCTTCTTTAGTTTCTTAGCTTTTGCAATTTTTTTTAAGGCATTTTCATTTAGTGATTTTTTGCACCCCTTGGGCATATTTTTTTGTAAATCTTTCATTCCTTTTAAAAGATCTTGTTCATCTCCTGAGCCCATCATAGATGACATCATTTGCATTATATTTGATAAGTCAGGTTGACTATTTGAACCCTTGGAAGATTTACTTTGATTAGTTCCAGGCGGTCCTCCGAATAAATTTGGCATCATAGAAGCAAATTTAAGGGCATCTTGAATGAGATTTTCTTGTTTTAATTCACCATTTGAAATTTTAGTTGCCATCTTTTTACTGACATTAGTAATAATATCAGCAAATCCACTATCAGGATCACCAATTGCTTTCAAAATATCACTATTATTTTGCATAGATTTTTGTAATTTTCCTACATCAACATCTTCTAAAATTTCTTTAGCTAATTTGCCAAGAGAGGTATCTTCTATAAAATCCATATCTATTCCGGCTTTTTCTTTGATTTTCTTTTGACGTAATTGATTTAAATTAGTAAGTACCTTCTTGATATTTGAATCTTCCAGATTCTCTATCATATCTTTGGTGTCTATTGCTTGTAAAATTTTGATTATGCTAGAGGATAGTTCTTCTGTTAATTCATTTTTAAAAATATAAAAGACACTTACAAAATGATGACATAGATAATCATCATCAAATAATTTTGTGATATTTCCTAATGTAATATTATTATATATTTGAAGTTCTTTGTTATCTTGGAACCAACTTTCAGCATCTTCTAAATATTTTTCCCAGACTTCATCTGATATATGTTCTTTCATGAACAAAAGATATTCATCCGATGTTTTATCTAAAGTTACATAATTGTCCTTGATTGAAGTATATACACTGCGAGCAGTAGTACTAGTATCTTTATTGTCTTTTGCTACAGTTTTAATTCTCTTCAAAAAGTCAATATAATATTGATTAAAAATAAAAGTATTTGTAGTCATATATTATTTTATAAATTTACTCTTTATATCGTTTGTAGTCTTCATAAAATCTCATTTGCTCTTCTCTGCATAATTTCTTCCATTGTAGGTAATTTTTTACTCTCATCTTTAGATTCTTCACTCTGAATATTTGTCCTTTGATTATCTATAACTGTGTTTTGTTCTGTTATAAAATCCCATTTATAGTTCTTATCAGCAAGCACATTATTACTATCATCGATGCTTGAAAAATGTTGAGATGATATTGCCCCTAATGCAAATGCACAAGGTTCTGACGATAATTGTTGAACAACATAATTTTTATCTGGTAAATCCTTCATTTTTTTATTATCTCTTGTATTTTGACCAGAAAAAGCAAACTTATTTTGTAATATAAGATAATCAAATACTTCTTTGCCAAATAAGATTTTTTTTGTATCAAGTAAATATAATGCCGGAACAGAATGTATTCTTTTATCAATAGGTTTCTTTAAATATCGCAGGGTATCTATAGATACTAATTTTATTACATTATTTTTATCCATTTTTTTTATAGTGTCTAATAGTACATTACAATGTTGGCAATATTCACTGTAAAATAATATCATAATATTTTTTGGTTAGTAATACATCTTTATATGCTAGTAAATGCCAAAAAATGGCTTTTTTTTGTTTTTTTTGTTTTTGGTATTATTTACATTTTAATTAAATTCAAACTTGCACTTTATAGGAGTCCTTCTCCTCCTGAGTCAGAGATTTCCACTTGTTCGCAGCAAGTCCCATCAGCTCCTTTGCTGGAGTATCATTATTATCCTTCTTCATTTCTTTAATTGTTTGCTGGATGTAGTTATTGTAGGCGCTCGGAGCCTTCTTGACCTTGATGTCACCGTTCTTGTCAAGCTTGACCTTTGCAGGTCGTCCACGCTTCTTGGGCTTCTCTTCGTCACTATCAGAAGAGGATTCTTTCTTCTCGATAACCTTAGGTTTCTTTGCTGTCTTCAGCTTGTAAACATCAGTAAGTATCTGTTTAAGCTCCTTGAGCTGGTATTCTTCGCTTGCGATGGTATGCACAAACATTTCGATGATTTCAGCGGTCTGAGTCATCGCTTCAGATTTGTCGTTCAATCTGGGTAGGCCTTTGTCGCTTTTGTCGGAGGTTACTGAATTCGATTCGTTCGAATTGATCGCTCGCGGGTGTCCTGTGATTCACCAAACATTTTTCTCAATTGGTGAATCATTTTTTTATCAAATATTAAATTTTCCCAACAAATGTTTCCTCAAATATATTTGTATGAAAAATTCAGTATTTGAGAAAAAATGATTAAAATGTAGCATATTATAGTTACCATACAATATGGTAGCAGATAACGAATGTCCTGTTTTACATTATCTTCGTTCCAACGATGATGAGCAACCTGCGAATTATCCTGTTAAGACATTCGAAGAGTCTGGAGACAATGACTTATGTTTTCATATGAACTGTGTTTTCTGGATATTTGAAACATTTCACAAAAGTGATGAATTCCACATTCTTAAAGTAATACACACAGGAAATCATCCCCTTGCTTTCAAAATTGTGAATAAAACAACAAATAATTTTTTCAAACTAGTTGTATCCAACCACAATCATACCTTAACGGCATCAAGACAATCGCCTGAACATAAAAAAGTGTCTGTTTATGATGATTTCTGGTCAACATTTGGAGGTTTCATTTTGCAAAATCTTGGATTCAACTTTGTCAATTATGATTACATTGGCAACGAAAAGTATATCCCGATGTTTTACAATGCATATGATGTATCTGCTGATTTAATTGCATATATCCTACAAAAAACTATTAAAAAACGCAAATATATTCGCACTAATGATATATGGTTAGATATGGACGAATTTGAGCAAAAACACGAAATAAAAATACATCAAGTAAGTTCTGATACTACGGATTATGATATAAGCCTACTTACATTCAAAGCACTTGTCACATTGTATACAGATGATAACTTGATACCAGAACAACTTATCAGTCAATTTGATCACAATAATGTACCTTTCCATTTTCGTGTAGGTGACCCATATAGTGATGATGAAAATGGCAGATTCAATGTAACAGATTATATCATCAAAAGAGACACAAATAATGTTACAATATTTGTGGAAAAACTAGAAGCAAATACACTAGGTAATCCTGTATGGGATAAGTTCATTGAAACAATATTACCTTAATATTTATCTAACTACGAAATCATTTGTATAAGGATAGTTCCTATAAGGATTGTTTATTAATTTTTTGGCACAATTCTGATTTCTTAACATATTTTTGACAATATTTTGATTTTTTTCATATTGCATATTTTGCAAGGTTGCGTCATCTTCTTCTTTCATCAAATTTATATATAATATATTGTATGCTTGTTCATCTTGTGTTTGCATAGATTTACATGTATCTTCATATAGTAATGCATTTATACTTTCATCTATATTTTTGTTTTTATCATCAAATACAACAAAATCGCCTTGTACTACATTACCTGTTTCATAAATTTTGTCTTGATTTATTGTACCTACTATTTTAAGATACAAAACATATATTTTCTGTGTGCTTAAATTTACTATTGATAAAAACTTGGTGTGTTTGGCATATGTATCTGATTTACCATATGATACTATATCAAAATCCATTAGTATCAAATTACATGTTTGTTTATCATATTTGTATCTATTTAATTTATAATAAATTATGTCCAGTTTTCTATTAATATGATTAAATACTAATCGAATAGTATCTTGTATATAACTCTCATCAGAATACCACTTGGACCAATTAATCATATCTGTACCATATTTTAACATGTTTTCGAATAATTGTTTTTCTGAACCACATATATGTCGAATAATTGTCTTCTCAATTGATTCAATATCTTTTGTATTAACAATTGGTACACTATGCATTAATATATTAGGATTTATACTAATATTATCATATGATTGTAAATCGAACACAAAGGTCTCTATCATTACTTGTGATATACTAATAATAATTGCAAAGACTAAAACAATTATTAAAACTTTAATAGCATACATAGTTCCTTTACTATCATAATATCTTTTTTTTCTTTCATAATAAAATTAGATAGATATAATAGAATATACATACAAAATGATTATGAGCCGAATGCTATTGTCGATTTTACTATATATAATATTTTTATTTATCATATTTTCATTCAAACCTGCTATGATGTTTGATATAAACGGAAATTTCAAACATTTTGGATATGATGAAGGAGATAATTCTGCATCTTTATTAAATGCTGATATAGTTTTTATAATACTTGCACTGTTTTGTTATTTTATAGTTATTGCATTTGAATTGACAATTTGATGATAATCTAGACATTGATAGCAGATAATTTAGTATACATAAAATAATAGTTTCATTATAATAATATTCAATGTATGATAAAAGATTCTCTAGATTCTCTACAGTAAAAGACTGGATAAATGAACAATTACAAATAGAACATACGCGATTATCAACAAAAAATGTACTATTTGTGGCTGGTAATTCAGGGATTGGGAAAACATTTTCTATACAAAGAATATGCAATGATTTAAATTTACATGTCATTTACATTTCTACATTAAAATGTAATTCTTCGAAGGAATTAGATGATCTGATTACAAAAACATGTTCATCATCAATGTTACAAGTTTTATTAAATGATACTAAACAGAAAATAATAATTATTGATGAATTTGAATCAATGATTAGTATTGATAAAACAATTAATACAACATTTTTAAATATTTTAGAATCCAAAAGATTAAAAGCTATACCCATCATTTGTATAACTTCTCTTGATATTGTGAAAAAAATTGGGCTTATGAAAAAAAAATGTACTATCATAAATATAACGCATCCTCAAGTTGATGAAATATATGACATACTTATTGAATTATACCCAAACAAGGACCATAAGTTTTTGAAGCAATTATCTGAACAGTGCAATGGAAATATTACACAATGTATCAAAAATATAGATATATCTGTAGACAATAATTTTAACAATATTGATGAAATAGTAAATACATCTTTACTTTATTCATATTCTAAAGCAACAAATAGAAATATTATCTGTCGAATCATAGAAACAGATGCTTGGATGATACCATTAAAATATCATGAAAACTTACCAAATGAACTAAATAAAAGAAAAATCTCAAATACAAAATCGAAACATTTATATAAAAATTTTATGCAAAATTTAATTATATTTGATAAATTACCTCTCGATATAGGTCCGGATATATTTACGTCTATAATTTATCCGATATCTAAATTACCTATAAAATCTATGGAATGCGATGATGAAAGATTTACTAAATTACTTAGCTATATGTCATTACAAAAAAAATATATCAAGGAATCATTTAATAGTTGTAAATCAGATTTTCCACTTTATCAGCTCAGTAGTTATCACACAAATATTGCAATAAGAAATAATATGTTCTTTAATTAGATAATGGATAATGAATTGCGAAATTCATATGATAGTAACGAAATTACTCAAGAAGTAACTGATAATGCACAAAATAAAATAGGGGCTTATACAAGTAAATTCACAGTAATTGCTGGTTTAGGTTTTGTTATATTATTGTGTTTTTTTATTGCTTTTGGTTTATATATAATTATATCTCGCACTATATTTAATCAATCTAAGGTTATAATTCCTCAAACGAAAGTACCTATTGTAGGTACAACATATACTAAGTATTCTATAGAAAACTTTAATAAAGCGGGTAATGGTAAAAGACGAACATATACATTCTGGATCTATATCAATGATTTGAATAAATATAGGGGGTCTTATAAACATGTATTCCATATTGGAGATGTAGATGATATTACTAAAGGGTCACCTTATGTATTCTTAGACAAAAATGAAAACAAATTATATGTCCGTTTTGCTGCAGCGCAAGCTAGTAGCGATACATATAATAGTGCTGGTCTTGAAATCAGATCTTCCGTACAAAGTCTAAGTGATATTGATAGAGATAAATATATGCAACAAGGTGTCCAAATACCTTATATACCAATACAAAGATGGGTACATATAGCTATTGTAGTTAATGAAAATGCAAATGGTGGAACAATATCTGCATATGTTGATGCGGATTTATCTAAAACAGTATCAACAAATGATTCGCGCGAAATGTCAATTGCAAATTTAGATCTAGATAAAATGGGTGATCTACATGTTGGTGGTTCATTTGAATCTGTGATGGGCCCTGGTTTCTCTGGATTAATATCTAAGGTAAGTTTGTTTAACTATGATTTGAATGATAGAGATATTTATAATGATTATAGCCAAGGACCTTTGGATGGTTTCCTCGCATCATTAGGTTTAGCTAATTATGGCATTAGAAACCCAATTTATAGAATATCATAAAAAATAAATATATTATATAGAGTAAATATGATATACAGTATTATTCAAATAATCTTTGCAATATTTTTAATATTAATGTTATTATTTGTCGCAACTATGATTTATAATTATGAAAGTATTGTGAATTATCGTAATTCTTTTGTAGTTAAAAAAGAAATACCTATATTTACAGGTATATTTGACTTTAATAATACAGGTTGGGTTTTTGACACATATAATAAACATTCATATTCGTATAAAGAATTATCCCCATCTATCAATCAACAAGGTGGTGCAGAATATTCCTACAATTTTTGGTTACGTATAAATCAAAATTTTAGTTCTACTAATGATATTGTACTCTTTTTACGCGGTAGCAAAAAACAGATTCCTTATTTAAGTGATACTAATTGTGCCATTGTAGATAAGAATAAGTACATTTTTGTAAAAAATCCTATGATACGTCTGAAGAATGATGGTACTGCTATTATTGTTGAATATAATACACTAACCAGTCCAGATGCTTATAGAGAAAATGGAATTAACTTAATTAACTGTAATGGTAATTGGCATGATAAAAATAGAGGAACCTTGGGAATACATACTATGGATGATAATATTTATAAAAAGAATTGGTTTATGTTAACACTTATACTTAAGGAAACAAATCCGGACGATGATGTATTATATAAAAATAAAACATCGTGTAAGATTTATATAAATGGTATAAATGTATTAGATAGAATTGTTGAATCGCCGTATAATGGTTCATATGGTTCATCTGCGATGAAGCATAATAGAGGACCACTTTATATTAATCCAGGTGATATTTTGGCGGCAGATACTAGCCGGGATGACAGACCTGTTAAAAAGGAAGATGATTTGAAAATGGCAGATATGTCCTATTTTAATTATGCTTTAACTGATGCAGAAATTTTGGCATTATTCAAAAAAGGTTTTAATAAAGCGGCTGCTGTTAAAGTTACAACGAATACTGATAAAATTTTAGAAGATGGTTATTCTATAGCAACAGTTTCTCAACAAAAAAATAATCTAAGTCAATTTTAATAATCTTATAGTAGATATGCAAGAACATACAAAAATGGTAAGCAATATCAACGACATATACATATTGACGCGAATGGTAAAAGATATGTAAATTTGCAAAATAAGAAAGTTTATCTGGCTAAGTTGAAAAAAACTACCGAAATATTGGCTGAGATAGAGAGCATATCAAGTGCTACAGCTAGATATTACAAGCAAAAATATAAAGGTAAGGCTTGGAATTTTTCTCCAAATACGTTATTTTCAAGGTAAATTTATTTTTACAGCAAAATTCTTATATAAGATATTTGCTTACATTAAATATCATATAAAAATATGGGAGGAGGACTATTGCAACTAATAGCTGTTGGACAATTTGATGAATATTTGACTGTAAATCCTGAGTTCAGTTTTTATCATTATGTTTTTAAACGACACACAAACTTTGCTATGGAATCGCGAAATTTAATGTTCAGTAGAAATCCTATCTTAACACCACAAGCTGTTACTGGAACATTTGAATGCCAAATTTTACGTTATGGTGATTTATTAAGTAAACTATATTTCTGTTTTACTTTACCAGATATTTATTCATCTAATAAATATCAATTCAGATGGATTAAAAATGTTGGTGCTATGTTTGTTAAAAAAGCTAATATGTATATTGATGGAATGTTAATAGATCAAACCACTGGCGAATGGTTGACTATCTGGAATGAATTAAGTATGCCTAATACTGACAATAGCTTTAATACAATGATAGGCAATGCATCTGAACTACAAGACCCTAAAGCTAGTTTGAATAGAATTAAAATAATTAATAATCGCTTCTATTATTTCTATTATCCAGAATCATCGAAGAATATAGATGGGCCATCGTCTATCCTTAGTAGAAAAATCATTGTGCCTTTAAATTTTTGGTTTACACGAAATCCAGCGTTATCATTGCCGTTATTGCGTCTTCAATTCAATATAGTATCAGTCAAACTTGAATTAGAGTCATCAGAAAAATTGTATCAAGTTTATTCTGATAAATTGAATATGTTTATTAGTCCACAATATTATAATGAATTACATGCAGAAAATATCAATATCAACACATTCATAAAAGAAACCAATTTACAACCTTATATTGAGGCTAATTATATATTTTTGGCCGAAGAAGAAAGAAATAACATATTATTTCAGACTAAATTGACATATCTTGTAGAACAATTGACAATTTCATCGAAACAATCTGCATCTGCAAATGAAGATATTAATATTCTTATTAATAATCCTACTAAAGAAATTATATGGACTGTAAAACGCGATGATTTGTGGCGTTTTAATGATATTTGTAATTATTCAATTAATGTACCAGAGAGCAAAGTTGGTGCTCTTTTAGGAGCTACTTTAAAATTTAACAACAATGTAAGATTAGAAGAAAAAAATGCTGAATATTTTAATATGATTCAGCCATATCAACATCATACAAGAATACCAAAAACTGGCATATATTGTTATTCTTTTTCATTATATCCTGAAAAGGAATTTTTATCTGGTTACTATAATGCAGCATTAGTAAAAACGAATATCACAATGCAACTTAATAATAATGTTAAAAATGATATAAATGACTACTTGACAAAGATAGGAAAACAACCTTATGAATTTTCTTATATAATCAATATTTATGCTAAAAATTACAATATGTTTGAAATTGTTGGTAGTCAAGTTGGTATGAAATTTACTATTAGTACTTAATCTGATTATTTTTTCTTATATAATATCAAAGTATGGATTTGACATTGTTCATTGTGCTTATTATCATATCATTTATGTTATATTATTTAACTTCGGCTATACAATCTCTGATTCAAGAGATGCAGGAAGTAAAACATAAGTGTATCAAAATACATAATACCAATATTGATGAATTCAATGTAACTACTGCAGACCCAGCTACTGTTATGAAAGATAAGAGTTTAGATATTCTTAAAAATATTAAGGATGTATTTACTAATAAGAAATAAAATGTCACAATGTCATATGTGTCAACATAAAATAAATATTGTAGACACTATTATTTGCAAGTGTAGATGTGGCTATACATATTGTAAGAAACACAAATTAGATCATAATTGTAATTTTGATTATCATTCACATTATATTTCACATAATAATCTTGAAAAACTCCAAGAAAAGAAGCTTGATAAAATATAGTAAGAGTACATTCTATGCATTTTCTGATATTGCCTGATCAATTATTTGAAAAAACATATTTTGACAAAACTTATGAATATGTACTCTGGGAATGCCCTCATTATTTCAAAGCATATAATTATAATAAGAAAAAACTTGTTTTACACAGAGCATCTATGATGTACTTTTATGATTATATGAAACAAAATGGCTATAAAATCAAATATTGTGGATTTACTGAAAACATTCATAAGTATAATGACGATTTCATCTTGTATCAACCATTAAACAAAGTTGAAATCTTGAATCTTCCAAAACATTTCATCTATCATCGCAATACACCAGCACTATTATTATCACAAGAAGATTATATAGAGTATAATAAAAAAACAAAAAAGTTCTTTTTCAATGCTTTTTATATGTGGTCAAAAAAGAAAACAAATATTCTCCCCAGTATAAAATCTTTAGACAAGGAGAATAGATTACGTATTTCGAGTACAAATATCACAATTAAACAACCAAATACAGAAGAAAATAAGTACATTTCTGAAGCTATCAACTATGTAAATAAACATTTTCCTGATAATTATGGTTCAACTGAGAATTTTATGTACCCTGTTACACATAAAGATGCACAAAAATGGTTGACACATTTCTTAAAATATAAATTTAAAAATTTTGGTCCGTATCAAGACTTTATTCACAAAGATGACCCATTATTATATCACTCATTGTTATCTGCTTTAATAAATATTGGTCTCATTACTCCATCTCAAGTTATTCAGTACATTAGTGTATATAATGCTAAAAATAAGGTTCCTTTAAATAGTTACGAAGGATTTATCAGACAATTATTTTGGCGTGAATATCAGTGTTACTGCTATATGTATTATGATTTCGATAATTTAAATTATTTTGAAAACAATAAAAAAATAACTAAGGATTGGTATACTGGAACTTTAGGTATAGAACCAGTAGATGATGCCATCAAAGATGCCTTCGCCATTGGTTATTTACATCACATTCGCAGATTAATGGTAGTTGGAAATTTTATGAATTTATCTGGTATACACCCGAAGGAAGGATTTAGATGGTTTATGGAATTCTCTTGTGATTCATATGAATGGGTAATGCATCAAAATGTACTAGATATGGTTTTCTTTGTATCTGGTGGTGCTACAATGAGAAGACCTTATATATCTTCTTCGAACTATATTCTGAAAATGAGTAATTATAAAAAAGGTGAATGGTCTCTTCATTGGGACACCTTGTACAAACAATTTGTGAATAAAAATAAAAAGAAATTATGGAAATTTAGGTATTATGTTCGATTTTAGTTTGCCAATTTTGTGTAAATGTAATCATAGGTGTTGCTATATATTGTTTTTTGTTTTGGGTCCTTAATATCATATATATATGGCCTCAATAATTTAATATATATTGATTTCAATGTTTCATCATTTAGGTACAGATAAACTAAATAAAATATAAACAAGGATAATCCAAAATAAAAATCTTTAAGACTTATGTGTAAATCTGATATATACCACATTATTAAAAGTGGTATGAACTTTAAGAGTACATTAATTATGATGAATTTTGTAATATTATACTGATTTGTTCCGTATGATAACAGCATAATAATCTCAGATAATATCATAAATATAGAAATTACAAAAGCAACTGTCGGATTGAAAGGAATGATACGTAATAGGTACAAAATAAACCATGCAAATATCCAATTTGAAAATATTAGGTCAAGTCTTATCATTTATATTTTATAAGGTTTTTATTTTTATGACATTGTTATAGAACATTATCTATGTCCGCGAGGAAAACATGTAAAGATGTACTTCCATATATCCAACATACTGGCACATGTTGGTTTAATGCCATATTGATGGCTACATTATATAGTGAAAATTTTCGAAAGCTTTTATTGAAAACACTGGAAGAAAAACATTTGCCAGCACCATTTGTTAGAAATGATGAATATGTTTTCAAATTTAATGATCAATTTTTATATTTGATAAAATATATTATTAAATATAAATTTTATAAATCCAAATTGAAAAGAAAAGATATCAGATTTCATAATTTCTTTAAACCCGAATATATTTTGGATGTTTTGCATAAATTGCATCCTACTGAATTTAGAGATTATACAACAAAAGAAGGGGATTATCCTCCATCTTTTATCAAATCATTTTGCAATAAACTAGACATTTCATCTGTAATGTTTTATTTGACCGATACAAAAGATTTATATTATGATACATATAATCATCAATATGATATTAATCAGAAATTTGAATATGTGCGACTAGATGCTAGTAATATAAGACTATTGTTAAATGAAGAATTAAAAACACCTGACGTTATTTTTGTTCATATTGGTAATACACGTTTTGAAACATCATATACTAAAAATGGATATTTTAATGATCATAAAATTAACATAACTGATGATAATGTTGATATAATATCTTTGAAAAAACATATTATATATAATGGCAACAAATATATAATGGATTCAATAATTTTGAGTAATCATAACATAAAAGATGATGGGCACTCAATTGCTGGTTTAACATGTAATGGTGAAAGATTTGTATATAATGGTTGGACAAAGTCAACGAAAGATCCTGCCATAAAAAACATAATACATACGGAAAATGATGAATATGCTTGTGATTTGATACCATTTGATTGGTATGAAGATAAAAAAAAATTTTGTATTAACCTACAAAAATGTTCATTACCTGATGTAAAGGATTTTAATGATCACAATGAGCTATGTTTCTCTTTTACCTTAGGAGATAGGTTGATTATTTATGTAAAAGAGGATACCACCAGTCAACATAGTATTGATGATATATCATATAAATCATTTGGTGATAATAGTATAGATAGTTTACTAGAGAAAACTACTAAAAAGATATGTTCATCTAATTCATTTTTAACAAGTAAAAGAAATAATGAATGTACACCAGATATCAATGCTATTCTACAACAAGCACTAAGCAAAACTCCATATTGTTTTGAAAAATTATCAAAAAAATTAGAAATCATTTTTGAATATGGAAAAATCTTGCAATTAGATAAATATTTAGATATAGCATATTCTGATATCATCAACTATACAGCTAAAGTTATTACACCAACCGAAAAGAAAAATGAGACAAACTTATTTATTTTTATACATTCTAAAACTATGTTTCAAATAATTTGTTAGATGTTCCTTTGTTATTTTATTTTTGATTATGTCTTTAATGACTACTTGTATATCATCATAAGTATTTGGACTTTCCTTTTTGATATAGTGTTTCAACTGACTAAAGAACTCTTCTATGGCATTTGTTTCCGGATGATATGGAACACTATAAAGTAAATGATTACCACTTTCTTCTATGGTTTGTCTTACTATTTTTGATTTATGTATAACAGCATTATCCATTATTATAAGGTGGTCTTTGTATTTGTCTTTTATCACTTCATTATAAAAGTCTATAATATTTTGAGTTTTCACTTGAATATTTACACTTGAATATTTTCTTACAAACATAACGCATAGGTTTATTGTTTTCTAAATAATACTTGACTGATGTAAGCTTGTAATTATCAGAATGTTGTTTCATTTCTTACTCTAATAAAGTATTTAAAACTTGATTGAATATATTATATAACATTATGAGTAATAATATCAATATAAATATATCAGAACTGATATCAGAAAATGAGAGATTGAAGAAAGAAGTAATTGAATTAAAGGAGCATTTAAAGAAATATACTTTTGGTGATAACCATAAACGATATTATGAAAAAAATAAGGAAAAGGTAAAAGAAGGTGGTGCTAAGTATTTACAAAAATTGAAAGAAGAAAATCCAGAAAAGTTAAGAGAATATTGGAGAAGAGCTTATCAAAATAGGAAACTCAAGATAGTGTCAGAAGAGATGAAACAGTTAAATACTCTGTAGGTATTCTTCTTGTTTTATTATATACAATATCATCTTATCTAAATTATGATTTACAGGGAATGTGATATATGTGTAATATTTTTTTATATACTCCAAATCATTTGATGGTTTGGTAGAAGAAGCAGTTATTTGAGAATAATTATCTTTAATTATATCTAATAATTTTGAAATTAGTTGTGTATTTGGTAAGTCATACTCTTGGGAATATACTTCTAATCTTTTTCTGATAAGCTCTTTTTCATATTTTGCTTCTTGTGCCTCTTGTAAAAGTTTCTTTTGTTGCCTTTCTTTTTGTTTTTGGATTTTTTCCTTATTTTTTTGATTTTGAATTGCTAATTCTTGTTTTTGTTTTTCTTCTATTAGTTTTTGCTTTTCCTGATACCATTTATATTTGAGTTCTTTATGTTGCTTTTCCATATATAATATTGCTCTCCAATCATATTCTTCTGATAATATATTAAGTTCTCTAATATACTCATCATAAAGTATATTATTTATTATATTGTTTTCTAATTTGATATAGTGTCTATGATTATAAACCATTAAATCTAAATCAAGCATATATCCATCTGTTGAAACTAATGTTTCTATATAACTTATATCAGTATATGTTTGTTTTAAAACTTCAATAATACTGAAATATGTTCTATAAATAGATAAAAGCTCACTTAGTTTTTGTAATTCAGTTAAAGATTTGCTTTGAGACAGTTTTAATAACTCCTTGACTTCTTTTTCTCTTTTTCCTATTTTGAAAAGACTTTTTTTGATATCTTCTATATTATATATTAGTTTTGTAGTATATTTAAAATATTCTTCATTATGTTCAACTGGTTTTGGTGTTGCTAATTCGTCATATAATTTACTCATTTTGTGAAAATTTTCCAAAGTTCTGTTTGTAATATATTCATTATTTGCTTTATGGTAATCCAATAACAAATATTTTTGATATTTTTCAAATGTTTTTCTTTCTATTTCTTGTTGTTTAAGATATTCTTTTTGTTGTTTGATAAGACTTCTGAAATATGTATCTTTCTGTCTATATGGATATGCTATAAATAAATATTCATATTCATTACATATATCATAAATATTCATACACTCAATCTCTTGTCCGTAGCAACTTGTACTATTTAAATGAACTTTCAAGAATATATCAGTACCAGTATCTAAATATACTATTGATTTATTATTATCATACAATGGTATGTCATTTTTACTGCCTATAAAATCTACATATATCTTACCATTATAATGTTCTATGTTGCTATATTTTCTATTTTCCAAAGATAATATCCATATAACTTTATTTTGGGAATAATTCTCTATACATTGTATGATTTCAGATTTTTGTTGAGAATATCTTATCATAATTACATTATTATCATCTCTTATTTGTTCTAACTTACAATTATACCAGTATGGTTTTCTATATTCATAGTTAAATAAATTAAACCAATTTGAGTAGAAATTATTATTGAATTCAATATATGCTTTATGAGCGGAGCATTTACTTCCAGATGAATGACGAAAGTGAGACTGTTTCAATTTTGAATTGACAAATACAACATTTTCATCATCACAATCTTTACCATTTTCACAAGAACCAGCACATTTGAACCTTAATTCTTTATTATATGTATCTTTGTAATTTCTATCTCTAACATCTAATGAAAGTATGATTTCATTTGTATTTTTATCAAGAGCATAGAACATTATGATGATAAGCTTGTATATACATATCTATATATCATTTTTTATATTTTATATGATTGAAAAGTATATAAGAATTACATACTATAATTTACATAGAACTATGAAGAAAGCACCTGATAAATATAGGTGTATTAAAGTTCCTTTACATTCTATTCTACATAAAGATGATAATGCTATCAATATTTTCAATACTATTCAAGATGCTGTTTACAGGACTAATTATATTACAACTAAAACAAGTTTATTGTTAAGGTTATGGTGCCTCAATAAGTATCATCAAAATATTGATATACCAATCATAGATGAAAACACAATTAAAATGTGTATGAAGTCTTTACTTTTACCTTCAAGTGGTCCTAAACCAAAGAATAATAATCTTTTATTGTTTAATGAGTTTAAGTCATTACATAATTTTGATTTGGAGAATGGTAAAAACTTATCATCTATATTGGACTATTATGCTATTACAATTCTTACATCAATAGAGAACAACATAAAATTACACTTTTTTGATTATGTGAATAGGTTTATAAACTCATACTTCAAACATATCAATAAAAATAATCTAAATGATAAGGAGTTTAAGAAGCAGTTGTTTAAGGAACTACATACTGTTAAATCAGATATTTTGAATGGTACATTAAAGTCAGATGAAAAATATCATAATTGGTTAAAAGAATATAGGTATAAAATTGTTCCACAAGAATATGATAAATCATATCATTATGACGTTAAATGTCATCCTCAAAAGTATATCAGATATATGATATTTATGAATTGTGAGTTAGAAAAAATAGGAGGAAAAATGTATCAATTTTTTCCTTTACAATCTTCTATAACTCCTAATCATATTCAGATTGATACAAAAGCTGTTATAGAACTTTTGGTAGATAAAGATAAGAAAAAGTATATTGATAATGTCCTTCTCTACAAAGAAATATTATGGGATAAGCATTTTACCATAAATCCTAAAATAAAGGATTATCAATTTGATAATACAATTATAACAGATGGTTATGCTACTGCTTTAAGGTTCATTCATAAAGACTATGTTGAAGGTGAGCTGTTGAAGAAAGAGAAGATGAAACAATCAAGACAAAATGCTAAAAATAAAGATACTATCAAGACGAATAAATCTGCTACAAAGATAAATGATAATGTAATACATTCTAAAGAAGAAATTATAGACTTTCCTTACATAGATGAGGTTGATAAGAATGAATTAGAAGGAAAACATATTTTCATAGACCCAGGAAAGAGAAAATTATTTACTATGATGGATGATAATGGAAAGTTCTTTTCTTATACAAATAAACAGAGAGTATCAGAAACAAAAAGATTAGTATATCAGAATAAACTTAAAAAGTATAAAGACCATTTAGGTATTACTGAAAAAGAAAATGAACTATCTTCTTACAATTCTAAAAGTTGTAATTTAGATGACTATAAAGCATTTATTGATAAGAAAATTAGCATAAATAAAGACCTATATATATTATATCAACATAAGAATTTCAGACAATATAAATGGTATGCTTTCATCAATAAAAAGAGAACAGAAGACAATATGCTTAACAAAATAGAAAAAGCTTACAGTAAAGATATTATTATCATAATAGGTGATTGGTGTATAGAAAAGCAAATGAAAAACTTTATTTCAACACCAAACATAGGACTAAAACGAAAATTGAAAGAAAGGTTTAAGGTCTATAACATAGATGAATATAGAACATCTTGTCTAAATTATAAGACAGAAGAACCTTGTAATAATTTATACTTACCAGACAAGAAAAATAAAACACGAAAGATACATTCTATCCTAACATATAAAATGGAAAACAACAGGTTAGGATGTATCAATCGTGATAAAAATGGTTGTAAAAATATTCAAAAGATATTTGAATACTACATAAAAAATAATGAAAGACCTGAAAACTATAGAAGAGGTCAAACAATACAAAAACTACAAACCGCTCTTGAGCTGTCAAATTGTAGTTAGCTGCTGTAAGCTTTCAGCTTATAAGCAGTCATTTACACTAATAGAGAAGAAAGAAACATAATTATTTATATAGTTTTGTCTCATTTTTCTTTTCGGTTGGTGTAATGCTGATGCATCATTTCAAATAACTGTTCAAATAAGTCCTACAAATAAAAATATGAAGACTACATTTGAAATACTATCTAAAGCTGTTGAAACTAATATTAGTCCGCACTTTTTACTATTCTATAAAACTTACGAATGTCCACTTGAACAACAATTCAAAAAGGCATTTTCATACAAAACATATCCAAATTATGATATTTATTTACTTGAACATGTTGATGGATTATTAGAAGATGTATTAATATCTCATATACAACATGAAGATGACTTTATTACAAATATTATTACACAAGTAGTGATGTGTATAGCTTCATTACACGGAATTAGTAAGATGGCATATTTGAATACATCTGAAAAAACTCTACAACCTTGTTTTGTATATCAATCAGTTGAATCAAATGTATATATTTGTTATGAAATCAAAAAAACAAAATATTACTTGAAATCATTCGGATATTTGGTTCAATTATATGTACAAAACCCATTATCAAAAATGCATGGTGAGTACATCTCTAATTTTTTTCATGATTATAAAGCATCATTATTATATGTAATTAAATCAGAAGCTATAATAAGTAAAATAAGAGAGATATTTGATATTATAAATCATCTTGAAACTATTATTCCACAAAATCTGCTATTAGCAGGTATTGATGAAGATCTTTCTATCCAAAAAAATAAAGAAATTGCATATTTATTAGATATAGACATTTATATACTCGAATCACTTATTAGTGCAAATATATTACATTTGTTAACAAAAGACGCACTTCCTGATGATGCTATTATACTAAATAAAGAAACCCCCTATTTTTTGCCTATATCCAGACCCCCACCACCAACATACGAACAAAGTATTCTAAACTGAATCATCTTTTATCTGGCATAACATATGGTATTTCTAGTAATTTGAAAATATCTTCTTCTGACTTAATATTTTCAGATGTATCTATCAATTTTTGTGTCTTTAAGTCTTTAAATCCATATTCTGATAGAGATAGACCTCGTTGTAGCGCTATACGTCTCATATATATATTGAAATTATATGATCCTGTAAAATATAATAATGCAAAATAATAATATGCTGGTTCTGCAACAAGAATATCTATCCTTCGCGCAGGTAAATCAGCAGACAATTTGCATATACCCATAAATTTGTTCTTACCAGATGCTAAAATTTCGATAATGTACCCTGTTTCTTGTAAATAGTTGATGAAATTTGAGAGATTGAATTTTGGGTCCTCTTTAATCAATATATCTATATCTCCCATATCCTTTGCCTTCCTTCTGTAACTACCAACCATCTCAAATACTGTATTTTTATCTTTGGTAATATGTTTTATGGAGTTTTTGATGATTTTCAAATGTTCTCTTCCCTCTTTTTTGGGAATTCTTTGTTGTAAATCATCATAATATTTTAGACCTATTTTTTGTTTTTCGTTTAAGAGTTCCATATGATTTTTCAATTCATCAAAAGAATGTACTATTTCAAGTAATTCTTGAATTTTAACTGGACCTATTCCATATATTCCTAGTAACTGTTTTCCTAAAATGTACTTTTGATCTTGCAAGGCATTTTCTACTGTATGCATTTTACCTGTTTCCAAAAACTCAATTATTTTATCTTCAATTTTTTTCCCAATACCTTTTATTTCTTTAAAATCTTCTACTGTTTGTATTTTCTTATCAAGTAATTCAATGTTTTCAATCACACGTGCATATGCAACTGCTTTATATGGATTCTTTTGAATTCGCTCATATTCTTCCAATATACGTAAATTTTTTATGATATCTTCATTAAGTTGTTCAGACATTTTAGGTTTCTTTGTTCTAGGCATATTTAGTATCTATAATTATATAATATCATTTTTTGTATTGTTTGTTTTTGATATAAGTAAATACAACAATTATAGAGATGATGTCAGTAGTGTGTTTTATTACTGCTGTATTTGGTCAATATGTAAAGGAATGCCAACCTTTTGTATCACAGACTATACCTAGTGATTTTATATGTTTTACAGATAATTCCTATTTGCAAAACAATGGATGGATATTAGATACACATGATTATCATAATGATTATGTACATAGTAAAAATCCTAAAATAATTTCAAAATTCTACAAGCAAAGCTGGTATCATATTCCAGTGCTTAGTAAATATGCTGTAGTTATTTGGTTAAATGCTAATATTGAAATAATCTCTAGAAGAGTAAGCGAGTACATTATACAGAAATTGCGCAAATACCCAATCATAGCTTGGCATAATAACTTAAGATATGGTTGCATATCTGAAGATATAAATATTTGTAAAAAATTAGAAAAATATGCTTCAGCATCAAATATCTTGTTACAATATCAAGATTATATAGATGATGGATTCAAAGAAACATATTTTCAAGAATTGTATGCATATTCTGAGCATATAGGGGTATGGTTTACGAGTTTTATTGCTTTTGTTAATAATAATGCACTTATTAAGCAATTTATGGAACTATGGTTTGCAAATACTCTAAAATATGAATGTAATTATGATAGATTATCTTTTGCATATGTTTGTTATAAGAAGGGAATTATACCTTATACATTACCTGATAATAAAGTATATGGCATCCCGCATTTTACAACAGAATTTTACATTCGTCATATTGAATAATTTGTGCTAGCAAAATTTTTTTATTTAAGAAATAATTTGAAAAAAACAAATAGATGGTTAAAAATATTTTGATAACAGGTGGTTGTGGATTCATTGGTCATCATCTTGTTAAATATTTACTTGAACAAACAGACAACAATATATATATTATTGATAAATTATCTTATGCATCTTCTGGTTTAGATAGATTAAGGGAAATAGGAGCATTACATAATAATAGAGTACATTTATGCATTTATGATTTAACAACTAAGATCGATGAAGGCTTTGTCAAAGAGTTATATATTATTGATTGGATTATTCATTTAGCTGCTGAAACTCATGTTGACAATAGTATTAGAGACCCACATTATGTTATTATGAATAATGTACTTTCTACCTTAAATCTCTTAGAATTTGCCAGAAAACTTAAACATTTAGAAAAATTCTTATATTTCAGTACAGATGAGGTATATGGTCCTGCTATTGGTAAATCTTTCAAGGAAACAGATAAACACAATCCAACCAATCCTTATTCTGCTTCAAAATCAGCATCTGAAGTAGTATGTAATTCATATGCAAATACATTTGGTATTCCTTTAATTATTTGTAATGTAATGAATGTTTTTGGTGAACGACAACATAATGAAAAATTTATTCTATTATGCATAAAAAATATTTTACATGACGAACCTACAACTATTCACACATATCCATTTGTAGATGGTGAAGAACCAAAAAGTGGTTCAAGATATTATATTTATGTAGAGAACGTAGCATCTGCTGTACATTTCATAATGTGTAATGGAAAGATAAATGAATGTTATAATATACAGGGGCAAGAAGAATTGTCGAATGAGGAAATTTTTGAAAAAATTTCAAACATTTTAAAGAGAACTACTGCTAAAGTATATACTTATAATGATATCAATCGTCCTGGTCATGATTTACGTTATAGTTTAGATGATACAAAATTATCTGAATTGGGGTGGAAAGTAAAAGGAAATTTTGATGAATATTTAGAACAAGTAGTAAATTTTATTGTTCAAAATGAAAAATGGATGTAATTTATGGATTTTGTTGTCTTCTTCTTGATCTCCCACCTCTTCTAGTATTTGTAGGATAATTAGTTGTTGCAGGTTGTGAAGAACTTCTTCTAGCAGCAGGTGGTGAAGAACTTCTTGCAGAAACTGTATTTCCAGCTGGTCTTCCTTGTCTTCTGGTAACTGTTTGTATATTTTGAGGTGATGCTCTTGGAGAAGCAGGTGGAGATACTCCCGCTGAAGCATTTGCTTGCTGTCTTGTTCTTGGAGAATATCTTGCAGTATGAATTATACTATTTTGTATTATAGCAGGATAATATTGTTCTAATTCACGGCGACGAAGAATATTAATATTATCACCTGCTAAATTTATAGGGAAAAAATTGTTATCAAGAAGATATGGTGTAACAATATCACCATCTACTGTAACAAAATTAGCAGGATTATTATGATTGTCGACCAAAAATCCATTATTTGGTCTATCAAAATGCAAAGTATATCTTGGTACATGTGTTACTTGTGTTGTTCGTTGTGTTGAAGATGTTCTTCTTGGGGGCAATGGTCTTAATTGACCCAATGGTATTCTCCTACGAACAGGTCTAGGTACATCCATTGGTTCTTCTACCATAATATGTTGTCCATTTCTATCTACTATATAATTTAGCATAATAGGATCTCCATTTATGTTAACATTATATTCAAAGAAATTTTCACCATTTGCATCTACGAAATATTGTGGATGTGGAAATTGATCAACCATATTACCATATTGATCATATGCAACCCGTTTTTTTGGAGGTGATGCATTCATTTTGTCCAATTCTTTTTTGTATTTATGTTTCCCAAATACTTCTATATATTTTTTTTTGATATTTTCTATTTCATTTGGTAATATATAATCTCTATCTATTGGATCTCTATTGTTTTTATTTTTTACAATCCAATCAAAAATGTTTTGTACATCATATATTCTTCCATTTACTACAATTGCTCTGTCTAATCTAACTTCTCCAATAAAATCTGATATAATATCGCCATTTTCATCCTTTATATATTTAACTTTTTTTCCCTTTTCTATAACTTCTATGGTATTATTAGGATTCGTTAAATAATCATCTTTATAATGGCCAGCACCCCCTTTTCTTTTTATATATCGTTTTTTATACATAGATATCATATTCTATTATATATTAACATAAAATCAATAATATGATCAGATTCAAAAGATATAAGCAATAAAATAAAAAAATGATTAAACAGCTCATAAAAGTAGTTTATCCAATTTTGAGAAATGAATAACACTTTTTGCTGGGATATTCTTGACACTTACTTCCAGAAGGGAGGCTCACAAGAAGCTGTAAACCCTCTGGTAAAACATCAGATTGATAGTTATAATAAATTTCTGGACAATACATTGGAACATATTATCACTGGCTTTAATCCCATCAAGATTTCTAATTCACTTAAAAATAAAAATGGTGACCAAACGCATAAAATTTATATCAATGTTGTTCAACCATCTTTGACTAAACCATTATATCATTTACAAGACGGTAGTCAATCTGTAATGACACCATATACAGCCCGAATGAATAAATTAACATATGCAAGCAGTCTTTATGTCAATGTAAATATATATATTGAATTGATTAATAAAGATGGTGTCATTGAAAAATTTAATAAGAATATCAATGGTGTATACATTGGTAAAATTCCAGTAATGGTAAGATCAAAGGCTTGTATACTACAACAAATGCCAGGTCTTGGTGAAGAGAATAATAATGAATGCAGATATGACTACGGTGGTTATTTTATCATAAATGGTAGTGAAAAAGTATTGATAAGTCAAGATAGAATTAACGAAAATAAAACTCTAGTGTTTCAACCTAGTAATAATAATGAAGGGCTATATGCTGAAATAAGATCAATGAGTGATACATCTTATTTACCCCCCAAGACTACTAGTTTGAATATGAGTGGTAAATTAAATCATATGGGTCGAATTATTCGTCTAAGTACCTCTTTCATCAAAAGTGAAATACCTGTATTCGTTATGTTTAGAGCACTTGGTATAACAAGTGATAAAGAAATCATACAACATATAGTATATGACCTTGATAATAAGGATAATCAGAGAATTATCACAGAATTAATGGCTTGTTGCGAAGATGCTTGCGATATTCATTCACAAGAGCAAGCAGAAATGGTTCTAATCAAGGTAATGACTGGTGTGAACAAGAGTTCTAATACACAAGAATTACTTCGCACAAATATTACGAATGATTTCTTGCCTCATGTTGGTAAGAGCTACAGACGAAAGGCCTTATATTTGGGTTTTATGATTAGAAAAATGATTAGAATATATCTCGGATATGATACATATGATAATAGAGACAGTTATATGAATAAACGCATTGATACTCCTGGCATTTTGATGAGTAATTTATTCAGACAATGCTACGGTAAAATGACTAAGGAAATTAAGGCACTTATTGAACGGGAATTGAATTTATGGCGTGCTAATCCAAATACTGTAGCTATTTCTGATATCATCAATGATAATAATATTCATAGATATTTTAGACAATCATTACTTGAATCATGGTTGAAATATTCTCTTTCTACTGGTAATTGGGGTATCAAAAGTATTGGTAGTTTTCAGAATATTAGACAGGGTGTCTCGCAAGTCTTGAATAGAATGTCATATGCTAGTACATTATCACATCTTAGAAGAATTAACACAGCAATGGAAAAGAATGGAAAATTAGTACAACCACGTAAACTAGACAATTCACAAATAGGTATGATATGTCCAGCCGAAACGCCAGAAGGTGCATCTGTTGGTCTCGTCAAAAATATGGCTTTAAGTACAAGCATATCTGTTTATATGAATAGTACACACATTCGAAATCTTTTAATAGAAAATGGTGTTAGAATGTATGATGATACCATTGATAATCCTTGTAGATATTTGAAAGAACTCGGTAATAATGATAATATTACTATTCAAATTAATGGAGACATTATCGGATACTATAATGATCCTGTTACATTGTACTCAAAACTCAAACATTATAAAAGATGTGGGGTAATTTATCCTATGACAAGTATTGTATGGAATATCAAGACTTGTATGATAATTATTTCAACAGAAGCTGGAAGAATGTACAGACCTTTACTAATTGTTGACTATGATGATAAGACTGGTAGAAGAGAATTGCGTATTGCAAAGATTCTTAGAGAAAGGGGCATATCATGGTCTCAGTTTAATAAGGATAAAACATTTGATTCCTATCTATCTCCTTATGCTGATATAGAAAAACTTTCAGAAGAAGAAGAAGAAGGATTCATAGAGTATCTAGATTCTGATGAAGTAAATCATGCAATGATAGCTATGTTTCCTTCTGAATTAGAAAAAGGAATGAAAGGAATCAGTTACCCGCCTTGTTATACACACTGTGAAATTCATCCAAGTCTAATGAATGGTGTTCTTGGTGTAAGTATTCCATTTAGCAATCATAACCAGTCGCCAAGAAACTGTTATCAGTGTTTGTGGGAAAATGAAAAGGTATTGATGAGTAATGGTACGAAAAAATTAATTAAAGATATTTGCATTGGCGATGAAGTAATTTGCTTTGATTTACAAAGTAAACAAATGGTACATACAAAAGTTATTCATCATTATAATCGGTTGACTTCCAAGATAGTATGTAACATTACTATTGCAAGCGGACGTATGATTACAGCAACAAATGATCACAAATTTATGACTAATAATGGATGGAAAACGTGTATGCAGTTTGATGATAATACTTTATTAGGAATTTCGATGATAGATAACGTCTATAGTAATAATATAGATAGTATTTATACGATTCTTGAATCAGAAAATGCTGATGTACCTTCTACATTTTATATGGATATGGGATTATTGCCATTGAATAATGATAACAATAAACTTCCTATAATAGCAAAATTAGCAGGCTATTATATGCAAAATAAATTGTATTTCACTGATATCTATAATAGAAAATCATATGAAAATGATGTTGCATACATTGGTTTCAAAGATTATCACATATATGACACAAAGTTCATTCTATACATTGAAAAACTATTACAGGATATATCATGGATAAATAATTGTAGTGATATGGTTAAAATTGAATTTCTGTCTGGTTATTTATCAGCTGTATATCCTAAGCATTTAGAACTATTAGAGACTCAAGATATAAATCTTGATAAGACTATTGTATCATTAATGAAAAAATTTGATATTTCCACAAATTGGTATAAAACTAATAAAAATATATTAGATTTCTATAAAAAAATTAATTTGAAATATAATGCAGAATTATTGGGAGAAGTAGCTGTCATTGGTGAATATGTGATGCATAAAAATTATTGTGAAATGGTAAATATCGATAAAATAAGAACAATCTACAGTCTAAACCAATGGAAATCGCAAGTATATGTACAAGGTGATTTGATATTCGTTCCGTTTAACAATTGTTCAAAATCCAAGAACAACAAAATATCAGATATAACGGTTGAAAGTGACCATCACAGTTTCATTGGTGGTAATGGCTTCGCCGTAAGCAATTGTGCTATGGGAAAACAGGCACTTGGGATTTATACAAGTAATTTCAATAAACGCATTGATACAATGGGAAATATATTGAATTATGCTCAAAAACCCTTGGTGTATACACGACTATCAAAATATACACATAGCAATGAACTTCCTGCTGGAACTAATGCCATTGTAGCTATTATGACACATACTGGTTTTAATCAAGAAGATAGTGTTATTATTAATCAGTCTGCATTAGATCGTGGTTTATTTACTAGCACATATTATAAGTCTGTTAAAGACCAATGTACTAAAAATCATAGTACTGGTGAAGAAGAAATATTTGCCAATCCAATGAAGAATAATTCAGTATCTCCTAAACCATTCTCATATTCTAAATTAAACGATGAAGGATTTGTACCTAAAAATACTTATGTAAATGGTTCTGATATCATTATAGGCAAAGTTATGCCTAAAAAAACAAATGGAACTATTATTAATCAAGATAATAGCTTAGCTTTGAAGCCTAATGATGACGGATATGTTGATATGAACTATATTGGTACGAATAGTGAAGGTTATAAATTCTGCAATGTCAGAATCAGGAAAAATAGAATTCCGCAAATTGGCGATAAATTAGCGAGTAGATCAGCACAAAAGGGATGTATTGGAATGGTATACAGACATCAAGATATGCCATTTACTAAAGATGGTATAGTCCCAGATATTATTATGAATCCTCACGCTATTCCTTCTCGTATGACTATGGCACAATTAATGGAATGTATTATGGGTAAAGCAGGATGTTATATTGGAGCTTGTGGAGATGCTACACCATTTTCAGATTGTTCTGTTGAATCAATTGCTAAAGTTCTGGAATTATCCGGTATGGAAAGATATGGCAATGAGATAATGTATAATGGTAGAACAGGTGAACAAATTAAAACAGAAATATTTATCGGTCCTACATATTATCAGCGACTGAAACATATGGTAACAGATAAAATTCATGCAAGAGGTTCAAATGGTCCCATTGTGATGTTAACTCGCCAGCCAAGTGATGGCAGATCAAGAGGAGGTGGTTTGAGACTGGGTGAAATGGAACGTGATTGTTTGATTGGTCACGGTGTCAGTGAGTTTTTGAAGGAAAAAATGCTTGATACATCAGACAATTATAGGGTATTTATATGTAAAAATTGTGGACTAACGGCTGATGCAAATCCTAACAAAAATATATATAAATGTCAGCACTGCAAAACATCTGCAGATATTGTACAAGTACGCGTACCATATGCATTTAAGTTATTAGGTCAAGAATTGTATACTATGAATATCAAAATGGGATTCAATTGTGCATAAATCTTGGGTAGCCTAAAACAAAAAATTTTATATAAAGATTTATTTCATATATTCAATAAAAACATATTTTTTATAATGATTATTATCCCAATTGGTGTTGATTGTGGGATAACATTTTCACTAAGAGATAATAATATGAGAACTTATTCATGGCCATTTGACTGGGTTGTTACATATAATGGGGTAGCAGATATTTTTAAAAATAAATTTATAGATTATTTACCTAAAGATAGTAGTCAAATATCTTGTAATACTTATTTTCAACATAATACATTCCCAGATGATTTAGAAACTATGCAGAGGCGTATTGAAAGATTTTTAGAATTATTATATAATACAGAAGATGAAGTTATATTCTTCAGAAAAGGTCATGCAATAAGACATCACCAAGAAGCAATAGAATTCAAGGTAAATCTGAAAAATGATTTGAAAGATGCAGAAGATTTACATGACTATATTATAGAAACATATCCAAATCTTAAATTTAGAATTATTTTAGTATTAATATGCGGTGAATGTTTTGATTGTAATAATGTGTATACAACAAATAGAAAAAATATTCATATTTTTAATATAGCTACAAAAGACAGAGACGAAGAACATTTTAAATACAATAGTATATTTTATGACATATTTTTGAAACAATGAACATATCACTTTGATTCTTTTTTTATGGCATCCAATATTTTTTGCATTTCTGTACTATTTTTTTTTAATTCCTTCCATTCTTGTATAGCAGTATTGAACAGCTCTTTGTTTGTTTTATTGTTATTATTCTTCTTTAACTCTTGTAGTTTATATGTCAAGAATAGATTATAATCTGTTATTTTTTTTTCTTGAACTTTTGCAGGCATAATTACCGGTTCATTCACAATTTGTTCTGCTTCTGTATCCTTTGTTATATCATTACAATCTTGTATGATAGGTTCTTCATGCACCATTCGTTGATTATTTGCAATCTGTCTGACCCATACTTTTTTCCCATTTTTAAGTTTTACTGCCCACATCATTTTATCATATCCTTCTAAAATAGTATTCAAGTCATATCCTTCTGCTGACAAACCAAATCTAAGTGGTGATTGTTCTTTACCAGAATATGTTGCTGTAGAAATATTGGAACAAGGTTTACGTGTGCTCATTTTTTCACATATATTTTGACTATATATTCATCTTTATCATTTTTTTATTTGTTATCAAATGATATATAAAAAAATGATAAATGATTATAAAAATATGACATAACATAAATTGCACAATGACTGAATATCATAAATCAAAGAATTTCTATGAACAGATTGATATGATATTTGATAGGTTATTGGAAAAATATGGTTTTGAAAAGGAAATAATACAATATAAACAAGATTTATTAGATATATATGATAATGAAAATAGTTACAAATCAGCCGATATTCTTAAATCACTTGAGATTAAACACTTTTATATAGATGATAATGGTTGCATAAAATCAGTAAAATAAAAAAATGGCATAAGATTAAGAGCTCTAAAATATGTTAGGGAAATTTTTCGATAGTCTCAAAAATGATGGTCCGATTCGTTTCTTGATAAATCTTTTTTGCTTATTAATTGTATACATTTGTTTATATATTCTATATTTTTTTATCAGACTAATTTATTTTGTATATGAAAAAATTATATTGCGAAAAAAGGCTAATATAACAACACCATTTTATATAATATTACACGCTATACTAACATTTATTTTCGATGTGTGTGTTGTATTAGTAGCTATGTTAGGTGAGTTATTTGTCTTATTATGGATTATATGGAAAGTTTTAAGAAGTATATTCGGGCTTTTTGCTTTTATTATTGATAATCTACCTGTATTTAAAGAATGTAGAGAAACTGGTTTATTTGGTTTATTTGACAATTTATCAGATGTGTTATTTGGTTCAGATGCTTTTGCTAAGAGAATGGAAAAGAGTTTTGATGCAATATTAGAATTTTTGAAAACTTTTATGGAATCAACATTTGGTATAGTGTTTGAAGGATATGAATTAGATAAAGAATATCTTAATGCTTCATTAGATTTATTTTTAACAAACCGACTATATGGTTATAATAAAGCAAAATGCGAAGAAAAGAAACGCGAAGTAATTGCCAAACTAAAAAATAAGGTGCCGTTAGTTAGAGTAAATTTCAAAGAAGGTCAGGCCCCTAGAAAACGAAGCGATATTGAGATGATTGAAATAAACAACTGTATACAGAAGAATACAATGGATATACCAAATGATGCAAGTACAGTGAAAAAACTTAGCATTATGTTTGCTAACGAAGTATCTAAGAAAAAATGTGAACTAGGTATAACATCTACTAAATGTACTATATCTGATATTGAAGATAATATTAGGACTATTGCAGATAATGTAAAAGATGCATCAGTCGCAAATTATAATAAAGTCAAAGATGTCCTAATACAAAAACAAGCAGAATATACAACCGAGGTACCAAGAGAAGATATTGATAATGCAATGAAATAAAATATAGCATTTTAATAAGATTACATTATATAATGAATAACGTGAAAAATATTGGTTCAAGTGCAATGATTAAGGCACAAAATGCTATACAATATGTTGGTCCTAGTGTAATGACTACACTTTACAAAACAATATATCCTTTTGCTATCGGCTTTAGTATGTGGGAAATAGGTCTAAATCTACTTTTTGTATGTATAATTATCATATTTAGCATGATTTTATATTGGGATAGTATTAATAGACAAGTTTCAAAAACATCACGTTGTAAAAGACAAATGGATATTTTTAATAGAAATAAGGGCGTATACATAATTAATGCAATGGATAAAACTAAAAAACCTTTATATACAATTAGTTATGATACAAATCAGAAGAATATAAATATAGAATGTGCTTGCAAAACTGGCAATTTTGTTAATCAATTTAATGGTATTAAAATTAAAAATTTACGAACTAATAAAGATATCCAAAAAGACAAGGTATGTTCTTGTGATAAATTTTACAATACTGGTATGATCAATGAAAATATATTATATGATGGGGAGCCCGGTATTGTTCGATATATGACAACTGGCAACTCTGATTTCTTCGATAATGTACTTTTTTCAGAATATTCTGCATATGCTAGTTACAATTGAAATGTTTCACGAAGCAAAGCTTCTAATTCCGCAACCTTATCAGCCTTCTTGATTTTCGGATAATTTATATTAAATTCTATATACATATTTCCATATTTATTTGTGTCTACAATTGGCATACCTTTGCCCTCAATCATATATGATTTACCTGGATATACAATTCCAAACATATTTGTATTTATTTTAATATGTTCTTTAAAATATGGAATAGTAATTTCCTTACCTAATATACTTTCGATATAAGTCAGATCACATTTATAATATAAGTCATTTTGATTACGTCTAAATATAGGATGTTCTGTTACATTAATTTCCAATATCAGATCACCAGCTCTTTGATTTGGTGCACGCGGTTGTTCTCCTAATTCTGGAAATGCTGTCTTTAATCCAGATGCAACTCCTCTTGGTAAACTTAAATGAGCATTCATATCTTGTGAATATTTTCCATTCCCATTACATTCTGTACAAGATTTTTTACCATTGATAGAATGACCTGCACCACTACATTTATCACATCGCCCTTGAAATACTTGTGTTAAAAACCCCATATGTTTTATTTGCTTGACCACGCCTGTACCATTACAATTTACACATGTTGCCATACAATTCATACAATGTTTAGTAACACTTATTGTCATATTCTTATTGACACCTTCAAACGCTTCTTCAAGACTAATATTTAGCTGTTTATGAATTGAAGCACAATTTCTATGATTATTATTATGATTTCCCCTCATTTCATCAAAATCAAAACCAAAATGTTGTGCGAATGGATTATTATGACTTCTGAAAAAATGCTCAAATATATCTGCGTGATTCATAGGACCTCCTTGTGACATCCCTTCTCTTTCAGCATAACCTTCATCACCTACTTGATCATATATACGTTTCTTTTCTTCATCTGATAATACTGCATATGCATTCGAAATTTCTTTAAATTTCTCTTCTGCTTTTGGATTATCTTTATTTTTATCCGGATGAAATTCCATAGCCATTTTTTTATAGGCTCTTTTTATTTCATTCTGATCCGGATTATTATTTCTATTGAGTCCTAGTGCTGAATATAACTTATATGACATTGTTGATAATTGAAATGGTTCAAATATTTAAGTACATTTCATGTTATATTCTTAAGTATCACATTACTAATGTAAAAAATGATTGTTGACTTATTAGGACCTAATAGCTAGGTATGGATGCCATTGAATTTGCTTGTTTTTTTGAGAGATTACAAAAGTCTTATGATGTATCTTTAGAAAGTGAGATTATAGAATATATTTATGATGAATATACAGGTAAATACGAAAATTACACTTTATTAGAATTAATAAATGAATTTTATATTAATAGAATTGAATTATCATGTCGATGGAGTAAAAAGGCTATTATAGACTACATACGGTCTCAAAAAATTAATATACCTAGTAAAGATACATCTATACAATCCAATAAATGGGATTGTTGGTCTATATATAATGGATCAGTCAAGGTAAATAATATATATATTTATGAATTACAATTTGAGATATCTTGTGGTGATATGATACAATTATCTGATGGCAATATCTATTATATTCATATTGAAGCTATTGACGAAGATTTTGTAGATGTTGTATGTGTATACTTAACAGATGTTGAGACTAATAATGAAATATGGATGTACGGTAAAAAATTTATGCAACTATTAGATTATGATGATGTAGCCATTATTCAAAATATTGATAAATGTCATTTTGATAGAAAATATTTTGAAGGAAAGAAATAGTTGTATAGTTTTAGATAAATAAAGTTGGTGTAAATAGAAAAAATAATAAATATGATATATGCATTTTTTTTGTGATGAATAAATAGATAAAATATGTCTAAATCTAGTACAGGTAGTTTAACTAAATCCAGTTTTGATAGTAACGCAAGTGACGCAAGTGACGCAAGTAACGCAAGTGACGTTAGTGACGTTAGTGATAACGAAGATGATAAAAACTCAACAGCTGATTGTATTCGTAATAGAACAAATTTTAGTATAGTAAAACCCTTTCATATGATTGATAAAAAAGAATTTGATCCTGATATGCTAAAACTTTATATCGAAAATGATGCATCTCCTAAGCTAAAATTATTACTAAAAAATATCAAAAAACTTGATGCCAAAGATCTGAAGACGAAAGGAAAGTTATATAAACATATTATTTTTACAGATGTAAATCGCAGTGCATATGGAGTCAAAATAATTGCATCTGGACTTTCAGCATATGGTATGCAAATGGTTATACATCCACAAGGTACAGGGTTTGCTGTATATCCTGATGACAAATTGCTTGAGACTAAAGGTAATAATTTTGCGGTATTAATAAGTAAATCATTTTATGATAGACCGCTAAATGTAAAAATAAGAAAATCAGTGATGGAAAAATATAATTCAAGACCAGACAATATAAATGGAGATTTGATTCGATTTATTATATTGGATCAAGGATTTAAAGAAGGCATTGACTTATATGATGTTAAATATGTGCATTTATTTGAACCTCTTAGTGTTCCAGCAGATGAAAAACAAGCTATTGGTCGTGGTACAAGATTTTGTGGACAAAAAGGTCTTGAATTTCATCCACAATTTGGATGGCCACTATATGTTTTCAAATATGATGTAAGCATTCCAAATACTCAACAATCTCAATATTCAAATGTAAAAACATTATTTGATTTATATTTAAAATACTCAAATATTGATTTAAGGAAAATTATTTTTGCAGCCGAGCTAGAGAATGCAGCAATTGAAGCATCTGTTGATTATGAATTAAATAGAAGTATTCATACATTTTCTATACCTAATCCATCACCTATATTAAGTGCATCTAGTCCAAGAAGTGTTACAAGAACCTTAAGTCAATCAGGAGGTACCCCACAACAAAAATTAAATATAGCAAGAATGCGTCAATTTATTCGCAATAATTATGGTCAATATGCATATCCTGAAATCCGTCTTGAAAACAAATGTACAGGAGGTTCAACTGGTGGAAATGGTAATATTGTATCATTTACACCTACGCAAGATTTTGTACGAAATTATTTTCAACCATCTTCAGCATATAAGGGTATTCTTTTTTATCATTCTGTTGGAACTGGAAAAACATGTTCTGCTATAGCTACTGCCACAACTAGTTTCGATATGCAAGGATATACAATATTATGGGTGACAAGGCATACACTTAAAACAGATATTTGGAAAAACATGTATAATCAAGTATGTAGTCTTGATATTCAAGAAAAAATTAAAAACGGGCTCACATTACCAAAAAAAATAAGTAGTAATCTCAAATATGTATCCAAAAATTGGATGGAACCTATTTCATATAAACAATTCAGCAATATGCTTTTGAAAAAAAATAAAATATATAATGAAATGGTGCGTCGTAATGGTGAAGAAGATCCTCTAAAAAAAACACTGCTAATTATTGATGAAGCACATAAATTATATTCACCTACAGTTGCAAAGAGTGAGCGACCTAATACTGTAATATTAGAGAAGATGATTCAAGATTCTTATACTAAATCTGGTGATGATAGTGTACGAGTATTGTTAATGACAGCTACACCATTTACAGAAGATGGTATGGAAATGATAAAACTTTTAAATATAATACGCGAAGATGATAAATTCAAAGATAATTTTGACGATTTTGCACAACAATACCTTGACACACAAGGTTATTTTACTAATAGTGGATTACGTAGTTTTCAGGATAAAATAAGTGGCTATATTAGTTATCTAAATAGATCACAAGATGCTCGCAATTTTGCACACCCTGTTATAGAAAATATATATGCTATGATGTCAACAGAAAGTTTAAACACTGAAAAACCAAAAAGTAAATATGATGTACAATTACAAGAATTGCGTGTAAATAATAAAGAAAATAGAGCCCAATTGAAAGAATTGACTAAACAAAAGAAGGAAGATTCTAAATTACTAAAACAAGAAGCTTTAGCGAGAATTCAAGAATGTATTGAAAATGTTAATAATGATTTCAGTAATAAAATGCAGAAAATAACGGATGCAAAAAATACTGATGAAGCTAAGTGTAAAGAATTGCCTGTTAAACAAAGAAAAGATTGTAAAGCAAATGTGTCTGCAACATTCAAGAGACAACAACAAAATTTAAAGGAACAGAAAGCTAAAGCCACAAAAGAATGTAAAGATATAAAAAATACTATGCTAGACAATGACAATCTAAATAGTAAAATTAATCATCTAAAACAGACTGTCAGAGAAGAAAAATCAAAGATGCGCGAAATTCGAGAAGTTAAGAAAAAAAGAAATGCAACTGCAAAAGAAATTAGAACAGAAATCAAGGCTGATAAGGCTAGATTAAAGGCAGAATTGCAAAGTTTCAAACAAATTACTAGTGTAGTCAAGGCTAGATCAAAAGAATTGAAAAATAAGATAAGTGACAAAAAAGAGAGAAATATTGAATTAAAAAAATTAAGAAGTTCAGATCTCGCTAAAGAAGGCAAGGAGCATAAGAAAAATATCAAAGATTTACGTGCTTTGATATCAAAAAATTTAAATAAAATTAAAAATATGCAAATAGTAGATGGTAAGAAGAAGCTTACTAAAATATCACAGCAATATGCATTGGCAAAATATTGCAATGTTTAGGCAAGTGGTTTGAAAGACATTACTTCAACATAACAAACAAGTGCAGCACCTGCAGGAATAATTGTTACGCTTGGATCCTTTTCCGAATAAATCGCTACGTAATTATAGGCTAAATAAGCAGGGATAACCAATATCCTGCGACCGCCTCTTTTCATTGTTTTTACGCCTTCATTAAGACCTTTCATGAATTTTTGGTTTTCTCTAGCACCAGCTCTGACAACAGATTGATATGCAGGAATACCTTTATAAGTATTGGACCACTTCTCTCCTGATTCAAAAATATATCCAACCATTTGGATTGTTACAGCATCTCCATCATTTGGAGATTTACCAGTGCCTTGTTTCACATCTTTGTACAACAATCCACTCTTAGTTGTTTCAAAATCTTTAATAAAATCATCTGTAAATGGTCCATTATGTACTGTCCAAGAATGATCTAGTTCTTCTTGTGCATTTGAAGCTTCTTTTCTAAAGATACTATCAAACACTAACAATGCACTTGATGCTGTTCCAATCTTAATTATATCACGACGCGATGTAATACCTTTAATTTTTTGCATAATATCTGTAGCATTTACATTACACATTCTTAATGTAGTGGTTTTCTGTCTCAAAGCAATCTTTGTAGTCAGTGTATTAACAAAAGCAGAAGCTAGATAACTTAGAGAAAGAATTAGAATACTTTTTAGTCTATACATATTTTCAAATTTTATATATTAGTATGCTAAGCTTTATATGAATTTGTCTTAATCTTTTTTCAGACTGCTATAAAGTTCTTCCCAATTATCACCTGTTTTTTCATTACCAGTATAAAAAATACTACCTTTAATTGGTGCATTACGAACTTCTTCCAAATTTTTGGGTTTAGAATTTTTATATACAGAACCAAAAAAACATTCCTCCATAGATTTTCCAGCATTAGTACATAAATTCAAACTTTCTTCAATCGCAAATGGCTGTGCTGTATCTCTATAGTATGCTTCAAATGTTGTCGAAGCAGTTTGTTTATATTTGGGTACATTAATACAAATATTGGCCAGATCATATTTCGATATCATACCCGACTTAGTATAATCTTGATTAATCTCAAGTTCTTTAATTCCTCTACTATCACCATTAAAAATACCATTTATCAAGAATCCTATGCGAATAATTGTATAATCTACTAAAGGTAGATTTGCTAGTTTATAATATTTTTTTATAAGTTTCTCTCCCATTTGTTTTGACCTGCAATTCTCACATTTTATACCACACATTTTATCAATGTCTAGACTTTCATCTTGTATACAAGATCTGCACGATGCAGAGACATATACAAATCTTGATACTTTATTTTTTATACACGCAGTAACAATATTTTTTAAAGCGTGTACATCAATATCTTCATAATTTTGATACTCTTCAGAATCAGTCTGAACATACCTATTGTATTTTTTGGCATTAGCTAAAAATATCACAGTAGATGTACCGTATATGATGTCATTAATTTTAGTATAATCTTTAATATCTATATTATAATGTTTGATACACGATTTTGCATTTGGATTTAAATCGAGTAAGTCTTGTTCTAATATTCTTTTTCTAGATACTGCCCTAACTTGATGATAGTCTTTAGCTAATTGTTTTACACACTCGGTACCAGTTTGTCCACTTGCACCTATTACACAAATAGGCTTTTGTGTATTTTCAGTAGCAAAAGAAAGTACAGGTGTACTAAGAGCAGTATTAATTAATAATTGTCTTCTTGAAAGTTGATAAGAAGGAATATTAAATTGCATATAAAAAGCAGATATATATGACATATAACTTATAATTAATAATTTTCTAAGCATTTTCTATATTTATTGTGATTTATTTTTATATGTATTTTGCATAAAGAATTACATATAAATTATAAAAATAACGCTACCAGCAAGACTCGAACTTGCGACCTAACGGTTAACAGCCGTTCGCTCTAACCAAACTGAGCTATGGTAGCTTATATTTAAGATGTATATAACCCTTATATACTTTTATACTGTATGTAAAAAGGTATAAATAAATCTTGTTTCATTATATTATGGGAAATGCATCTGCGAAACAGCAAGATTTACACAATTTTCAATATCAACAATATATGTCTGATAATGCAACAGATAAATTAGATTTAGCTTCACTTGACCCTTACAAAGTTCTTAATGTACCCAAAAATTTCACTTGGCAACAGCTCAAAGATGCTTATAGGGAAACTGCACTCAAAACACATCCTGATAAAGGTGGAAATAAAACTGTATTTGATTTTGTTACATCTTGTTTTAAAACTCTAGCAGAAGAATATAAAGCAAGAAATGCTAATAAATCACATTATGATTTAAAAAAAGATTCCAATGAATATTTTGATAAATTGATTAACACTGAAATGCCTCATCCTTCTATCAGTATTATGAAAAATGAACCGTTTGAAAAAAGATTCAATAAAGTATTTGATGAATGTAGATATCAAGATGACAATAATACATTTGGATATGGAGATTTTATGGATAAGTCTACTAGCAATCGTGACGATATCAATGTGCAAAATGTATTCAATAAGTCTAAAGTAGACAATTCTACATTTAATGAAGTATTCAATAAAAAGGTACCTGTGTCCAAAGAAATTGTTAAATATAAAGAACCAGAACCTTTAATAATGGCAAAGGCTCTTAAATTTACAGAAATTGGAGCAAAACGCCCAGATGACTATAGTAGTTCTGTTGAAAATAAAGATTTAGCATATACAGATTATATGAAAGCACACAGTGGCATGCGATTAGTTAATCCTGATGCAATAAAAAATCGAAAGGATTTTAGAAGTGTTGAAGAATATGAAAAGTATAGAGATAATAAAACTAAACGTGGTCTCACTGAAAAAGAGAGAAAATATATGGAACAAAAAAAAAGAAAAGAAGAGGAAGAAGAATTTCATCGACTTGAAAGAATTAAGGCACAAAATATAGCAATACATAAAGCATATGAAAAAGCTAATCGTTTAATGTTGCAATAAAAATAAAAAAATGAATGTCAATTAATAAATGAATATTATATAGTTGCATATTATAATGACCGAATTGAAAGTGCAAAGATTAAATTATATTGGTTCAAAATATAAATTATTAGACTGGATTTTTGAGCATATTGAAGATAAAACAGGTTATGAAATGGAAGGTAAATGTATAGCTGACTTATTTGCTGGTACTGGTATTGTATCACATTATTTGAGAAATTTAGGCTGTATAGTTGTAAGCAATGATGCAGAATTATATAGTTACATTATAACAAGTGCATTGTCTCAAAGTACATATTCTCAAAAATTACAGAATATTATAGATGATTTTAATAGTTATGATCGAAGTGAACGAAAGAAAGTTGGTTATATAACAGAACATTATAGTCCATATAATACTAATGAAAGAAAATTCTTTACAACTGATAATGCTATGAAAATAGACTATATTCGATGTGCTATTGAAGAATTGTCTGATTCTTTAAGTAGACAAGAGTACATTTTCTTGTTAGCATCTCTGATAGTAAGTGCTGATAATGTAAGCAATGTTCCAGCAGTATATGGTTGTTATCTTAAAAATTTCAAGGATAAAGCAAAGAAAAAAATGGAAATGATACCTATACATACAAATACTAAGATTGCTGATGAAAAATCCGTTGTATATAATAAAAATATTATAGATTTAACTGAAGAATTATCCAATATAGATATAGTATATCTAGATCCTCCATATAATGAAAGGCAGTATTCAAAAAATTATTTTCCTTTAAATATGATTGCTAAGAACCCAGAGATTCTTAAGAATCAACCTGAATTGAAAGGGGTTACTGGAATTCCAACAGATTGCTTTATTTCTCCATTTTGCAAAAAAAGTAATGTTGAAAATGCTTTCAGAGAACTATTCTTGAAATTACAAGGAAAAACAAAATGGATCTTTATGTCATATAATAATGAAAGTTTATTAACAAAAGATAAATTGATTGAATTAATGAGTGTTTATGGGAAATGTTCTGTAGTTGAACAAGACTATAAACGTTTCAAATCTTTCAAATATAATAAAGATAAACCTATTCAAGAATATTTGTTCTGTCTAGAGATGAACAATTTCGAAATGTGATTTGAAAATTTCTAGTATCTTGTCATATGAAAATCTGATTGCCATATTTGTCCTATTTTTTTTATGTAGCTGAAATTCTGCAATCGGAATTATTTTGTTTTCAAGTACTATTTTACAAGTACTAGAATTATTCCAATCTTTCCAATTACGTGTCCAATTATAGGTATAATTGTTCCAATCAATTGGAGTATGTAATTTAATCAATTTGATAGTATCATTTTGTTGATGATAATATATATTTGAACAATTAAAAGTATATTGTGTCATAAGTTCTAGCATTTTAATCGTATTATTTTGAATATACATTTTCAGATTCTCATCCGTTGTATATTGAATTTGTAAGATATTACAAAGTTTTTCGGGTGTTGCTTGTCCTATGACTTGGGGTGCAACCTTTGCCTGTCCTTTTTTACATGTCTTAGCGCTTAAATGTACTATTGGTTCTTCAATTGAAGTAAAATCATATGGTGAACCTGCTTTAGCTGTATGAGTACATTTAGGAAATAATGTTGATAATTTATGAAGTCTTGGATATAATTTATCCGCGAGATGCATATCATATTTGTACTTACCATTGTATGTAATATTTAAGGCCTTGCAAATAGCCATTTCAAACATCTTTCCAGTATCTTCTGTCTTTAATTTATTATTTTGCAACACAAGACTTTTGGTAAAGCAATGACTGAGCTCTTCAATATCAATTTCCGACATTGTAGTATTGAAAAATGAAGCGCCGTTTATATCATTTTTGTGTGACTTTTGTTTATATCCACGCATTTTCATGAGAATATATATATAAAAATATATATATACAATAATATATATGAATAATTCAGAATTACGCAAAAGTACATTAGATAAATTCTGGTCTATTTACGAAATAGAAGGGACTGTTCAGGCATTATCATGGTTAGAAACACTAAAATATTACGAAGAATATTGTCATGATGATCTAGATTTTATATGTTCTAAATTGAGTCTACTATGATTTTTTTTGTTATAATTGATTTATGTGAATTATCAATTTTGCTAAAATAAAATAATATTTTTATTTAGAAGCAATTCAATGGCTTTGAATGAAGACAGTAAAATTAAACTTATAACTAAGACATCTAATTATTCAACTGTCGCGAAATTTTCATCTACTTTAGATGATGTGCACTTAAATCTTGTTGCAGATAATTGCAATCTTTATTCATATAATGATAATAAAAATGCTGCTATTTTTGGTACAAAATCTCATAATATAGATAATAATATATTATATGAACCTTACATAGCTGTTAAAAATAATGATATTATTGACAAATTAGCAACCTTTAACTCTAGTACAATCCATTTAAATAAAAACACTATTTTTACAGGTACTATTGAACCTTCGAGTAATAGTATATTCGATTTGGGTACAACTGAGAATAAATGGCGAGATTTATATTTATCAGGGAATTCTTTATATTTGGGAGACACTATACTATCAAGTGATCCATTGAATAACGAATTGAAATTAACCAATACTGATAATAATAGTGTAAATTTGAATGCGGCAGGATTGTTATTGTCTGCTAATGGAAGTAATAACGTTTATTTATATCCAACATCAGAAGGCTTACGTATAGATCTTGTAAATGAAGAAGGAACTTCTCAGCCATTAGTAAATTTTGCCGAACAAGCTGGACTAAGTGGTATTGGTAGTAATATATGGTGGGTTGATATTGATAAAGCCTTGAATGGTACTAGTAATCGTTTTATTGTTGATGATATATATGATGACAGTTTAAATATATTGGGAACTTTGACTGTAAGGCAAAATAATGCAATACAATTATTGAATATCTATGATGTAAGCAATCTTATACTCACTGTGACCAAGGATGGTAAAGTAGGTATCAATACGGCAACACCACAAAATGCACTTGATGTAGTAGGAAGAGTGCATGCTAATGACCTAACTATCACTGGAAAGATTACAACTTGTAACTTGGAGGTCATAGGTGATACCACTATTATTGAAACAACTAAGTACACAACCGAGAATATGCTCATTGTTAGTGAAGCAACAGATGGTCCAGCTTTGCAAGTAGTCCAATATGGCTCACAAAATGTCATTGAAGCACAAGATGCTAACAGTAATGTAGCCTTTGTCATAAAGAGTGATGGTAAGATTGGTGTCAACAATACTATTCCCGACAAGTCAGTAGATGTAATCGGAAATGTTGAGATTAAGAACAACTTGTCTGGACCTGCCTTATTAGTTCAACAGACAAACACACAAAAAGAAGTTATGCAAGTCTATGATGTAAGCAATCTTATATTAACTGTGACCAAGGATGGTAAAGTAGGTATCAACACTGCTACTCCCCAAAATGCACTAGATGTAGTTGGAAGAGTGCATGCAAATGACCTGACTATAACAGGTAAGATCACAACTTGTAACTTAGAAGTCATAGGTGATACCACAATTATTGAAACAACCAAGTACACAACTGAGAATATGCTTATTGTCAGTGAAGCAACAGATGGTCCAGCTTTACAAGTAGTCCAATATGGCTCACAAAATGTCATCGAAGCACAAGATGCTAACAGTAATATAGCTTTTGTGATCAAGAGTGATGGTAAGATTGGTGTCAACAACACTATTCCAGACAAGTCAGTAGATGTTATCGGAAATATTGAGATTAAGAACAACTTATCTGGTCCAGCTTTGTTAGTTCAACAGACAAACACACAAAAAGAAGTAATGCAAGTTTATGATGTAAGCAATCTTATATTGACTGTGACCAAGGATGGTAAAGTAGGTATAAATACTGCTACTCCACAGAATGCACTAGATGTAGTTGGAAGAGTGCATGCAAATGACCTGACTATAACAGGTAAGATCACAACTTGTAACTTAGAAGTCATAGGTGATACCACAATCATTGAAACAACCAAGTACACAACTGAGAATATGCTTATTGTCAGTGAAGCAACAGATGGTCCAGCTTTACAAGTAGTCCAATATGGCTCACAAAATGTCATTGAAGCACAAGATGCTAACAGTAATATAGCTTTTGTGATCAAGAGTGATGGTAAGATTGGTGTCAACAATACTATTCCCGACAAGTCAGTAGATGTAATCGGAAATGTTGAGATTAAGAACAACTTGTCTGGACCAGCTTTGTTAGTTCAACAGACGAACGCACAAAAAGAAGTTATGCAAGTCTATGATGTAAGCAATCTTATATTGACTGTGACCAAGGATGGTAAAGTAGGTATCAACACAGCTACTCCACAAAATGCACTTGATGTAGTGGGTAGAGTGCATGC